ATGAAAAAGTTTTTCATAGGCGAGAATGATTTTAGCAAGCATCCACCTAATATTAAGAAGTGGCACGAAATTTCTTATAATAGAGACGCTCAATATAGGATTTTGAATCAAGCTGATCCTAATAAATATGCTAGTGGTGGAATAACGGAAGATAAAAAAGTAAGGTATTATTTAGCTGGGCCTGGAAATGAATATAAGGAATTTACAGATAGAGATGAGTATGAGAAAGCACGTAAAATTTTAAGAGATCAGATTAGATTAAATAGAAAAAAGGTAACAACTTCCCCCATAAATAAGATTTCTATTACCGGTACTACTACAAACGATAGTATTGGAAATCCTTTTGGTGTTGTTGGGACTAATCAATTAGGGGCCGTTTTTGGGATTCCTGTTTATGATAAAAGAAGTGTATCGTTGGGAATGAGTAAGATAGGTAATTTTATAGACAAGATAGCTAGTGTACACTTAGAGAATTATAAGAAAACTGTTGGTCCTGGTCCAATGAATTTAAATATGGGTGATTTTAAACCAGGCAAAAGTTATATGTCTGGTTTGGCTGTAAAAAAACCTTTAACCAAGGAATCTAAATTAATAAGAGATCGGTTGGCGTATGATGAAGCTATTAGAAAAGGGACTTATAAATCTACTTTTTCTCCGGTCGCGGGGAAAGGCACCACATACCATAGAATGCCTGTGTCTGATATAGCTAATACAGAGCTTAAAAAGGCATTAGTAACTTCTAAAAATGTGCCCAATTGGAAATATACTACCAAAAAAGGTGTTTCTGGTAGAGGTATTTCTAATATGGACGTAGATAATCAAGGTGCAAATGATTTAACTATTTCTAAGAATTTTAATAACATAATTAAAAGAGGTTATTTACAACAGTATTACTCTGTTCAGAAAAATGGAGAACAGCAATTTGAAGCTGCTAAGAGAAAGATAGATCGTTTTACAAAATTAACCAACCTACTTCAGAAAGTCAGGAATAGTCGTGATAGGGCTTGGTTGAGCCCAAATAAAAAGATACGGGATGCTTATATAGAGTTGGAAAATGCTCAACGTAGATCAAAATTAGCAGCAATGCCTCAATATTACATAGGCATGGACTTTAGAAAAAAGTCTATTTTATCTAAATATGGGGATAAAAATAATGGTGCTTTTGGTCCTTTGGCAGGTAGAGCTCAAAATTTATTGTTTTCTAAGAGTTTTAAAAAAGCTCAACAGACAGAAAAAGTGATTGGGTCTCCAGCACTAAGTAAGACCCAGATAAATAAACTTATAACGGGTTTGTTTAATCCCACTGCAACTACTAATGTTAGTTCTTTAGGGTTAGGTGAGAATGTAAATGCTTCTGATATGATGCAGGTTTTGAAATCTAACATGACAGCCCAGTTTAAATCAATATTTGCTAAGTTTTTTAAAGCAAAAGAGACAACGGCTTATACTAAGCATGGTGGAGGGCTGATTCCAAAATCAGGGCCGTACTACATGGAAGGCGGTGAAGTAGTTATTCCTAAAAAGATTTCTTCTGAGGATAGCACTAGCTTAACTTCTATTTTGAATAACTCTACTAACAAAGCCTCCCTTAACAGTTCTAAATTGGATTTAACAGAATTATCTAAGGAACTGAAAAAAGCCATGTCTGATGTGGGTAAAGACATTTCTGATAAAATAAAGGATACAGATTTAACTGTTAGTTTAAAAGAAGAAGATAAAGAAATTAAATTAGATGTGAAAGAAGCAGCATCTACGCTGGCAGACAAAACTAAATCTGCTATAGAAGGATCCGAAGTAAAAATTAATGTACCAGAAGACTTGACGGTGAAAGTAGATGCAGACTTAGCTGGAAGCACTATAGCGGAGCATTTGAAGACCGCCGCTGAAAGTGTTAGTTTTCCTAAACTTGAGTTAGCAGATAAGAAAGTAGATTTAAATACAGATAGTTTAAATAACATTACTGTGACAGCAAAATTAGATAAAGACACTGTGAGGGTAGAGAATAATAATCCCTCCGTTGGTGCAGATACGTTCAATAATATTGTCGAGCAAGTAGGGGTGATAGCAGAAAGTTTAGTTAATTTGGCGGATGATCATAAAACTACTAAAGATAAAATAGTGATGCTGAATACTGATTTACAAGATTTGAGTAAAAAAAGTGTAGACTACAATACTGCTCAACAAATAGCTAAAGAGAATGTAGATCAGATGGTAGGTAAAATAACTATTGATTTAAATAATGTGGCTACTTCAGCCGATGCTTCCAGATCTGAATTAGAACAACTAAAAGGTCGGGTGAGTTATATAGATGAAAAATATGAAAGAACTACTAACTTGTTGAAAAATCAAACTCATGCATTAATATAATCTATGGAGGGTTATATGGAGAATTTTTGGAAGGATTTTGGAATAGGGGAATTTAAAGAGGTGCCGGCGGCCACTGAAAGTGTTGCTGAAAGTGTGCTTAAAGCTTTTGATGTGGAATATACCGGACAGGGCGGAGGACCTTTATCTCATGTAGACATTAAACGACTAGATGCTTTAACAGCTATAAGACTGTCGTTATTAGAAGAGCTAGCTTTAACTGGAGAATATAAAGAATTAATTATTAATAATGAGGGCAAAGCTGAGTTTATTAGGGTGGGAGAAGAAGGCAGAGGTGTAACTGATTTATACTACACAATACAATCTCAAGATTATGTTACCAGAAAGAGTGGGGTTTTAGTTACTGGAGGAAAGCCCCTTCCTAAGAGATATATGGGAGAGACATCTGATATCTTAGAGGTTTGTAACGCAGTTAGGTTTTATGATGCAAATTATATGGTTAGTAATTGTATGCGGCCATATTTTAAATCATATCACATTATAACCTATGATGATCCTCATTTATCTAGTAGTTATAAGGATGGAATTGATAATTTATATGAAATTTTAAATCCCTTTGACAGAATAATAGGGTATGCTTATTATATAGATCCTGGAGAAGTTAATGAGGATGTTACTATTTCTTTTAATAAGCAAGCTTCTGTGCCTGTTTTGATTAGCCCGGATGGAAAAATAGGAACTTTGGCCAAAATAAAACAGGTTTCTGGAGAGGATTACAATTGTTATGGAGACATAGAAGAACCTAACCCCATAAGTGGTATTAGTATTGACTTACCTGCAGAATTAAGGTTTACTACTATAAGGGGCGTACCATATGATAAATTCATAAAAGTTGCCAATGTTTTTGTTGTTGCTACGGAATTAGAATATTGTGTAGGCGTTCCTAATAGTATAGAGGCCGCTAAATCTGGAAAAAGTGATCCTACTAATACTGATTTATGGGTGGCTTTAAACAACCCAGTAAAATCGGTGTTTAAATTGGAAGAGGGCATTCATTATGCAGTTGGTTATAAAGAAGGTACCGTTTTTGTACAGTTTGCTGATCGTTCTGATCCAAGATTGAATCCTTTATATGGTGACGATGTCACTGCCTTTGTAAGAAGTGATTGTACATACGGTAAAGACCATACAATTATTAAAGGTAGTATTTTACCCACAGATAATGTTAGAGGGTTGTGGGTGCATCAAGTTTATGCCATTATTGATTTAGATACGCCGTGTATAACTATTCAGGATCCACTTGGCGCGGCTGCGGACATAGGAGACAGATTAAAATATCAAATTACTCCATTAATGATGACACAAAAACCAGCTCCAATAGCTTATAACGGTAAGTTGATAGATTTAACTGATGGATATGCTGACCATGATCCCACTACTACTCAATCTTTCACAGATACAGAAATGGAGCAGGTATTAGAGGATATGAGTGGTGGGGCGGGATTAAGTTTAAGTCTGTCATCGTTGGACGAGGCGGGAACAGAGAGGCTATCTAACGAACTATATAAATTATTTATTTCGGATAAGGGTATTTCTACTATTTATATATGCGGTCCTAATTGTAATCCCGATGTTGGTGCTCGTGGCCCTTCTGGGGGCATTATAAACGAAGTGACTTATTCTTATTCGGATAGTGGATCGTATACTGTGTCTGTAACAGAGGGATCGTTTTTATCTAATGGGCTTCCATCTAATACAACGGGAATAGTTTCTAAGTTAACCGAGGAGGTTCCTGCAAATGGAACAGTCATAGAGGATGAGGGTAATCATGTGATGTTTAAAGTTTTATTGGATGGTGTTGGTGTAAGACAAGCGATAAATACCACTTCTAGTATTATTAGAGTTGGGGATAGGGTATCTGTGAGTATGCACAATAATCCGGTGGAGGGATAGTATTTTATGGCTATTGAACAAGTAAAAGTAAGAGCTAGAATTGAGGGGGCTGGAATTAGTGCAGAAACTCCTTTTATTCAATCATTCAGTGTGCATAAAGCCCGAGGGCAAGCTTCGACTTTTAATTTTTCAGTGAAAGTACCTAAAATAGATTTAGCTTCTATTAAAGGAGTAGTTAGAATCTATGCGGGTTCTGGTGGGAATAGTAATTTGTTGATTACGGGAATTATAACTAAAGCTACTTTGTCACCCTCTTGGGATGACCCCAGATATGTAATAGTAAATGCGTCGGGTACTGATATGTTTAAATTACTTGAAAATAAAAAGTATACTAGAAGACAGATTAGTACAAAAGCCTGTTGGTGTGAAATAACTGGGGTAACACGGCAACATTTAAAGAGTCAAAAGTTTAAATATTTAAGTACTAATAATTTGTTAATGGTTACGGATGGTGATGTTATGACGGACAATGAAGTTATTAAGACCACTAGTATTAATAAACTACCTGAGTCTGTGGGCAGAAATGTACAAAGAGGTAATAAAGACAATAATGTTCCAATTAGAGTATCTATTAAAAGTCAATAGGAGAGGTGAATTAAATGTCAGCATCTGAAAAGTCAATTTTTTTGATTCCAGGAATGCAGTTGATAATATCAATACTAATGGAGAATACCCCTGGAACTAGAGGGATAGGGTTTTTTGCCTGGCCAGAGCAGACAATTATTTTTGGCGGCAAACAATATAATTTAGTCAATGGGTTTGGAGTCGGGGATGAAATAGTAGGGACTTTAACAGATCATAATGAAGGGATGTCTGTTGTTTATACTCATAAAAGACCAGAAAAGAATTTTATTAATTTTTTTTCATTAACTGGAGAAATAGGAGTAGTTAGCATTGTGTCTGTTCCAGTGCATGACCATAGTTCAATCGTTCAAGGTGGTCCTGCTTATGCTACTTATTTTAATGATGATGAAGTAGTTACGGGGGTATAGAAAATGGCAGGGTGTTGTCAACTTGTTGGAAATTTAAATGTGGGTGACCCTGGAATAATTTCTGTTCAGGTTAGAAGTGATACAGAAATGAGTAAGGCCGCAAATTCTATTATTGTAGGGCCTACTATTGGTAGTGTCACTATAAGTGCTTATGCAACTAAAGAACTTCATTTAAATGCTTGTCCTGGTAGGGCCGGAGTGAGTATAAACTGGATACGTAAATATGATTGTGATTCGGATCAAGTTCATTTTCTTTTCGCCGGAGCCGGAAAATCTTATATTTCTGGGGATGTAGAAAATTTAGCTTCTATTCCTAATAGACAAAGTGTAGTTACTTATGGTGTTGTAAACGCGTCCGCAGCATCAGGTCCTACTGCACTATATGAAAAAAGCACTCAAACTGATGGCTATGGTTTAGTTTATGCAGGGGCTCCGTTTTCATTTAGTACAAATGATGAAGGTGCGGTAATAATTCCTTTTAAAGGAATAAATGTTGGAAATTTGTATTTGCAAAATTTTTCGTTACAATGCACTCCTGGGCAGGTACCTACTGCTACTTATAGTTTGTTGTTTGTTTATTCTAATTCATAGGAGGTAATTATGGCAGGTTCAGTTTATGTGGGTAAAGAGTACAGACTTCGGGCTGGTGCCCCCATGCCCATAGGTTTGGGAAAATTTGTTTTGCATACATTTGGCGCAGAAATTTCAGATGTAGACTTTTATCCAGCTACAGACACTATTGTAGGTAGTTCTGAATTTAGAGGCCAGGGTGGAAGTTTTATGTCTGCTAATTATTCCCGTTTGTCGGATAGATCTGGTAATTTGTTTCAGGGGAAAATTGTTCACGAACCCATTTTTGTCGATGAGGATAGTATCTAATGGCAGAATTTATAGATTGTACATCTTTAAATATATCATTTAATGTGATGGGTGTAGCTACAGTAAGTTACACAATTGTCGCTGATTCTCCTGGAATAAAAGCTTATGATCATATATCGGCCGGAGGCCAGAATTTTAGTGGTTATGTGACAAGTATTTCGACTAATCAAATTCCAGGAACTTCGAATTGGTTTGAGAATCATGTGACATTAATAGCAACTACTACTTAAGGGAGGTATTACTGATGGCATGCGGAGGATGCAGAGCAAGGCATTCTGCTAGGAATGCTAAACCATACAGCGTTACAGGAGGCAATAAGTATTTGACAGATAGGCAAATAAAAGCAAGGCTAGAGAGATATAAAAGGATTTATTGTAAAGAATGCGAGAATAGGTATGAATGTGATTTTGCGAGGTATAAAACTTGTGATAAAAGACCACAATAAAGTAACCTTATTATAGATAGAATAGGAGGAATTACAATGGGAGTAGTAATAGGATTTGGAACTATTGCAAATTTAAATGGGTATTGTGCAGCTAATGTTAGTTGGGGGGCTAATCCTAACACCCAAAGATTGTATTGTTTAGATGGCAGCTTTAGTCCTTTTTTGGAGATTGATCGTCCTACAGTTAATGTTAGTATGACAATTTATGGAACCGGCCCTCATATTGATGTTACACCGTCTAATAGTTGTACTACCCAAGATCAAGTAGCTGAAGCAGATGTGAATATCAGCCCTACTGGATGCGGGGATCAGGCAGCATTTCCTCCAATTAATTATAGAATGGTTATAAACAGTTACAGTGTATCTAAGGAAGACGCGAGAATGCCACCCCAATCTAGTTTTGGGATGATACGTTGGACCGGTGTGGAGCCTGATGTAGTTATTAGAGGTATTTCTGAAGGCTCAGGTACGGTTCATTCTGGTATTCAGTTTGAAGGGACTACTACCACATCTACACAAGGTAGTGTTTCGGCGGGCGGCGTTGGGCGAGCAGATGTAATAACTTTAGGTGCTGTAAGAGCATATGGAGGGGTAACTATTGCCGCCGGTCAAACAGCTAGGGGAGACGTTTCTACTCCTCATACACCAATGTGGATTTAAGGAATGGGTATATTATGGATGACAAAGGTTTTGAAAAGAATATAGGCTTTTTGTTGGGCGAGAAATACAGATTAGAGGTTCGCTGGAAAAAAGCGGTGTATGAGCAAGAAGGGTACTGCAAGTTAGAAGGAGCTTGTTTTTCAGGTCCTGTTTTACAGTTTGCTGAAAAAATAGAACCTAACAACAGTATGTTATTGGATTTTTATAAGCAGTATTATATTTTTGCTGAGAATATCTACATAGCAACTTTGTCTTGGGGCGAAGTTACTTATCAAGATGATTTAATAGTGAGTTTAAAGGATGCAATTATTAGTCATGATACCGAGTTGAACAGAGTACCTAAACTTAAGGATGATGATTATTTAGTGATTGATACAAAAGGGCATGATGTGGAAACGCATGTTTTTTATCCGACTTATGTAACTATAGTCGTTAATAAAGAAGGCAGAGCGTATAATTTCTGGAAGTACCACGGAAATTATAGGAAAGTAGGAATGGGTAATGGGTAAAGGTGGTAGATACACACACTGCAAAGAAGATCCTTGCGGAATGACCTGGGAGGAGTTTTATGGAACTTCTGCAACAGGCAACTTGCCACAATATAAAAAGTCCAAACATAAAGGCAACAAATGGATGCCATGCCCCTATTCTACACAAGCTGTTTTAGATTTTACAAATTGGCCTGTTTATTATGGAACTACTATTCAGGAATATGAAGCCACATTTGGTCCAGTAGATAGGTATGATAGAATAAGAACTATGTTAGGTTTAGGTCCAAACGACACGTTGCCCAGTTTAGTTGACCACAGTGTTACAGTGCCAGTGGGCAGTGGTACTATTAATAAAGAAGTGTTTATGAGACCAACTAGAAGAGGTGTTTGGGGTTATGAATGTACTTATTCTGGGTGTCCTTATTATTTGGCTCATGGCACACATTATTTTTACGCATAGAAATTTATTAGGAGGAGCAAAATTATGGCATTAAATATTAATACCCAGGATTTGGAGCATTATCCTGGTAATACACAAAGGGTTACTGTGGATTTAAGTAGTTTGGTGCCCGTCGGATTCGAAGGAGACGAGCAGTTTTTAATGGTGGCTTCAACTACAGCATATAGTGATAACGTAAACAGAACCGCCATTCAGGACTTACAAATAATGGATTTTAAGGCTGGTTGGTGTAAAAGCTCTGGTTTCGGAGGAGTAGGTGGGAAGTTTGCCTTAGATTCAAGTCATTATAAAATGAAAGTAAAAATAGATGCTACTATCAGCGGATCAGATGGTTCCGGATGGTATACCATTGATTTAGCCTATAATAATGATGGAACCAAAATTTCTGGAGAAGCTATCGCAGACGATATGGAAACAAAAATTCGCGCGATAGGAGATAATTTAAATGTAGGAGATGCTGGATTTAAATTATCATATGTTAATACATCCGTCTATTTTAAAGAGGGTCGTTTTTGGATTGTTTCTGGAAGTGTAGGTAAATATTACACTGGTCCATATAGAAGCTCTGTTAAAGTATCTCCTGCAGATACTATGGATGCAACGGCAGTGTTAGGGTTTGATACTCCGATAGATAGTGAATCTTTGGCTAATATAACTGTAAATGAAACAAAGTTAACAGCTAATTACACCACTGATACAAGTACGTTATCAATAGTTGGTGGATCTGGGGTAGGTGAAGGCGATTGTTTAATGATTACTGATGGAGTTAATACGGATTATTTTACCGCTTTGGCTGGTACAAATGATTTACAAATTATTGTTCCTACAAATGCTGCTAATAATTATGTAGGAATTAAACACAGCTATACTGTGTCGGGCACCCGTATTCAAATTTTGAGAGAGCAAGATCCTAATAATGGACCAAGTATGTGGTATACTAATATTGATCAATTGGCTAGATTAGGTATAAAAACAATGGTTAATCAAATAGATTATAGTACTACATAAGAGTAAAAAATAATTATGGCAAATTTTTTAATAAAAAATTCATTAAATCCCCATAAAGTAATCAAGTGTGGAGTTACATTAACTCAATATGTGGATTATAATAGGCATGATGGAGAGCCGATTTGGTTATTATCAGTAGGGACTGATGCGTTAGATAAAAATGGTAATAAAATAAAGAATGTTTTTGCTAATTTAATTACTTTAGATTCAGTTGATAAAGAAATAGAGAAATTAGCTGCTCAAATATCCAAACAAATTGATTGGGAACCGTATGAGGAGGATATTTCTCCTCCTTATGTAGATAGTGTGTATCCTACAGAATACATTGCAAAGATAAATGATCCGGTTGAGTTTGTGATCAAGGATGATATACCGTCTACTGGTATCGATTTAACTACTTTAAAAGTAACGGCAAATGGGTTTGATATAACTAATGATTTAGAAATTACAGGTAATCCGTATGAATATCATATAAAATGGAGACCACCGCTTATTATTTACGATACATATGAATAAGGAATTAAAAAAGGATTATGATTAAAGTAAAAGAGTTTTGGAATGTTGTATGTGATGTTTTAGATTATAGGTTTTTTTCCGGGGTGGCGTGTGCTGGGTTTGATTCTGTGTATAGGAAAATGAATCCTAAAAAAATGCACTATATACCGGCTATAGATGGAAGTATTGCAATTAATTTAGCTTTAGGTGCTGCTTTGAATAATATTAAATCTGGAGTTTTCTTGGACTCGTCTTTTTTTAATGTTATTCCTGTAGACACCATTAAATTTATAAAAGAGTGTTCATGTCCATTTATGGTGTTTGTGTATTCTTCAGACAAAAACGAAATTAATTCTCGCGGGCTTTTAAAAATAGATATTAATTTATTTGAACTTAAAAGTGAATTAATCAAGTTTGATAAAAAAATTGTTAGACGTAAGATTCCAGGCATAGTAAATATTAAAAAGGATATATAGTATGGTAACTAGATATAAGGCAGTAAAAGAATTTACAAAAAAATTGTCGCCAGACGATGTAGTGATTTTTTTCGGTGACAGGCTTTGTGAAGAGGCTTATGTCAATGATCGGAGTGGAAACTTTTATTATAAGGCGCCTTCTTGTGATTTGGCTGCTTTGGCATTGGGAATTGCAATGACTTCAATTAAACGTGTTTTTGTTGTAACTACGGATAATGTTTTTCTTAGATTTATTAGTACTGCTTTTCAGATGGCTGTAAGTCAGTGTAAAAATATATATTATGTTTTATTAGTAAGTGGGAGTTATATTAGTGCAGGAGGGCATCCTAATGTTTTTTATAGCTCTTCCCATCCACAAGGTCTCTTATTTAGAATGGGTTTTACATCGTTTATTTTTGATAGCTATTTTAAATCTTCTGAGAAATTAGAAGAAATGTCTAATATTATTAGTACTATGGTAGGTCCTGCGTCTATTATTATAAACGTATTGCCTAGAAAAAGTACTTATAAGAAAATAGACAAGCCTAATTCTTTTTTCATTAATAGATTAAAGAAATTTTTGTTGGACGACAAAACAGCTATGTTTAATCCACCCCCTTTGGATACTTTTAATTTGGATACTGTAAAGGAGAAAGAAATAAATGCCATATGAAAATATAAAATTTAGGAAACAAAATTTAGTGATGGCAGATGGTTATTTCTATAATATAGATGATAATTTAGATGCATTAGTAATGAAAACAGATGATGGTACTTATGCGTTTACCTATCCTTTGGATACCGCCATTACATCACAGGTTTTAAGTTTAGAACATGATGGGTATAATTTTTGGTCTTTAGAGCAATTAAGCAATGGGGTTGTGATTAGGCGGTGGTATATTAATAACTATGTTTGTAAATTAAGAAATACTTTCTCTTTTATTAATAGTGGTACAGATACATTTTCTTCAGAGGCGATGACGATTGAACATTATCATTTGACTTTTACTGCTAATGAGTCTGCAGGTAGTGCTAGTTTAAGTATAAGCGATGGTTCCAAGATGCAGAGTGGTTACACGGTTGTTTTGGGTCCAAATAGATTTGGCCAGCTTCAAGAAGCCACTGTAAATTCTGCTGGAGCTGATTTTGTAAATATTAATGGTACAACTCTTTATGATTTTGAAAGTGGCGATCCTGTTAGTTTTTATAAAAATATCTGGTTATTTAATAATTACTATGGAAATGATCCATCAACAGGTGCTTTGTATAAAATAAATGCCTATACAGGAGCAATAATTAGTAAGACACAAGATTCTTCTTATAAAGATATAGGTGCGGCTACATTTTACACTACTCCAAGTAGTGTTTTTGGCAGTGTGGCACATTCTATAGCTTATGTTAAAGGAACAAATACTGTGTTTTTGGATCCAGAAGATTTAAATCATAGTCATGGGGCTATGACTATGGACAATGTGGAAAGTGATCTGGCCACGGTAATTCCAATTTTTGATATTAGTATGTTTGGCACCAATGTTTATAGACTTCAACTTAAGGCTACTTATTATGGGCAGACTTCCGATTTTGCATATGGTCCTTATAATTATCAACTATCAACATTAAATAAGTTTATTACTAGTATAAGTCTTAGATCTGAGCCGGCAATTTTACCCGCAAATGGAACTAATACAGCAGATATTACCGCTATAGTTAAAGATCAATTTAATTTGCCAATTGTAGGAAAATTAGTATATTTTACTGCAGATGACCCAGATGGTGCAATTTTATCTTCACCAGTTAATACGGATGCTTTAGGCATAGCGCATACTGTATATAGAGCTGGGATTAGTGCTAGAGAAGTTAGAGTAACAGCCACAGCTCAACAATAATAGGGAGGATATAAGTGCCATTTGAAAATTTACAAATAAGAACTCCTAATTTTTGTTTGAGTCCAATTGATGGTAGTTTTTGTAATGTAAATAATGAAAACCCTACTACGGTATTGGATGTTAAGAATAAAGGCGGCGCCTTGGTTTCTTCTTTTACTTTTTCTTTTAATATTGTAGGGGAATTAAAAGCATTGGAATATTTAGGACCGATTAGATCATATAAGTTTATAAGTGGTCTTGAGTTTGTTACACTAGAATGGGTTACAAATGCGAAAGCATTAATAAAAAAGTGGGAAGTGGATTTAGATCATCAGCAATTAAACTTAAAAAAGACGTTTTTATTACAAGATACTGGTTTGTACCATTTTGATGTGAATAGTATGGCGCCGGAAATTATTCGCCGGCGGTTTAAGAAAGACCAAGAAGCTGGAAGTAATCACATTTTTATAGACGATATTACAGGGTTAACTGTAAATCAAAAATTATTTTTAGGGCCTAGTTTTGACCCTGATAATTTAGGAGAAATAGAGGTAGTATATATTCAAGCAATTGACTCTTTCGATAATAAACTGACTTTAACGAGTAATATTAGTTACGATTATATAAAGACAGACTCTATAAGTTTTTATAAATGTTTTTATGTGATTAGTAATGGTGGTATAGGTGCTAGTACAGATAAGGGTACGTTATTTAAACTTGATTCTGACACGGGCTCTATAATTGAAGTAACAAATGATGGTGTTTATAAAAGAATTAATGTTAGCAGGTGGTGTGAAGAATATAATACACTTGCTTCATTGTGTAATTTAAACATTTTGTATATTGATCCTCAGCAGGGTTATAAAGTGGTTCGTTCCCAAATAGTTGATAATTATCAATCTGATAAAAGTACACCATATGATATTTATGACTTTTGTTTTGATGGTACAGATATTTTTAAATTATCTCAAATTGCTACTTTTAGAACAGCGGACGGAAACTTGCAACAAGTAAACTGGACACCCTATTATAATTTTAAACAAGATACATTAGCCCCTTATACCCATAATGTTACTAATTACTCAGATGATAATTTTACAATAGGATCCTATGATACTACTACTTTGAGACTTACAGTTAGAGACCAATATAACGTATCTTTAAGAGATGTCCCTGTTAGTGTAGCTATAGTTACTGGAGATCAGGGAGCTTTGTTAGATCCTTTGAGTGGAGAAGTTACTACAGATATAAATGGGCAGGCTTCGGTGATTTATAGGGCTGGTGCTCTTTATACAGGAATGACTCAACTTAGTTATAAAGCTACTGGTGGTTCTAGTTTTACTGGAAGTGAGTTTGTTTGGGATAGAGGTTATGTAAGAAGTTATTCAAACTTTCCAGAAATTAGTAACTCGTTGTTTGTACGGTTGTTTCAAGATAAAGAATTTAAAAGTATTAATAGGACTGCTTTGCAACAAATTTCAGATATGTATAAAATTCCTGAAAACCCTAATAGTACTCATTTAGTGCCACCAGAAATTAGCATTCTATGTCATAATTATTTTACAACGCCTGGAGGAAATTGGGTTTATTCTTCTTCTCCCGAAACTATATCAAACTGGCTACCAGAGCTTATAAACTATGGGCCTAATGATAGTTTAGGCCCGCCGGATGGTAAGTTTTCTGTTTGGAATCATGGGATTCTTGATTTTAACTCCAGTCTTTCAGATAGAATAACTCTTGTAGAGGATTTAGTGTCATCTACTAGTATTTGGGAATTAAATTATTTTTTAGTATATCAGGAGATGTCTAAAGATGATCCTGATTATGTAGAACATGGTAAAACCCATAAAATGTTACCGCCTTTTAATAGGATAGAGCAACAACATGAAGGCAATTCTATGACATTTAGTCAATTAAAGTTGAGCTTACATACAAATTGGGTGGATGGTCATCCTTATGATGAGTTGTTTACAAATGTTAGGTTGGATCAGTTTGTTTTTGTGGAAGATGCTATTCCTAAGTTTTGGAGCGAGAAAAATCCAGTTGATACTAATATATGGATTAGATTACGTCCGTTTGCACATAATTTAAATGCTGATACTGTGGTTATGAAAGTGAGGGAACTATCATATATTGGAGATACGGGATATCAAGATGTAAGTAATGTTATTTCCAAAACATACTATGATGCTGGAAGTGGTCTTTTAGGGGTCGAAATTTTATATGACCCACCAGTGGATTTTCATAATAGAGCTTTTGTTTATGTTTATATTGAGCTTTATGATACTGCTCCTTATCCCAATAGAATTTATGTTAATTATTGGTTTGAGATAATTCCTGATTTTAAAGGGCCATTTATAGAAAATCTATTGCCAGCTGCTGGTGAGACAAATGTTTCTCCTGACACTTTTATTAGTTTTGATTTGAAAGATACTGGAACGGGAATTAATATTAATACCTTAGATATAACTGTTAATTCAATTTTAGTAAGCCCCCAGCAGATTACTAAAGTAAATAGAAATTTTTATAAGGTAAAATATTCTCCACCCACACCCTTTTTATATGGTGAAGAAGTGATTATAAAGGTTAGCTGCGCGGATAATGCAGAGCAGGCAAATGTATTACATACGAGTTATCCTTTTTATATTGATGATGGATTTTCAGTAGATTTTGTTGTCGAAAATCCCAAAAAATGTTCTTGGGGAGTTCCTAGATTTAATGACGTCGAAGTGTTAGTTTTAGGGGAGGGCGGTGGAGTTAATAAAAACTCTTTAAGATTGCAGATCTATGAAAAAGACGTCACCAAAGATCCACGTACATCTATACTACCAGTATTGTACAGGTTAAAATAAGGAGAAGTTTTTATGGAACCAAAATTACATTTTATTTATAATCATGGAACAAATGACACAGCTTATCCTGGTATTGTTGGTCCACAAGGTGATTGGAAAACTATGAGTACTGTGTCTGGGACAAACATTATAACAGACAAAATGATTTTTACTGGTGGTGGTATTTTGGGGACATTACCTACACCTACCTGTGCCTCTGGTACTAGAGACGCCACTATAAAACCAGATCTAAATTCATATGTGATTCCTCAAACATATATAGAGACCAGTACGTTGATGTATAATGTTCCTTTGGCTGGTTTTGGCGGCGGGAATTATTCTCCTTTTAGATATGTGTTTGGGGTTTATGTTGAGGGACGAGTAGAGTCTGATATTTATTTAGAAGCTTGGGATGATTCGACATTTACAACTACTAATAGTGAAGTATTGGTGGGTACTTCAAATAGCAATTGGAAAAGCCTAATAAACGCTATTAGAACTACACAAAATACTCCGCCCTGGCATCCTGAATGGTCTGGAGATGACTCTGAGGCTACTTATTTAAGAGGAACACAGTATAGACTTGGTTTAAAAAATGCGTCATATATTGAGGACGAGGCTGTATATTACAATATTTATATTAGATTAGAAACGGATTGTTCTATATTTCATAATACTCCTATTTTGGGGTTTAGATATTTATATACATAATGAGGAGACAACGATGGACTTAAATCTGCCTAATTTTAAACATGTTACAAAAGAAGATGGTAGGATTTATGGAACTTATAATAAAGTTATAAGTGTTAATCCATATAAATGTCATTTTATTGCTACGTATCCTAATAGATCAGTAATAACTGGAAATAACTTATTTGTAACAGGATGGGATGATATCCCACAGGGCTTGAGCAGACTAGAGTATATCTTAAGTACTGGTCAATTAATAGAAATTCCACGATATAAGGCCTATAAACCTCTTATAGAATGTAGTGTTGGGATGGATGGGAGTAGGATCTTCCATTCAATAAGAGTACAATGTTTAGATACTAATAGCATTGTAATAGACAAGATTATTTTAATACAAGATTTGTTTTCTAAATACAAAATTGGGGATAGGGTGTGGAGTAGAGAACCGATACCTGATAATATAGAAAAAGATAAGTCTTGGAAATATACTAGTTAGGAGGAAGTCTAATGGCTGTAACTATTACTACAAAATTTTATGAAAGCCATAATTTGCAGTGGCATGATTTAGCAAAGGTTGTTTATACAAGTCCTAATATGGCTACTCCAAATACTGCTGGTACAAGATCCCATATTTTGCCTGGGCAGGGAGATTTAGGGATGTGGTATGAAGATACCACAAATATGTATAGAATAGCTATGAAACAGGAATCTACGAGTACTGATTATTATAATTACATTTCTATCTCCGAGGAATATGATTTGGATACTCAACCGCAATATATAACTATTACGGGAACTACTGCTAATTATGAGGTCTATTATGATTATATAAAAGAGGGAGTTGGTTGTTCAGCCGTGGGATATACAGAAATCACTAAGGACCCTCATATAGAAAACACACTTGTAAAAGTTGAGTATACTTCTGGAAATTTAGATTATTTATATACAGATGATGTATATACTAATAATGGTGGAAGCAGTGAAAATAAAACCATAGCAGATTACACATTCACCCTTGCTCCTAGTGATGAGATTACAGAACATTGTTGGGCAGTTCAAGTGATTGGTAGTGATAAAGAATGTTTTATTGAGTTTACGTTTGACAGACCGTATAAAATAACTAAGATAACATTTGGCAGCTTTTATTATCATAATGTTAGTGCTGATACTTATCATAGATGGTCTATAGGAAATTATAAAATAGAAGGAAAATTAAATTCTGAGGATTCTTGGACGACATTAATGACTGTAGCTAATTCTACCGACATAGACAGTTATTTATATTTAAGTAGTAATGATAATTACTTTAAATATTATAGAATATTGATAGATAATAATGATAGTTTAAGTACTGGGGTTTTTGATAGAAGTAGGTATGCTATAAGAAATTTGAAGTTTTACAAATTTGCTTATAATGACATTAGTACACGAGTGAAGCCATTGTATGCTTTTGCTGATGATGGTTCAGCAAAGATAGTTTTTGTAGATGATATTACAGACCTGGGAAACGGCACTTACAAAATGGAAGTGGATCATGTTACTGGTTCTGGTATTATTTCTGATGGCTCGGAATTAAAGTCTTGGGGCACTTTAACTGGTAAAATTGATTATAGTACAGAAGACTCCGTTGTGTTTACGGTTACAGCTGGAGAGGCTTATAATTGTAGACTTACAGCTTGGGATGATGTTACTCATAGTACTACACTAAATAACCTCATTGCGAATGACAGGGTTCGTGTCTCATCATTGGCTTTTTGTGCTACGAATGATGTTAATGACCCGCAAGAAAGTTACAGCCCATTAAATTATGTTTTTGCTCCAATACACAATAGAATTTTTAAAGGGAACACTGTTTATAACGGGACAAAGTATTACTATGGTGATTTTGATTTAGTATACCGTCCACAATCAAATGTAATAGGAGACTTTCTAATATTTAAACCACATTTAGTTATAGATACTTCCGTGCCATATGGAGTTCATGATTTTGTGATTGTATTGCATTACAGTTACACATAAAGGTTTATACTATGGCCACTTCTGACATTTATATAGACTCCTCATTCTTATCACCACATGTTGGGGAAGGGAATGAGGTTGTTATAGAAACTGATTTTGAACGCGCAGATAATGTTGGTGGACGAGATTTGATAGTTTCGTTGGCATATCTGGTTCCTCAGGAAGTTGAACAAAATATAACCACTCTTTATTCCACAGCTCCAACCGTGAGCGGTGTGCCTTTGATGTATGTTGTAGAGTATTTTAGGGAACAATCTTTATTAGATTCAAGTACAGCGGTAGGCTTGGAATATACAACTTCTTCAGCAAGTTTGTCTGGAACGACGTCCGCCATAATAGAGTATTTTAATAAACATGATTACTCGTTAGGTGATCAGATAATTTATATAACATTTACTAGTGATTCCTTATTAGAGACTACTTCGTCTGTTTCTGTAGGATTAAAAAGTATACTGGCCTCCAGTGGTACAGAAAATGTAAACATGAAGTATTTAAATTTTACTGGGGCATATGATTTTATTCATGGCGGAGTTCCTATTCCTAGTTATAGTGGAATACGATATATATATAATGACTACGAAACAGAAGCAAATACTAATAGTGGTATATTGAGCAACTACATTGATGTGGTATTTTCAGGATGGGTTCCAGGGTATTTAACTGCTGATATTTATTCTGTTTTAGAAAATATACAACAAGGTAATAACCTTAATTTTTACTTTGAAAGTACTTGTATTTCTGGAGGATTAACTGGAATACGGGGGGATTTGTTTTCCACTAAATTATCTTTAAAGAACTATTTTTGTGATGTGTTAGCTACATCATTAAGTATTTCAAGTATAGATACCGATGTAATTTCTATATTAGGACACGTTCCTAAATTAGACTTTGATGTTTGGTCCAGCGTTCATAAAGAAGCTGGTTTGGGTATAGATGTTGGTCTGTTTTCAATGTATTTTGATAATTTTAATGTTGGTGTGGGAGAATTTATCCCTGCTTCAGGCACTTTATGTATTGATGTTCATGATGCTTTATACCCTGTCGTTACATCTGGGACTTATTTTTTAGTTGATGATATTCCTGTTGCTTGTACTTACACAGCTTTAAGTGATGGATATAGGATGTGTTATAATTCTCCTGATAATTTTGGATCAGTTTCAGGCCCCACTAAAATTACCGCCCGCGGGCAAAATAGTAACGGGGATGTATTAACTAGAGATTTTTATGTAACCTTTGGATATGTAGTAGGGTATGATAATTCAAAAGTTGGTGGAATTGATTATGGATTTGAAAATAAAATAGGAGTTAGAGTAGAAGCTTCTAATTTATTGGAATGTCCGATTGATACCGCGTTTGGATTTTGGTTTGTTAGTAAAAATCATGTATTAAGTGATTTGTCTGCTAGTATAACTGCTTTACGTAGCGGATCAAAAGGCAATTCAGATTTGTCTACGTCTATTTATCCAAATAGCACTGCGTATTTTTATGATAAGATATTTAAAATGGAAGTAACTGTAAAAGACTTTAATGGGAATGAGATGCCACCATTCATTCTTAAATTTAAAGTTGAAAATTTAGATAAAAAAGATACCGTATAAGGTATTAAAGGAGGTAATGTTTTATGACAGCTATAACTAGGTGGGTAGAATATGATGTAACTGCTTCAGGAGTAGCATCTACGGGAGGAAGTGATGGTTTGGGGACTAGAGGCTATGCTTTGGCTACGGCTAGTGTTGGTGACACTTTTGGTATAGCTTATAGTAATAATAGACTACACTTTACTTTAGATGGTGTTACCACAGAATATGTAACAATAGTTAGTGGCACTGATTTGGACCCGCGTTTTATTGCCAAAGATATAAGTGAAAAAATACATAATTTAAATGAGGCTTCTACTAAACATCAACATGCAAAATGTGTGTGGGAAAACAATGCATTCAAATTATATTCTGGAACTTTAGGATCTTCGTCCAGTGCTTCTGTGGTAAGTGGAACAAATACTGCCCATTTAACACTTGGTTTTGGTACTAAGACAGAGGTCGGTGGCTTGGCTTCAAATAATAGTTATAATGGAGGAATTACGATTTCGGGTACTTATGATGGGTTTTTTGATGAAGTTTACAAAATAGTAATTGATACTGAAATTCCCGTTCAAACTCCTACTAAAGGCGGTTCTAATTCTTACAGCGGCTCCATAACTGCTGGTGGTGCCTATAACTATAATACGGCTATAACCTATACTCTATCCATTGATACTTCAAATGGTACAACTATGGGTGCGGGCACAGGGAATGTACCTACTCTGTCTTGGGTGTCTACGGGTAATGTAGATAATGGCGGTCCGGTTGAATTGTTGTATCCCAACTATTGGTATAAGCTCGGCACCAAAGGATTAATGGTTAAATTTACTGATGCTGTATTTAATACTTGTGATCCAGCGTGGACAATTGTTTGTAATGCTGTCCAATATGCAGAAGGCAGTAATACTTCAGCTCCTGCAGGCACAGCTAAGTATTTTTGGGGTAGTGATAGAGGAGATAATGCTACTAGTACTTACACCACGTCTTCAAATTCATTTACTCAACTTGGAACCCGTGGCTTATATATAAAATTTACTGGGACTAGTAATTTTAATGCGGGCGATGAATTTAGAATTCTGTGCAGGGCACCGCAACCAAAATCGTACGACATAACCAATTTGAATTATGGAAATGTGACCGTGTCTACTGAATCTCCTGTTAAAAATGTTATGTTTGAAATTTTGTCTGGGGCTATAGAAATTAGTACTGTAAAGTTTGGACTTCAAAACCATGGAAGTTTTGTACATCATACTCAAGGTAACAATGATACTAAATTTAGATTTGGTACGGTTGGTCCTGGAAATAATGCAGGCACATCACCAATTTCTGGTAAAGAGTGGAGATCCAATGTAATACCCAATGATATTTCGAGTGATACTCCTCCTTCATATTTATACGCTACACGTGAGAATTTGCATGTGGTGGCTGATGCAGACACGAGTGAAAGTATTGGTGGAAGCACTTATTATGGGATGACAGCAGATCCAATTTGGTTGTGTATACATCTTGGAGCTAGTGAAGTAGGTGCGAATAGTACGATTAATTATCGTATATTCTTTGATTATAGTTAATTTTTAGCAAAGTTCCATGGATACCTTTAAGTTGAGGTAGTAAAATTATATTGTCACATAAAGATTTTTATAAAAAGGCAAGGTTATCTATATGTGCTTTTAAACCGCAACTGTATAGGTGTTTCTTGCCTATTTTATTTATATGGAAGGAGGTTGTACGATAATGGTTAGAGGATGGGAAGTTGAATATTATGATGGAACTGTTGTGAATGAGGAACAGATTCCATGGAGTAAAGTTATTAAAAGAAATATTAAAAGATTAACTTTGAGATACGATGGTAGAGAGTGGAACTTACATAATAAACTTGCTTATACTCAGCGAAAAAAAGGCTCTGTGATTCCTTCAATTCCTGGGAGTTTTAGAATAGAATCTCGATCTATTGGTTACTATGAAAAAGATTGTAAAGTGTGGTACACAGTTAATGAAGACACAGGCCAAATGAAAATGACTGTAGAGGAAATTTAATATATGGCTTCAGATGAGAAAAATAGCAAGTTTTTTAGAGATGTTAATATCCCTCAGGAAACATGGTTTGGCTCCTATGAATTTGATCTACGTGCCAAGCCTGCTTTGATTGAGTCTGGTTATAGAAAAAAAAGTATAACATCTTGTCAATACTATATTAATGGGCTTCCGAATGTTTGTGGGTTTTGGTCTAAGGACGAGAATAAATGTACTTTTAAAATTCAAACTGAAAATGATGTTCCGTCTTCCTACAATGATGGTAATTGTGATTTTATGGGCAGACAAGTTGAATGTACTAAATATTCGGGTGAAGGGTCGGATCCAGAATATCATTGTGTTTTGATAAATCCATTTTTATCTGGGGTTTTGGATTCTGAAGGAAAGCCTATTTCATCACAGTCTTTTAGTTCAGCATATAATAAAGGTAATTGTGATTTTCAAGGAATGGGGCGTGGAAATCAACTTGATATGACGTCTTCTTCAGTAAGTCAAGCTATGAAATTACCTATAGTTTGCCCATATTATAGGCCGTGGCAGATGAGTGTTGGGTTTACTTTGCCACAAAGTTATGAGGACGCTATACGTGAATATAAATTACTTACTACTTATAGTGAAGCTTATTACAGGTCTTTGGCTAAGTATGAGAAAAGTCATTCTTTTGGTGTTAGGCTTCCTTTTTACTTTGAAGTTTTGAATATGCGAGCCCACATGCAGAAATGTTTGTTTTGGGATTCAGACTATGGTGCTAAGTTTTTTATTGATAAAAGTAATGAATCTTATACTATAAAACTATCTGAAAGCCGGTGTATTTGTCCATATGAGGTGTCAAATAAGTATTCCACCCCAGATTCCGGTTCAAATTCTTGGCTCTTACGAGAGATTTGGTCCACAGAGGCAGGAGGAGTTGTTTGTAATGGCGCCCACACAAAATGTCCTTGTTATTCAGGGGAGTGGTTATATTGTACTAATGATGCCATGGAAAATGGTATGAGGGTGACTGTAAATCAAATTATGGAATTACGGTTTTGGACAAATGAGTGGGATTCTCAGTGGGATTATGATAGGTATTTTGAAAATAGACCGAATTGGGTGGATACCACTACTGCAGATTTGTTTGCTTTTAGTCATTATAGTGATGAAAGTAATGTTTCTGAAAGAATTATGCAAGGTTACCGTTTACATATGTGTATGCCGTCAGATGCTTGGTTAAAATACTTTGATCCTGATGTTTATTTACAACTAGATCCGGTGGTGTTTTCAAGCGGTGCAACAACGGTATTTGATCAGGATGGTACTGGAATACCCATTGAAGACGACACCTCTTTGTATTATCCCACATTGATGCGTTCTTCTTGGTCTTATGAAGATTTTAATCAGTTGTTGGTTTTATACCCATTTGTTAATGATTCTTATTTAGAGCACAGTGATAAGGTAGGGTGTAATAAAGATGAAGTATCACATGGAGTTTTTGTAAAGTATACTAATCAACCAAGGCACGATTTTATAGTAAGTGTCGGACAAACTATACGTAACAAAGAAGTGTATTTAATTAATTTAAGTATTGTTGGTGATTCTTTAGTAGGAGTAGAAAATAATTTAAATTCTACTAGATTAAGTCAAAAACAAAGAATAGAGATAGAGACTTCATTATTTACTCAAATTTCCAACTTTAAAATTGATTTTCCATCAGCGGTTAGTAAAACAACTACGGACGCTGTTTCTGGATTTTTTATTTCTAATCCTGTACGACTTATTTTAAATAGACTGAACCATTTAGTCATTATAGTTAAGATAAGTGATGATCGTATAGAGTTTAGGCATCGACTCGTGCAAAGTAAATTTTGTGGCGGGTTATTACAGCAGACATCTTTCACTTATGAGCCGAGTAAAAATGGGTTGGCGCAATCGCTTTTTGGGTATTTTAATCCTACCCCAGAAATTGAAGGTACTTATGCCACTATAGGTCCCGTGATAGATGTAAAAGTAAAACCAATTCATAGTATGCATGCTATTTCTCTTATGGGAGAGTATGATCTTTACGCCTACTCTATAAAAAAAGTGTCTTTTCCACCTGCGGATTTTGAATGGAGTCCAGTTGGTAATTCTAGTTACATAATGGTATATGTAAGGGATGATGATATTAATTATCTTTTTAAGTGGGCTGCTGTTTCTATCAGTGTTAAGCGTATTGCAGATGACAATGATACTGGTTTGTTAGAATTAGATGAGTGTAGTTCTCCACAAGAAATAGAATTTGAAATGGTGTATCCAAACAATCAACCAATTGAGTTTTATATAGATAATGATGATTACAATTTTAATTCTACAGAATATAGTGTTTCTCAAGCTTATAGTTTTACTACTCCTGGTGTAGGTATTTTTAGACCTAAACAGGAAAAAGACAGATATAGACGATATTCCAAATTAAAATGGACACTCGATTTTACAATTTGGACATACAAATTTGAAGCAAATCCACAGAGACCAGAAACTGATTTACCGCAAGACACTTCTTATGCTGTTTTGGATAATTATAGAGGCGATGTTGGTGAAGTTACGGCACCTCGTGTGGGTTATAATAAAAATGATTCAGGGTTTGTTCATACATATCAAAATGTGGCGATTCCCTTTAAATTTGAGGACCTTGGTAATGAATTTAAGATTTCTAAATTTAAAACAGGGCCAGTAGGGGTAGTGGGTTTTGGAAAAGCGCCAGATGGTAAGTTTGTTACGGCTGATGCTGCAAAGTTGTATACATATGCTGGAACCATTTTTTTTAGGTCTGTCGAAGTTAATCATGCTTATAGAGCTACAGCTCCTTTGCAAGAATTAAATCCTAGTCATGGATGGGCGTTAGCACCAGGAGGTGGTTACTCCCCTACTGGAGTACAAAGGTCTGTTTATTTTCATGCTCCTTGTGGAGATCATTTGACTTCAGCCGCTTCTGCCGAAGGGCCTATGTGGTATCCCCATGCTGCCTGTGATAATAAAGCTATTTATCAAGAATGGTCTATGTGTGCTTATTGTGCGTCGCCATATGAAGGTACTCCCAGAAATGATATGAGGTTTTGTGGAGTTGTACGGGAAAAAACGTGGGGCGACATGCCACGGGGTAATTGGGCAAGTACCTGTGGTGTTTCTTGTTACTATTTGTATGCTAATTTTAAAGACGAGTCATTTGGTGGTTATGCCAATCTTGTAAATTCTGTCAATGAGGCTGAGTATGTTGCTAATAAATGGCGTTTACCACCGTTTGGTAATTTTTCACGAAATTTTGTAGATAGAGCGTTATGTAAGGATTATGTAGTATATAGAGTTGATAATGATTTTAGGTCTGCTTGGGCACCTATGGTAGCAGACAATAGTATGTTTCATGTTTCTTTTAATGCGTTTGACGAATGGTCGGATACGAATGCTTCAGATCCAGTGAGCTTTAGTGAACCTTTAAATTATCTTTTGTGTGGGGCTATTTCTGAAAAAATAGATTACAAACATAGATTACGGTGGGAAGAGGTGTTTGAAATTAGAAGATTTGTACATGGTGCGTATCCTAAACCTCTTATATTTACTCCTGTAGGAACTTCTGCTATTGGTTATACGTTTAAAGAGTCTAATTTTGCTTGGGCATGGAGAGAGTATTGGCTGCCAATTGAGCGCGGTGAAAATTTGCAAAATGTACATTTAATTCCTCCAAGTTATGCATATGATATATATAAAAAAGAATATCGGTACATAACGGATGAAGGAAAGACTACAATATCTTTTAAAGCACCCGTAAGAGAAGGTAGCAAATATGTGGATAACTATCCACCAACTTTACAACTTGGATCGGGACCACCAAGAATGTTTGAATTCGTATATGAAAATTTATCTGAATATAATGATACACCTCTTGTGTGGTTAGATGATTATGATAAAAAGCATAAGGTTTATTCTGAAGTTAATAGTAATAGTAAATTTGATCATGATGAAAACACCTTATTTGACGCATCCTTTAGTAGTACTCCAGAAGAAGCTGAAAATGATGGAAAATCTAGGGTGATTGGTGTTGATATGTTTACAGGCGAGGAGACTAAATCGGTGTTTAATAGGGGCCTCATTGTGAAGATGTCTAAACGAGATATTCTAGGGTTTGAATATTCTATTAAAAATTCTTTATTTACTGGGGACTTACCTTTATCAAATATAGGGCGGTCATTAAAAGAATATACATGGAGAAAAACATCTGATTTTTCTGTTGTAGTGTCTGAAATGTTTATTACTAGTGATGAGCTGTCTTTGGAAAGTTTAGTTGTTGAAGGAATTTGGGGGTATTTAGCTTCTGATGAATTATATGTGGGTATTCCAAAAATTACTATTACTATTGAAACCCCAGAAGGAAAAAATATTGAATTAAAAGGTTATGCTGGAAAATCTGCAAGAGCTGAAAAAATTAGTTATTTAGAAAATTATACATTAAATTTGAAAAATGTGATAACACCTTATACTTTAATTAACTGGCGCGCTTCAACCATTAGTTTGAATATTGAAATTATAGATGATATATGTTCAATTGATCTCCCCAAACTTTCTTTTGCTGATCAATATAAAAACATAGAAGATGAAATTAAGGTTTGGGAAAGAAAATATTATACATCTACGTTTACGAATCCTGGTCCAGATGCTAATCCAGACCATAAAGATGGTGTGTTATTACCTCGTTGGGGCTCTGGCGCCCCACATTTTCCTTATGAACAACCTTTTTTTGAATCTGGTTATCAATCAATGAATAAATTGCGTGGTTGTTGGGCGAGTGAATTCTTTAAATTGTTAGGTAAAACGCCTTTGTCTATTTCTATTAGTACACTTACTAAAGTTGAAAAAGATGACCAACATAAAGAATATATTAAAGCATGGCAATTAGATTTAGCTCAAGCTGATGTTCTTAATTTTTCTTCTGTTGTTCCTCCTTATTTTGAAAGTTTTTTGGGTGGTTTAAATAAAACTGGTAATCCAGTTAGTATTAATTTTTTATCTGCGGAGTTTAAAGGTCCTGTTTATAGGTGGGATGACTATAAAGCATATCATAATGCGTATAAGGTTTATCCTCATTGGCGCCCCGGCGGTCATAGATGGGGATGGGATAGTGTTGTTGATCGAGTAAATTGCATGGTGAATCCTCCTGTTATTCGAGATATACAATCCCCCTTATTAGCTCATATTAATCATAGAGAGTTTATGGCAGTTGATTTTATGACTCCAGCAGACTCACTAAGTTGGGGAAAGGTTAAATATGAGTTTGCTGTTAATGAATTGCTAGGAAATTTACCGTATGACTCAGATCAGGTTGGAAATGTTATAGCTTCTCATGGTATTATTCCTGCTTCTAAACCACATAAATATTAAATTAAAGGGGTGTTTTTATGGCTATAGAGTATTTGGAATGCGAAGTGTGCAAGAGCCCATTGCAACTGGATTCTGTAGAAACAATAGAAGCATACTTATATGAAAACATTGATACCGCACTGAAATTTACTGATATTTTAAATCAACTTTTAAATAGTTACATGATTTATAAATGCACGTCTTGTGAAAAATTATTTAGATATACTGATGAAGAGGTTTTGAAAAAAAGACATAAGGTCATAGTAGATAAATTACTAAAAAATATAGTTCAAATAAAACTTGTAAAAGAAAGCTTTAAACATCGACCTGCTTATCTAATATATTGCGGTAAGTGTTCTGGTCAAGACGGTAAAGGTAGTTGTTCTTATAATGTATTTAAAAATTGTGAGATAAAGGAGTTCCCGATTGAGTAATGCATATACTAATAGCGATGTTGTTGTGCGTCAATCTTATTTATGCGTGCATGATTCTAATGTAGCTTTTACTACTGATTTTAGTAGGAATGGTGATGTAGATGGATGGTTGTACTATGATGGTATTCATACTTATGGTTGCTGGAACGATTTTATTTTTGCTACCTTGTATGGGGATTTTGCAGTAATAGGAAGAGACCATCCTTTTCAGCCTTTTTCAGCAGAAGATTATTTTATAGTTACAATATCTATGGAACTTAATGTTATTGACCGCGCCGCCGGCCAAAATTTACCTTCTAAAGGTAAGTTGATGTGGAGAACGTTAGCAGATCCACATTGGGATGAAAAGAAATCGACTTTATTTGAAATTTACCCTGATAGTAAATGGCACACTTATACTATTTCAGTAGCAGAGGCACAATATTGGCAAGGTGATGTTTATGATTTAAGAGTTTATCCTATTTATCAAGATGGTCGAGATGGTGATGAGTTTTTTATTAGGTCTATACAGGTAAAATCCATTGACAAATTTAATTGTGATAAACCTAATTGTGAATATTTTAGAACTGGGAACTATTCACACCCCTGTCAGGGGGTTGGGTTAAGAGGAAAATGTATTTCTGGTTATAATAATAAAACTATGTTTACTGTGTCAGGTACTAATGATAGTGATTTATTGGTAAACATTGATGGTTATGGGTTTGAACATGTTTTATTAGGCGAGTTTATAAACTACACAGGTCATGAGGTTGCACGATTAGTTGAGCGTAGTCTTTCTTTGATTTCGTTAGGAGGTTACGAGGCTGCCGAAGTTAATTTTACTGAAGATAATAGATTTGAAATTATATCTGGAACGAATAGAGCTGCGAGTTCTGTACTTGTAGATTTTTCTCCAGCGGCAGTAGAATTGGGGTTTTATGATGCTTCAGGAAATGCTCTCTTTACAACTACTTCTGGAACAGACCCCGCTGATTTATCTGAATTTTTATCTTCTTATAGATTAGGAACTTATGGTATTCAAAGACTTTTTGATGCTAATGATTCAACATCTATAAATTTTGATCCACACCTTTATAATGTTGAGGCTGGTAGAAAAGACTGGGATACCTGTGGGACAGGGGGTAGTCAAGACGAACTTTTTTTCACCATGGACCCTGACTACAGACAACAATCTTATCCTAATTATAATATGCTTGATGGGTTTGGTAAAGTTATTATTGATTATTGTCATCCATTTAATGCTACTGGTAGAATTAAAGAGATTCATGCTTTAGGTACTCCAGATATAGGTTATCAAAGCGTGAGAACTGACCTGTATGGCGGGTGGCTTATTAGTGAAGAAAGCGATGCGGGTAGAATAACGGCAAAAGGAAGTAAGTTTTTAATTTTTAGACCACAGATTGATGGAAGTTTGGTTTGTGTGGAAACAATTCCTATTGAAGATAAGACCGACCCAATACATACACTATATGACAGATATCAAATGTCGATAGATGTAGATTGCGATATTTTCGTAAATAAAGGTGACTTGCTAGGAATCTATAATATTAAGCTATATAAAGGTCCGCAGGGTGACGCCGTTCATACAAACGCTCTATATTATGAATTCCCAGAAGAAGTATTTGTAGGGGATAGAATTTATCCTGGATCAATTCATGGTGATGGTGTAGATGGTTTATTATTATATGCTCGAAGTTCAGAGAAACAAACACGCCTTCGACTTGATGTAGATTTAAATCACAGGATAAATATAAGTGATTTAATAGTTACGGGGTCTTCCAAACCCCTTTCTTTGGAATATAATTTAATGCGCTGTGTTGATATAAATTGGAATGTTGATGTATTTGGTTTAAATCATACAACAGCTTATTATGATATTCTTCAGGGTCTTTGGCATTTTTTTACTGTCCCGAATATAGCTTATGGAGTTAATAGACTAAATGATGGGATTTACAAGGTCCAGGGAGGTAAGGCGGCTGATTCCTGGGCATCTTATGCTGATACTGGAGTAATTCCAAACAATCCCTATTATTTTTGGGTAAATGGTGATCATGAATGGATTGGGAGACATTATTTCGAATACCCCTGGTTTACTAATGAAAGAGTTATAGATTTTGAAAGTGACCCTGTGGCTTTTTACACCCGATTCCCTTTAAATCGTAATAAGAAAATATTTAAATCAAAAATTTATTTTAAAGAAGAAAACAACTTTAAAAACTTTGCTTTATCTTATTATGTAGATGATTACTATATTTCTGGGAACGCAGATAATCCTCATTATAATTTAATTCCTGAATACACCGCTGTAACTTTGGATAATACAAGGTATGAAAAAGGAAGTGATAGGTATGACGCAGTAAAAGATTATCTTTTTTCTAACCCCACTATAGGAAAACCACAATTAGAGTATGTTTCTGGTCCAGGGTGGTATATACCTGGGGATTCCACTTTACCTGGACATCCTACTTATAATGCTGAGTTTAATATAACTAATAACATGGCCGCGCATCAAGCGATTGCCCTTGATTGGAAATTGTTGCAGCATGAGTGGGAGCCTTTAGAAGCCAAAGGGTTTAGAATTTATACTGATTTTCATTATTCCACTAAAGTTTTAGAGATGGAGCTTTATGGTTTTGCTCCAAATCTTGGTTCCACTTTTGTTGGTGGACTTTTTATCAATTACTCTTTATATAAAGATTATTGGATACCTCTAGAACTATCTGAACTAGATAATGAAACTGCTCAAGCTATGGTTGGGGATACCCCACGTTATTTCACAATAGAATTTAATCCTATAACGGCAATTAAACTCCGAGATATTTTGCTCAATATAAATGAAGATGACTTATACGTAGAAAATCCAAAATGCAAGGATTTAGTTGTGCTTGGTACAAATGGGATTGGAAGACAAGGTCAAATCAATGAGGTTGTTTTTAAAAACATTTATGGGAAACCTTATGACCTATATGTTGATGTTTTGAAATCGGTTGAAAATGTTAATTCCCTTTCGTTTTATGATAAATTTGATGGGTACCAGTCCTTGAGTAGGGCTGAGAAAGGGCCTGCGCCCGTTGTTTCTAAGTCACCTTCATATCCTATAAGGAATGATAATAAAAACATTGCGATAAATTGTGATTGTTTCACGTTGGATAATTCTATTATTGGTAAATTAGCTTATTACTCTTATGATAATGGGGAGTACTGGTTTGAATTTAATTATGGAAAAAAAATTGAAACAGATTACATGCATTTTTCCAATATTCCAAATGGGGCCTATAGTATTATTAATATACCTGTTATTAGTAGGAACAGATATTGGAGGTTGGCATTTAAATGTAAATATAATAGCTGGAATATAAGAGAAATAAAACCTTATTACAAGGATGAAGAACTAACTGGTGCGGTTTTTTATCATAATAAAAATATGGATGTTTTTAACAGTTCTGCTATCAATACCGCCCCCCATTTAAATGATCATTCTACTAGTGGAAGTTACTACACTGTCAAAGATGAGCAGTATATAACTATAGATTTAGGTAGTCCTAAATCTATAGACAAATTGGTTGTTTATCACGATTTTAAACCCGACTGGGTAGAAATGATTGATGATGCTGATAATCCTGCTATAGATCGATATTGTGGTGTTGATAGATATACTACCTTTTATTTGTTGGAAGACAAAGTAACTAATAGGTTTTTTGATTATAGTTATTATGAAAATACTGTAAATACGCATGGTGTTGTACCAATAGAATCTAAATTTACTTCTATTTCAGGTAGTTATTTATTAGATTTGGGTAGTTGGTCATCAGTTTCAGAATGGGAAGCACGCGAGTATGAAAATCAGAGTTATTACTCTCTCCAACATTTAACTTATTTTAATTGGGTTTCTTCGAGTGGGACAGTCACTAGTGGGACTTATGAGTATCCAGGATACTTGGATTTTTCTATAGAAGGAAGTGATTATGATAATGTACATACTGGAATTGTAAGGAAGGTAGATGAAGAAAAAGAATTTTATTGGGGCGGTACTAGATTAGATACTACTAATAATCCCGAAATAGAATTAAAAGTTTGTTTAGAGGTAACGGATTATCAAAACGGTAGGGTTGAATTCGGGTTTATTGATGTTGACAGATATCGTGGTTATTATTATTCGACTCCTGGTATGTTAGGATGTTGTGTTAGATTATCTTCAAATTCTACTAAGATAGTGATTATAAATCCAAATGATGTTGGGTGCTCTAGTAAAAGTAATAATTTGGGGGTTTGTGCTTTAAATACTAAGTATTACTTTAAACTGGTTTATGACGGATATGAGAACTACTCTTTGAAGGTTTGGACCGATGATTTCGATGGTAGTGCCTTGGCTTTTGAAGGAAGTTTAGTTTCTTCTTGTATTTGGGGAAGCGTTTCATTAGGTTTAGCTAGTTCTTATAACCACACCCCACCTAATAATTATGTTAAAGGGAAATTATACCATTTTGAAGTTAGTTCTGCACTATCTTATAATACTAATATTTTACCAGAAAGTAATGGGACAGCATATTTTGATGGTTCTTCTTATCTTTCTGCCCCGAAACAGGAAGAATATAGAATAGATAATCGATTAATGACTATAGATTTTTGGATGTGCCCTACGAGTTTACCTAAAGGGGTTTATGATGTATCTAGTGAGGGTCACAAGGTAATAAGTTACAAAGTAGATATGGTGCCTCCAGAAGAAGGTTATGTTGGGTGGGGGTATAAGTTTGTTGATTCAGATGCCTATATCATTGTTAAGAATAAAAGACTGTTTGATTTAAGAACCGAAGATTTTACATTTGATTGTTATTTCAAATTTATTTCAATTACCTCCAAAGTTACGTTCTTTTACAGAAAAAACACATTACATTTCTATTATGATGCCATAAATCATAAATTAGTTTTTGAAAGCGGAAATAATACAATTGATTGTACTTGGCTGAATCCTGATAGTAGTGTTACTTATCATTTAGCTGTTAGTAGAGCAGGGAGTAATTTACATCTATTTATAGATGGGGATGAAAAAAATACAACTGTGATTTCTGGGTCTCTAGGCTACTATGAAGAGTTTAGTGTAGTTGGTGGATCTAATTATTTTAATGATCAGGATTTAAATATTGGTTGTGCTCTTTATAATAATACAGTTAATGATCAGTGTTTTGGAATTATTGAAGAAGCTAGGTTTACAAAAGGTTTTGCAAGGTGGTCTTCGTCTTTTACTCCGCCGGCCGGAAAATTTATTCCAGATGAATACACTAAGTTTTTAATTAGAGGAGATAGAGATTATTCCGTTTTAATACAGCAGAGAAAAACAGATGTTGGTATTTCAGACATAGAAAACCAATACGCTATAATAATTAAAAGACAACACAGAGATCCATATAAATTTACTTTGGAACTAATTTATAATGATACTGTTATAGGCAATGGTTCGTATACAGAATCGTATATAAAACCGCATAGATGGACTAACATAATAATGAACAAAGGATATAGAATCGAATATGATCATGGTTCTTACGTAGGTATTGGTGGTTTCAACAATAAGATGATTAATACAACATCCGTAATTAATATTACGGGATTAAATGATATAGAAATAGGTAAGTATTTTTCTGGTTATATAACTAATGTGAGAATTTCTAGAACGGATTTAAATAATCAAAAAGATAAAGGGCGCTATCATAGACGGATATACTATTCTGGTCCAAGAGTAGAACATCGATACGGAAGACTTTACACAATTTCTTTTTATGCAAGTAATGATAACGCTATTTATGGTCATTATTGTGATGTAGATTTAATTTATCCAAGTCAGTATAGTTATTATATTGCTGGATCTTTGTATAGTAAGCAGTACTTCTCTATGTTAGCAATCGATTTGGAAAAAAGATATTCTTTGGAATTTATAAGAAATTTTGGCGCCTCGGGCGTAACAGATTTATCTTTGACTACTAATACCATTTATTCTAGTAAAGAGACTGATGATGTTAATAAGGCATTTGAATACATAAATGAAACTGATATAGATACTACATTTAGTGCTCAGGATTATTCTTTACCCAAATGGTGGACTGTGAACACTACTGATTATAGCTCAGTATATATTTTTGACAATAGACTTTTATTTAAAGTCAATGGAGAGACACAGCATCAAGATAACGCTTCTGCTGAGTTCAAATATGTGTTTAATAATGATTTTGATGCATGGTTTGAGTATGAAATCAAGGACTTTACTTCTTTACCATGGAGCTTTGTTTTTACTGTAAGAGATGTTTTAAATGATTCTTTGTTTTTTGAATTTAATATTGGTATTTTTTATGGTGTTTTAGGCTATAAATTAACTATTAATGATAATAGTTCAACTTCAAAAGAATTATACAGTAATAATAGTTCAATTCCAATAAAAGCTAATATAAGAATAAAACGAGTAGGCGATGTTTTTAGTTTTTATTATAGAGAAAATGTTGGAGATGTGTGGGCTGAACTATCTACTTATAAACTGGTTTATAATAATTGTACTAAAATGGTATGTTCTTTTGCGCTAAATAGTAATGATCCAGGATATCCTGCTATAGGTGTGTTTGTAAATAAATTTGAAATTACGCAGTGTGCTGCTTATTATTCTGATTCTAAGAATGCTAGATGGGTAATGTTAACATTATTAAATGGTGATGGTGTTTCGAGGCTTGTTGAACGACTTAATGTTTTTACTGAAATTAGTACACAACTTGCTCCCTCTGGAGGATATAATAATAGTTGGACAGCTATAGGGCCAGCTACTACATTATATTCGTTGGGAAATAATAACATAGCTTTGGGCATAGCTTCTTCGAGTATAGAGTCTTCTCCTACTTTTGGACCAATGTCTACCTCTTTTCTCACTGATGGGGATCATACATTTGATTTGCTAAAGTGTTGGGGAGTGAATGGAGATATACCTGCTCCATATTTTATAATAGACTTTGGTAAAGTGTATGATATTTATAAGGTTGTTTTATATCATGGTGCACAGGAATCTCCAGATCCTGCTTCAGATTTACCAGCACACATGATGGTAGACTATACTATAGAAGTAGCTGAAAATGAAGGCCAATATATAACTTTTTTTGATGTTAGTGGAAATACTGAATATGAACGTACACATGAGGTGACTACACCTGTTAAAGCTAGATGGCTACGCCTTACAGTAAATGCAATAGAGCCGGGCCAAACTCTGTTGGCCACGTCTGCGACCGATTTAGAAGTTTTTAATGGAGTTACATTACGTGAAATAGAAGTTTATGAATATTATGGTTTTTCTATTTTGAATAGTGATGATACTCCAATTGTAGCCATTAATATGAAATCTCAATTTTATACTTTCGATCTTCCAGAAGTTGTAGGGCCTTGGAAAGAAGACCTTTCTATGGATTGGGTAAGTGTTGAGGATAACTACTCTTTTTCAGATTCAGTTTTATCTGACCCAGAAAAAATAACATTTACTGGGTGGGGAAAAGCTCCCAATTATGAACAATGGGTGGTTACAAAGAATTTAGATGCTACAAATCATTTATCGGGTAAAAGATATTTAAAGCATCTCAAAGTTATAGGATGGTATAAGGAAAACCCAGTGGATTATTACTATTGGTGGTCGTCTAAGTATAGTAATTTATCTAATTCCTATGATTCCACGTATTATTATTGTACGAGATCTTTAGTAATAGATTATCCTAAATCTAACTTAGAAGAAACTGTTAAATTTATAGAAGGCGATGATTTTGGTGTAGACGAAAAATGTTCTTGGAGAGATGCATTAAAGTTTCGATGGTACATAGAAGATTATAGTGCTGTTGATTGGACTTACGGTAAGTTTGTGTTTGGTGGTTATGATGGAACCAGTTCTAGAAGTCCAATTTACTATGAGTGGTACTTTACGACTATTTCTGGGCAGGTTTCTACAGGTTGGAATGATATGTTCTTAAGATTTAAAAGCGCCGATAATGTTAATTATGATTTAGAGTATGGCTCTCGTGATAAAGATCCGCGAGCGGTTCAATATATTGATTTCTCTTTTATAGAAACTCATTTTAAGGGGAATAATACAAAGCCAATAAAATTTGAAATAGATGGTTTTAGTATTGCCCGTAATATGTTTGAAGATTACCTCCATGATGCAGTACCAGGATTATATTTATCTGAAAATGATAACATATCTATTAAGCTTTCTAATCTTAGTCTCTCTTCGGGAGCCATTAGTATGTGGCTTAGACCAGATACTACTTTAGATGGGGTGGACTCGTTCGGAGAAATGCACCCAAGAAACATTTTTTCAATGACATCTACTGAGGGGGATTCTTTAGGTTGTGCTTTATCTGAGGGTGGGTTTTTGATTTACTATGGCAACCCATCTACTAATTCGTTTAAAAAAGTCTCTTTGATTATAACTAATTCTGACATAATTTCAGTTGATTCTCCTTGGCATTTTGCTATGTCTTTTTCTAATGATGGCACAGCACTTTCTCCCAGAGGTACTACTATTAGAATATATCTAAATGGTGTCCCTATTTTTGATTTAAAAGATACTTGGGAATATATGGATGATAAGTTTTTTACACTTATTATAGGAGGAACTGGTTCTTCTAATGCATTTATGAATGAGCCAAACCCTAAATCTATTTCTGCCGTTATTGGTGAGGTTAAAGTTTTTGGATATGCGAAAGAAGACTTTTATAAAGACTTGTTTGATTTTTCTGGGAATATTATACAACCGTTAGTAGAATCAGATTTAATTGAAATATCAAAGGATAATGTAACCTTTTATAAAGTAGATTCCTCTGAACTGCCTTTTGTTTTTAAACAGGTTCCCGCGGGCGGAGAAATTTCTATTTTTGTAAGAAGTGATTTAACTGCGGATAAAAATTTAATTTCGAGGGTAAGAACTAGAACAGCTCCATTATTGGCACAATGGGATATAGGAGTATAATGTAAATGAAAATCAATTTAGCTCAAAATTTAGATTTTAAAGTTAATCTTGTTGAAGGAAATGTTTCTTTAGATTATAAACAGATAGAAGCACTTCTTAAAACTTCTACCTTGCCAGTAGTTCAGCTTGGAACATCAGATATTTTGTGTCTTGATTTAGATTTATATGCCCGAACAAAAATAGATGAAATTAGATATTACTATGAAACTACAGAAAGTTCAGGGACTGTTGCTTCAGGAATAAGGTTTCAATATATTAATGAAGACTATGAAACATTAATGGATAGTCCGACTGATTTAGGGAATGGTTATTTTTATACTACTGTTTCGGGAAGTTCTGCACCAAGATTTATTCGACTTCTTCATACTCTTAGTGGGACTTCTTCAAGTGGTACGGTCCACGGGTATCAGGTATTAAGTGATGAGAGTATTATAGATTTTGGTTCAGATGGGAGTTTAGATAAAATAGACACTTTGGCGGGCAGAGGAGAGAGTGTCATATATCCAGTTCCTATTTACAATAGCGGAGATAGCGTTGCTACCGCATACGTAAGATTAGAGCCCACTGGCAAAAACGTGGACACTATAACATATTTGTCTAATTCTGAGAATGGTCCATGGATTGGAGTTAGAAATTCAGAATTTATTTTTATGGATAAAGATAACTGGTCGAAAGGTACTTTACCACCGGAGCTCGTGGTTTATGATGACAAACTTACTTTAAGTTATAATACACGAGATGTTTTTGTAAATGACAGTCTTTCTTTTAATCATACTTTTGGGACATACACTACAGTTTTATTTAAATCTACGGTGGATTCATATAATTATACTAAATTAGTAATAGATGATTTAAATTCTTCTAATGGGAGTAAAATTAAAGTAGATAAGACTGATTCATCAGAAACCATTAAAATTAGAAATTCTGAATCTATAATGAAGTATGATGTATATAGAACACTATATACTAGGGCTGCAAACCAATTGTATTATATAGGATACAAAGAATTTACCGTAGATGGTGAGATTGAAATTACTAATCAAGATAATATCACTCACATTGTAAATAATTATGGTAATTTAACCAATTATTTATGGGATATAAATCAAGATACCGGTTTTTCGGCTGTGGGCTTTTCTACTTCTTATACCAGTTATTTGATAGCTTTTTCTTATGGAGCTACCACAGCTCCAATCAAAACATTAATGAGCTCGTATAGTAGTTATAAACACACCTTAAAATTTAATAAAATTAAATTAGATTCTTCTAATGGTATTTGGTTAGATTTGGATATATCGTATGTTAATTCTGGTAGTTTATTAGATAAAAAAGGTAACTATTTGGTGCGTTTTGATAGTGATTTATCTGGTCCTACATTTAAATTATTTGACAAAACAAAAGTTTTGAACGGGTTTGATATAACTCCTGACGGTAATTGGGTTTGGTATAGTTCTACTTCAACTGGGCTTGTTAGTAAACTTGATTTGTTTGGAAATGAGGTAATATCTTATTATGGAAAAGATGTAGTTAAACCTACAATATGTGCCGGGACGGTTGATGGTGGTTGTTGGTTTATTAATGATAAGGGTTCTGGTATTAATGATTTGATCAGGGTGACTTCAGAGGGCTTGTTCCATTCTGGTATTTATAATTTTAGTCAGACTGGAACTATTATTCAAATGGAAATAGATGGTGAGGATGGGTTATGGTTATTAATAGGCTATAATTTGGTGTATATTCGAACAGTGGATGAGGAATTTGGTAGAGTTATGTTTAATGTTGAAATCCCTTTTGCATATTATTTTCACTCAGATTTATCTGGTTGTTGGGTAATAACATTACATGGTCAAGGTTTTTATGTGGATAAATTTCTGGGGCAGGTTGTGAAAACTATAATGTCCGTACAGAAAGATTATCAACGTCGGCCTGGGTTTATTAATAAGAGCCCAGAGGAAAAATCACCGTGGCAGGATAAATTGCCTTTGCCACAGGATTTAAGTTGGTCTAGTTTGCCTTATACGAAGGTTAATAATTATGAGTATTATATTCATAAAAACAATTATTATCAAGCGGAAGTGACATTACAGGCGGCCCCTCCACAAGATATGTATGATAATTTAACCTTGGATGAGGATTGGCTTCCTGGTGATGAATTTAATTATACTATTGATGGACGTCCAGCTCAACATAGATGGAATACTTATGATAATAGGTCTATTATAAAAGATGAACGATTATTGTTTAAGGGTCATGGAATTCCTAATGGTTCTTTTTCAACTAGAATAGACTCACACCATAAGTGGTATGTAAATAAATATGTTACTAATGAGTTTGAGTTTCAATTTGATTATGATATTCCTTCTACAGCTATTTCAGGCACATCTACTATAGTTTTTTCAATTAGACCCAACAGTATTAATAATGACACAGATCAATATTATAGATGGACTTTTTCTAAGAGTATACAAGAAATGACTTTGAAAACGGAGGCATATGGGTCACGAAGGGATCATAGCTCGGGTGATAGATTTTACAGAAGCAATACTTTAACAATACCGATGACTACTTATAGTGGTATTGATACTACTTATAGTGGAACTGCTGCAACATTTGCTGGCGCGGGGGTATTAAAGTTTAGTAGAACAAGTGGAGATTATCCAAAATTATACTTATATCACTATGATGGTGTATCTTGGCAATCAGTGTACTGTGACGCATACTATAGTTGGTATGGTGCTTATCCAATTTGGTTTAATGATAATAGAAGTTTAAATGTAGAAATAAAAGTAGATTCTCCAAATGATGTATATATAGATAAGTTTCAATATAATAATAATGTTTCTGATTGTTATTGGTATTTAACTCCACCACTGATTAATAGTATACAACTACAACCACTAATTAAAGTAGAGTCCATTTATCCCTCTACAAGTAAAAATGCATATCTTAAAATAGATGTTCCAGATTCGAATGATTTTAAGGTAGATGAAGTTTATAACACAAATATTTTAACATGGTGGGAGGTAGAAGTTAATTAGATGTCTTTTTATGCGCCGACCATAAACACTTCTTTATACACGTATGTAAGACCAATTTTTATTACTGAACCAGGTGTTTGTGATAGGGAAAATGCTCAAGTGTATATTCAGCTCAATGAATCTAATTTTAATTTTACTTTATTAAAATCGGATGATAAGGATATTAGATTTGCAGAAGAATTGAATGGATCCAAAGCACTTTGTCAGTGGGTTAATTACTATGATTTATCAGCCAAAAAATTATTTATTTGGGTAAAACTTCCTTTTTTAGCTAAAAGCGAAAAAAAGGCAATTTATATGTTTTGGGGAAGGCCTGATGACGTGGGTGTAGATGATTTAGATAGTTTAGAATTTTATTTTGTGGATGATCTTAGGAGTGGTTTTCTAAATACTAATAAATGGAATCATAGTGGTGTCACGCATTTTTCTCCTAATGGACTAGAGATTGCGTATTATGTACCAAATTTAATTACAAAAACAAAACCCCTTAAAAGTTTGGTGGAATGGGAAATTGAGTTTGCCACATTTTGGGATATTCACCGTTGGGGGGACTTTTCATTCACAGTTCAAATTAATGGCGACGAAAATCCATTTAATACTCGTTATTACTCTAACGGGGACATAACTTCAAATTCACAACTTGGATCATATAAGACATACTCTGATTTATCAGGCAAACAACATCTTTATAGCAGACATATTATAAGTTATTATGAACCTACAGATAGAGTTCGTTATGCTGTTTATAGAGATGATGGGTTTACTAATTTTACTACGATTGAACGACAAAAAGAAGGAGATACACGTTTAAACGATTTTGGGTTTATGGGACATTCTTACCATGGATCTTATTTTGTGTATTTATCTTGGGTTTTGGCTAGAAAATTTTATTCAAAAGAGGTAGAAATAGATTTGTCTAATTTGTATATTCCAGACGAATATGTGGAATATCCACCAATTGACTTTAGTGCTTATGGTCCAGACATTACTGACGTGGTGTTTTATCACACTGTTACTCCGAATGGAGAGCCGTATAAATTATCTGATAATATAACTGGTAGTTCCAATAGTTATTTAGAAATAACCGGCAGTTCTACTGCTGAAATAATTATAGATTTCAGTAAAAATAAGGATGACTTGGTAAAAAATAGTATAGCTGTGTATCCATATAAGTATAATTCTTCTTCAGGTCTCTTATACTTAGAAGAATCAGATGAATCTAAAATTTATGACGCTGCCGGGAAAAGGTATTGGGAGGCTGAAGATGAATCTGGGTGGATTGCTTTAGAGTTTTCTCTGCCTGGAGAAGCCTTTAATGTATTTAGTTTTGAAGGGGAAGGGGTAGATTATATGCCTAAAGAGTTCAGTTTTCAAGGGGGCTTTACTTCTCCTCTTCGCGCGGATGAAAATTCTTGGATGACTTTAGTTTCTGGGACATGCGCATTTACGGACTCTTTACAAACTTTTTATTTTGAAAATTACAATAAGTATCCTTATTATAGATTATTGGTTCATAACACGTTTGGTGGTAAAGTGTTTAGAGTGCGTAGATGGCATATGTATAGTGTGTCCGATTTTTTTAAGAAACGTGTTGTTTCTAAATTAAGTTTGTTGCCCTCTTTATATAGTGGTAATGAGGCATATTTTCCTAAACAGATTAGTTTTTATGGTTCAAATGATGGTATCTCTTGGACAAGTTTGTTCGAAGATTATAATACAGCAACCCCATACTTTGATTCTCATTATTTTGGACGATGGCAAGAAATACCGTTTACTAATACTACACCATTTAGACTTTATAAGTTATCTTTAAAAGACAATTGGAAGGGGTCTAATGATAAGTTTATTATAGATGAATGGAAAATGCAAGAGATAACATATGAAGAGCATACACATTATGTTTTAGAAGGTACTTCGAATAATATTAATAACATTTGGGCTAATTTAAATAGCACAACTACCAGTGGTTGGGTGTATATTGTTAATGACCGACTGAATTACATATTTAATTCTAAAGTGGTAAAATCATCTATTTTGTCGCCGTTACATTCGGTTGATGACTTACAACAAATTGGAGGAAACTAAGGGATGTCTAATATAGTTAAATCTGTGGAATTTTTTGATTTTACTTTAGTAAGCACCACTACTACTTCTGGTGTATTGTCTAAATCCCAAGATATAAGTAATTGTGTTCCATTTGTTTCTGCTAGAGGTAATAGTAATAGTCTTCAAGCACATATGATGGATGTATTTTTTTCATCCGCCGGTGGAAATAATTATGTAAATGTTGAGAGAATAAATAGTAATGGAACTCAGTATTGTAAAGTATATGTAATAGAGTTTGATTCAAATGAGATAGACGTTCAACAGGGTTCTTTTTCCTTTTCTGGTTCATCTTCCAATGTTTCTATAACTGAAGTAGATTTAAATTATGCTGCAATGGTTTTTTATCATAAATCTCCTAATAATAATCGTGCTGATTATACTTTTCTTAGAGGAAAGTTTTCAAGTAGTTCTCAATTAGAATTTAGAAAAGGGGCTTCCTCTGGTAGTTTGAATGGCCATTATTATGTTTTTGAAGCTAAAAATCAGCAGTTTTCAGTGGAATCTCATGATTGGTCATGTGCTTCTTCTACAAATGTTTCTTTTAATACTCCACTGAGTAATGTTAGGGGTTTATTAGTTTCCTCATATTATAGTGACTATACAGCAAACGCGCCTTCTTACATTTTTTCATATTCTACGAGACGGAATAGGAGAACTGTAAGTGTTGCAAAGTTTTCTGGAAGTAGTACTTCTTATGGGACTTCTTTTTTTATTTCATTCAATGATGATAAAAGACATACACAACGTCGATATGTGTCTTTCAGTAATAGCGACACAACTAAACAATATGATTTAGACTATGTTGTTAATTTAAATTCTTCAATGGCTGTATCAGACAATATTCAATCTATGTGTTCTGTAAATACGACTGCTGGGAACTATGTTAATAATGGTTTTGTTTCTTGTGAATTAACTACAGCGAGTGGTTTGGAGGTTAAAAGAGGAGGAAGCGGCACTGCAGGTAATAGTTATGTTCAAGTTTTTGATTGGAATGGGCTTGACATTCCTGAAGGAAATAATTTGTCGCCATTGGCTTCAGGTATTTCTTGTGCTAAATCGGTAGAAAATACTGTTTTAACTATTTCTGGCCACGAAAGATACACTGAGTATATATTAACCAAAGGTCAAAATATTAATAATTGTGTACCTTTTGCATCTTCGTATGGTACTGCTAATGATTTTAGTAGACAAATGTATAATATATGGTTTGAGTCTCCTTCCTTAGTGTGCGTGGAAAGAGGAGGGTTGGATTCAACTTCTTATATTAATTTAAATGTTGTAGAGTTTTATCCAGAACAAGTAAAAGTTAGGTCTAATTCTATTCTTATTACTGATAATTATTCTAATATTTCTATTTCTCCAGTAGATAGGAAAAAAACAGCATTAATGTTTCACGGCAGCCCTAGAGATAACTCTACAACAAGAGCGGATGCCTCGTTGGTTAGAGGCAGGTTTACTACTAGTAGTGGAATAGAGTTTTATAGGTATAATTCTTCTTCTTGGTGGATAGGCACTTACTATACTTTTGAGGACCTAGGAAGTGTTTTTGAAGTTGAGCAACATGAAGGGAGTTTTACTACTTATAGTAGAGATATTTCCTCATTAGAAATGGAGCCCAACACTACATTTTTAATTGGTTCTTATGCAAGTAGTTATAACAGTAGCGCTCCTTCCTATGTGTGTGCTAGATTAACTTATCAAGGTATAAGAACGGTAGGATTTAATAAAAGTTCTAGTGCTAGCACGGGATATTATTGTGTTTTTATAATTAAATTTATAGATAATAGAGAACATGTTCAGAATATATATCAATATTTAAATAATTCTACTTCAAGTGCTACCCAAAGCCTCTACCCAAAATTTGTAGGTCATACAAATAGTATCACTGTTTATGTAAATACCCGTCCTGGAGGTACAAATAGTACTACAACCGGATCTTATCTTAATGATTCGTGGTGCATGATAACACTTATTTCTGATGACACGCTAGAAATAAGTATAGGGTCAAATGGAGGAGTTAATGTTTCAGCTGCTTTTTCTGTTATAGATTGGGTAGGCTATGCACCACAATTGGAGGATACTCATAAATACGGTAATAATAGGATTAATTCAATAGAAAGGATGACTCTTACATTAGCAGGTAATGAATATCAAGCTTCAAAATATATTTCAAAACGACAAAATTTAAATAATTGTGTTCCATTTTTTAGTTTAAAATCTAGTTCTGGTAACGATGGAACATACGAATCTATGGTGGCGCCGTTTGTGTTTGCAAATAGTAAAAAGATTTCACTTTGCAGGGGACAATATACTTCTGGAATGGACGATATTGATATGCATGTAGATATTGTAGAATTTAATCCAAAGTATATTAAAGTACAGAAAGGGGATTTTTATGTAGATGCTACATATACTGACGTTTCTATAGATACAATAGATCTAAATCGGGCTTTTGTGGTAACTTCTTTTTATGGCTATGGGATTAGTAACTACTATAATACCTCTTTTTTAGAGTCTTATTTTAAAGATGACCACACCCTGACTTTAAAAAGACATACCGATGATGCTGGGGTAATAACTGGTCAATATTTTATCGTAGAAGCATTACAAGAAGAGTTTTATGTTCAGACTATTCGTGCAAGTAGTTCTTCTACAACTGCTAAATTTTCTTATTCTGAATATGTTCCAGATCCTGGTAGAACTTTATTAATAGGATCGTATAGTTCTGATTATGGAGGAAATGCTCCTTCTTATGGGTGTGCCTACATTTATAGAGATATCCAATATATATATTGTCAAAAAGGGGTAAATAACTCTACTAATTCTTATACAATCTTTGCTATAGAATTTAATAATTATAATAAAATGGATGTAAGTGTTCAACAACGTATTATTAATTTTAATAATTCTACATCATCTGCTACGGTTGGTATTAATAAAGTAGATGAAAATAAAACTTGTTTGGTTTCTTCTACGGCTCCTATTAATGCAACTGTTTCCACTACTTCTAGTAATTATTTTAATCCAGCTTTTTCTAAATTTACTTTGACTTCTTCTGGAACAGAGGTAAAAAGAGAAATAGTCAATGATGGTGTTAGTTCAAATAGTGCAATACAGATTATAGAATTTCCAGAACCTAATAAATACTATTTTGAAGGTACAGTTACGGAGCAAGGTTCTCCTGCCGCCGGAAGACAAGTCAGGGCTTATAGAAAAGATACTGGATATTTAGTAGATGAAACTATATCAGCAAGTGGTACAGGTTATTTTTATCTAGAAACAACTTATAGTGGTACTCATGATATAGTGTGTTTAGATGATTTATCGGGTTATAGTTATAATGATTTAATTTATGGGGATGTAATACCAACTACAATTTCAGGATTATAGGAGAAATAACATGAGTTGGAGTAATAAAATAACTATCTTAATAGATGGTTCAAAAATAGGTAGTAATTTAACTAATTTCCCAGTGCTATTGAACTTGTCTAATTCAAGTGGGATCTCTGATGCTGATTTATCACTTATTTTTGATGAACTTGGAAATGAATCTTATAAGATTAAAATTGAAGATGAATATGGAGTACAACTTCCTATAGAAATTGAAAACTGGGATTCGACTCATAAAACCGCCCAGTTATGGGTAAGAGTTCCGTCTTTGTTCGCGGGCCAGGATAAATCTCTTTCTTTGTATTATGATAGTACTAAACCATCTAATAGAGAGTTTGTAGGGATAGCGAGTGAAAAAGCTATTAAGTTATCAATAAACGTTAATAGTGAAGGAACATATGATACCTCAAAGGCTTATGGTGGTTGTGTTATAAAAGAAAGTGATACTTCATATAAAATGTGGTATACTGGTTATGATGGTACAACTTGGAGAATTTTATATTGTACTTCCAATGATGGTAAAACTTGGTCTAATTTCCAGCTTGTTATTGATAAGGGCAGTGAGGGTACTCATGATGCAAATGGTGCTAGATATCCAAGTGTTGTAAAGGAGTCGAATACCTTGTACAAAATGTGGTACGGTGGAAGAAATTCATCAAATAAAGAAACCGTATTATATGCTACCTCTACTGATGGTACAAACTGGTCCAATTTTCAAAGAGTAATAAATACTGGAAGTGAGGGAACTTATGACACTGCTAGTATTTATTCACTGTCTGTAATAAAGGAATCAGATACATCGTATAAAATATGGTATGGTGGTTCAGATGGTGCTTATATTAGAATCATCTATGCTACCTCTACCAATGGTACAAGTTGGTCTAATTTTCAAAGATCAATTAACATAGGAAGTGAGGGGACGTATGATACTCAATATGCTTTTAAACCATCTGTAATTAAGGAATCTAGTGTTTCTTATAAAATATGGTATACTGGATATGATGGATCAAGTCATAGAATAATATATGCTACTTCTACTGATGGTATAAGCTGGTCTAATTTTCAATTAGTGATTAATAAAAACAGTGAAGGTACATATGATACATCCCGAGCACATGTGCCATTTGTAATAAAAGAATCCAACAATTTATATAAAATATGGTATGCGGGTTATAATGGGTCGAAGGATAGAATACTTTATGCCACGTCAGAAGACGGAAAAGTTTGGACTAAGAATGTTGCAAATAGAGTTTGGGATGACAATTTCGTAGGAGTTTGGCATATGTCTCAAGAACCAACTGGCGGCACAGGGTGTATTTTAGATTCCACTTCTAATCAAAATAATGGTACCCCACATGGAAACATGACCGCGTCTGACTTAGTAGATGGCAAAATTGGAAAAGCTTTAGATTTTGATGGCAATGATGATTATACTGAAATAAATGGGATTTGCTCTGATATTAATTCAAATGGAAATTATTTTACATCGACTTTTGCAATTAAACATGGAACTACTTTACCATCGAGTGATAGCGATACTGTTTTAAGTATGCACGGAGTAACAGGAAATTCTAATAGAGCTATTTTTTGGATTGAACCAAATCATAATTATTTTAGTTTTATTTTATTAAACACATCAGCTACAGAAATTATACGTTTAACAAGCACAAAAAATGTCTGCGATGATAATTGGCACATTGTGGATTTAGTTTATAATGCTGCAAATAAAAATTTTACCTCGTATATTGATGGGGTTCAAGATCAAACTGGAACAGCATCATCAAATTTTGTTATAGAATCCAATGGACGAGCAAGTATTGGTCAAGAGTATGATGCGTCTACTAGTGATTTTTTTAATGGAATTATAGATGAAGTAAGAGTTTCAAAAATAGCAAGATCAGCCGATTGGATTAAAGCTACTTATTATTCGAACTGGGATAATTTAGTTACTTTTTATCCACCCCAATTTAAGTACACAGGATATGTACAAAAAGGCGGGGTTCCAGTAGCTAGACCGGTGCACCTATATAAAAGAGACACAGGGGAACTTATTGGAAGTACCACATCTGCCAGCGGCAATGGGTATTTTGAAATTATTTCTGAATATGATGAGTATCATTTTTCAGTTATTCTTCCAGAAATTACTGATTCTTATAATATTATAGCGTCTGATAAAATAAAGCCAGGGACTTAAATTATGTCAATACCAACGATTAGCGGAGGGATATTTAACTTTTCTGATGCGGGATATTTTCCTACTACGTGGAGTGGGGGAGTATACGATTTTGCCCCTTCGACGCTTTATCAAATTTATACTGATCTTAATTATGTTTATGCGGCTATTGGAACTGGTCTCGATATTATAGATATAGATAGTGAACATAAGGGCGCTTATATTCATTTTGATTCAGGTTTTAAATCTGTATGGGGCAACGATTATACTGTATATGTTGCCACATCTGTGTCTGGGATTAAATGTTTTTCAAAAAATGATATTACTATAAACATTAATACACCAGTAGATTTGACTGCTTATCTTATGGATTATCTGAGGTATCCTCGTATCACGTCTGATAATGTAAAATATATTCATGGTTACAACGATAAAATAATGTGTTGTACTTCTTCTGGTGTAGATTTTTTTCAAATGGAACCAAATGGGTATAGAAGTAAAACAACTGTTTCTGGTGCATATAAGTGTTTTGTTCCGGATAATGAGACGGCATATTATATTACTATCTCGGGCGGGGAATATTCTATAAATAAGTTAAATACTACTCTTATGGATTGGGTTGAACCAAGTGAAGTTTTTAATGTAGGTACAGGATTAAAGATAAATGATTTATATGTTACGTCTCATACTTCTGCCGGCGGAACAAAAAACACTTTATTTATAGCAACATCTTCTGGAATTTATGTTATAGATGAAGAAAACTATAATACTGATGTTTATTATGCTTAGAGGTAATATATATATATGTCTGATTATTTAATATTTAATTTTAAGGATGCAACTTATAAAAGGCCTAAACAACCTTTAGAATTCAATTTTATAGGAAATATATTTTATATACTAGGTGGTAATAGTAATAATTTTACAGCTATTTGGGCCGACGAAAAAGCAAGCAGGTCTTCTTTTAAGTTTTATTCTGCTTCAACGGGTCACGGAGCGTCTTTATCTGTTGTTGATTTATCTACTAAGCAACTTGTGGATTTTTACACTACGTCCCATACCGGCGCTGCCAATGAAAAATTAACATCGGAAGATGTTGTTGATATCAACATAGGATCAAGGGGATAAAATGCCTGGATATAATCCACCAGATAGTAAAGCAATTCCTTTTAAATTCACTAAGACTGGATATGCAAAACCTACTTATAATCCTACGGATATAGATTTTCATCCAGAATACAGTGTTTCTGATTTAAAAGCTGCTATACAAGTAATGGGAATATACCAGGAGTCTACGTATACTTATAAAAAGTATTGTCCCACATATGTTATTGGTTATTCTGCGTATGGGGTTCAGATTTTAAAAGGACGTTGTGTTTATGGCGGAATACGTGATTTGGGAGCACGAATAAGTATAAAAGGCGCAGAGCATGGAGTGGCCGATTTATCGGCGTTTTTAAAGCAATTGAAGGCAAGTAAGGTTCCTTTCGATTTGTCTGCTTTTATTAAGGTTTATGAGCATTTAGATTTACCTTCGTATATTCGTGGATATGCTGTTTCAATTATTAATGCCACTATTGGTAGTGATTTACCAAGGGATTTAGGTGGTTATATAAATATTTTTGTAAGTGGACAAAAAGATCTATCGGCAAATGTTTATGGCTGGCAGGCATTAAATTTAAATGCAACTTTAGCAGGGCTGTTATTAAAGAATTTACCTTCATCTCTATATCCTGTTCCGCCGAAAAATCTTAATGCCTATTTAAAGGTGTGGCCAGAACGTTATTTGTATGCTCTAATTCATGGTTGGAATAGTTTAAATTTAGCTGCGTATATAAAAGGGAAGCCGTATGCTGATTTAAGCTCATATATAGGAACGCACGTTTGGATAAATTTGGGAAGTTTGGTAAAGGGTTGGGTAAGAGAAGCTAAGAGAAACTTGAGTGCTTACATAGTGGCTTTTCAGTTTAGATATCTACCAGCTTATATTTTTTCGTATGAAATTAAGAATTTAGGTGGGTATATACATTCAATTTCACCTATACGTTTACCTGCTAAAATTCATGGTTGGCAAGAAGCTTATTTAACAGCCTCTTTGTATGGTAAAGATTATCCATATCAATTAAAGGCTTACATTAATGGGTCTGGTGGATTTAAAGATTTAATTGCATACGCAAGACCTGTTGTGGCATCTAAAGAATTCAAAAATTTGCCTTCGTCTACTTATGGTTGGGATAAGTTGGATTTGAAGGCATATGTTTTTATTGACTCATACTCAGTGTTATCTGCAAAAATTTTCCCGGCGGGATTTGGAAATTTGCCTGCCAGTATATTTCCTAAAATGATTCGCTTGACATCCATATTAAAAATGATTACATTAAATAATTATGACTTGTCTGCTATGATAAATGTGTCTTGTATTTTTTCTAAATTTTCAAATTTAAGTGCCTATATAAGTTCTGTATTTAAATCGGATCTTGGCGGGTATTTGAGGGGGATTAAAGATCTGACTCCTGTCGATTTATCAGCTTCTGTTGGAGAAACACTTACACGTGTAGTTTTAGATAAATTACCTTTAACAATAAGAATTAAAAGTGATGCCGCTAAAGTATATGACATTCTTCCTGTTTATTTTACATTGTTTAATGGCATAAGCGATATGTCTGCTAATTTAACTCCTATTCCTATGCATACTGATTTATCAGCTAAAGTTTATTCTGTTTACTTAAGAAATTATGTTTTTGAGCATCAAAAAAATAAAGAACGTGTTTATAAACCAAGTGTTGCTGATCCTAATAGGTTGTTATTATCAAAAGTAGTTGAGTTTTCCCTAAAGGATGCCGTTAAAGAGTATGTTTACTTATCTACTGCTGATAAAGTTTTTGCTGCTGGTTTTTTTGATAAGTGGTTGTTACAGGCCACTGCGTATTCTCCTGAAAACCTATTAACTGGAAAAAAACGCCGTCTTTTTAGAGCAGCAGCATTACACAACCTATCAAAATATAGATTAATTGATGATGCGGTCAGGAGTATTATAGAGTTTGTTACGTGGGAAGCATCCTCTGATCTAAATGCTGTAATTAATTTAAACCATAAAAGTATGTTGGCACAACTCAAAGCACAAATTGTACCAAAATATGTTAAGTCAGCGCAGACAAGTATTGGAGCCTTTATATTAGGGCAAGCCCCTTATTCGACAGTAGTCGGATACGACAGTGACGGAATTGAAATCGTTAATTAATTTTAACAAAAGTACAAAAAAAAGAATTAATTAAAAAAAGTCAAAAAAATTCTTGACAAATTAAAATAATGTCTTAACTTTACATCAGTTGTGAAGATAAATTAAATTTAAAAGGAGAATTACAATATGAAGTTTAGTATTCCTGTTCAAGAATTACAGGGTGTTGTTAATTTGTTGGGTATTACTGCTAAGGTTAATACGGCTGAAGTGCCTGGTAGGATTTTAATTGAAGTGTCAAAAGATAGTGTTTTGTTTTTGTCTAATAATTTATCTACTGGAGTTTCTATACTTACTCATAATGTAGTAGTTGAAGAAATTGGAAGGACATCTGTAATTTTTAGTAGTTTAAAGTCTTTTGTATCGCCTTTTATTGCTTGGGATGAAGAAAAGCAGGTTGGTGCAAAAGATTTTGTATTTAAGGGAGACGAACATAATATAATCATTTCTGTTAAAAACAAGTATTCAAATGGTAAGGTTTCGAATGGAAGAATGCGCTTGTCTGTGTACAATGCTGATAGTATTCCGAAACAAACTGCCATTAAGAATACTACTTTTACTCTTAATTCTGATGCCCTGAAGGCGGCGGTTAGTAAGGTCTTATACTGTGTTGATCCGAATTGTATGGCAGCATCTTTAAGAGGAATGTGTTTAAGGTTCGATGAAAATGATATTTGTTTTGTTGGTAGTGATGGTAAAGCGCTTTCTGAGTTTACTATTGGTAATGAGAGTGAAATAACAAATGAAGCTTTTGTCGTAAAACTGGATTATGTGATGGCATTGCGTAGATTTATTTCTCCAGATATAATCATGAACTTTGAAGTTAGTGATAAGTCGATAAAAATGCAATCAGGCGATGTATTGTTATGGGGAAAGACAATAGTGGGATCTAAATTCCCTGATTATAAAGGTCTTCTGACTGACTACCAGCACGAAATAGCAGTGGATAAAGAAGTACTTATGAGTAATTTGGTGCCTTTTATTGATTCATTAGATGCTAATGACTATAACCGCTTGTCTATTAAGATAGAAAATAAAAAATTAACTTTTTATAATGAGTCTGGTCAATTTATATGTGATTGTGATTTTAATTTTTCTGGAGAACACATAGTGGACATGAATGGATTGTTGTTGTATAAAACAATTGATGCGATTAAAGACACAATTATTGCTATAAGGTTCTCTGAAGAACCCACTAAAAATGTGTTGTTTGATTCTATGTCTTATAATAACCAGAAAGCTCTAATTGTGCCTTTACGAAGACGGTAAATTATGATAGTTAAAGAAAAAATTTTATCAGAATTATTTGATGCTCTTAATCAAGAGACATTGATAAGAGAACAATTGATTGAAGTTAAATGTAAAGAATATTTACGGTTTTTGGGGTATAAAATCATTGAACCAATTGAACCGAAATATACAAATGTGAAAAATACCAAAGATTTAGTTCAGTTGTTTTATGCATTGGTTGATTATCACTATCCTCAAGCCGTGGGTTACTATAGGAACATTAAAAAAGATATGAAGATTGCCAAAGATTTTGTACAAAGTAGAATGGATGCATCTTCTATAACCAAGAAAGAAGCACTTCAAGAATGTTCCCTTATTATAGAGACATTATTTAAAAACAGTTCTGAATTTAATTTTGATGGGCCTGTTAGCAATTTTGGGATTTTTGGTCAGCAAAAAATGGGATGGGTTACTGAGAAAATAATTAGAATTATTCATGATAAAAATAAAGAACAACAACGTTGTTTGGATGAACGTATTGAAAAAGAAATATTAGACAAAATTTTAAAGGAAAAAGGTGTTGAATTCTTAAGGTTGGAAGGGATTTAGTATGGCAAAAAAGAAAAGTATTAAGAAAGAGATTAATAGTTTAGAGTTGGCCAAGAAGGCTATAATAAAAAAGTATGGTAGCATTATAAGTACTTTAGGTGAACAAGGCGACTTAGACATCAACACGGTTTCAACCGGATGTTTAGGTTTGGATATTGCGTTAGGCCGTGGAGGAGTGGCTCTGGGTAGGATTTATGAATTATTTGGGGAGCCGTCTTGTGGAAAAACCACATTGGCTATGAGTATAATGGCACAAGCTCAAAAACGGGGTATGAAGTGTTGTTTTTGTGATGCCGAGCATGCAGCCGATCCTAAATTATTTAAATCTATGGGCGTTAATATAGATGAGGTTGAACTAATTAGGGCTTTTAATGGCGAAGAAAATCTAGATGCCGTAGAAACATTAGTAAAGACAGGAGAAATAGATGTTGCCGTTATTGATAGTGTTTCTGCTCTTATGCCGTCTGCGGAAGCAGACTCAGTCATAGGAGATGATCATATTGGGTTGTTAGCACGTCTTATGAGTAAGGCAATGCGCCGTTTTAGTCCTCTTGCTAGTGAAACTAATACATTGGTTATTTTTATTAATCAGATAAGAACTAAAATTGGGAGTTGGGGCGATCCTACTACAACTACTGGCGGCGCCGCATTGGATTTTTATGCAACTGGCCGTATTCAAGTATCTGGTGGCGCATTTAAAAATCAAAGAATTGTTGATCCTATTACAGGAGAAGTTTTGGGTCATAAGACTACTTTTACGGTTAGAAAAAATAAGTTGGCGCCACCTTATCGTACGGCGGAGGTGCCTTTAATTTATGGTGTTGGATATGATGTTTATAGGGAAGTGTTGGTATTATCCGAAGGGTTAGGTTTGATAGAAAAAAGGGGGGCTTATTATTATCATTCAGATGAAAAATTTGCGCAGGGAGAAGAAAATGCTGTAGCTTATCTTAAAGAGCATGATGACTTTTATTCAACCCTTAGAACTCAAATAGTAGAGCTTACTGGACTAAAGGAACAATATGAGCGAAATAGCAAATAGTGTTCATGAAATTTTGAAAGCTCTATTTCCCAGGTATACCATTATACCTGAACTTTATGTGAACTATCGAAATACTAAGTTGTTTTTTGATTTTTATATAAAAGAATTTAATTTGTATGTAGAGGTTCAGGGGCAGCAACATGTTAAATTTAATCTTCATTTCCATGGTACAAAAGAGCGTTTTCTGAACCAAAAGAAAAGAGATAATCTTAAAATAGAATACATACAACAGGACAATACACGTAGTTTGGTTAGATTTTATTATAACGAAAAAATTTCTGGTGCTTTTGTGAAAGAAAAAATAAACAAAGCCTTAGATAGGGGTTTTTATGAGTAAAATTATAAACATAAATAAAAAACACAATAAGGATTGTATGGATTGGTGCCCAATGGAAGATGGTACCAAAGTAGGAGACACTAAATACTGTTCTCTTAGTCTTTTGTGTAGACAAATTAATATGAAAAGTGATTGGTTATCGTTCATTAATAAAGAAACTGGAAAATTAGAGTTTGATTATTTTTGTACGGGAATGAATGTTACCGAGGAAACTAAAGGAGTAGATGAGGAAATTTCCTAATGGATCAAACCATTTTTATGTATAAAAAAATAGCGCCCACACTTGATTTGGTGGAACGGGCTTTTTCTTACAATTTTAATAAATTAGATAGTTTAGAAAGTGTCGAGCTAAGTAAGTTTTGTGCTGCTCTGGCACAGTATTTAGTTTATATGCGATATCAACGTAATAAATTAAAAATGAAAATTTTAAAGATTAAACAAGAAATAGAAAGGATTGTATTTCATTTGTTAGGCCAAGAGATATTAAAAAAATTTAAAACAAAGGCAGATGCTAGGGAATATTTAATTAGTAACAATGCGTCCTTGTCTTCCATGAGAAAAGCGCTTGACAAACTGAATTATGAGCTTATAATGACTGAAGGAATGGATAAAACTATTTTAGAACTAATAAACGCATTGAAACGAGAATTGACACGGCGAGGCGAAGAACTGTCATTTTCTAAAATGAATAGGAGGTAAGTGGATGGGCAAAGGTAAGGCTCTTTTTTGTTCTGCTGGTGATGAGCGGTTGTTATTAAATTTTTGTTTGTCCGATCAAGATTTATATTATACTGTAGCATCTAAGCTTGTGCCAGAGGATTTTTTGGATGCTGAACATCGATTGTTTTTTATACTTATCAGTGATTTATACTTGTCGGGTTATAAAAAGTTAGATGGAGTTATCATATTAAATGAGGCCCGTAAACAAGGAATTATAGACAATTTAGGTGGCTATGAATATGTTAATGGGGTAGTCGGTACAAGCACTAAAGGTGAAAATTTTGATAAGGTTCTGTTTAATGTATTAGAGTCTAGCACAAAATGTAAACTCTATGAGGCTGTTTTAGAGCATGAAAAAGCTATTAAAAACAGCGTAAATGATGAAAAAACGAGCGAAGAACTAATAGGAAGCCTTGAAAATTATATTTTAGACCTTTCTACGCAAAGCAGGTCTATTCAGGAACCTTTGGATGTTGCTGATGGTCTTAAAGAATGGATTGAAGATCGAAAAGAACATAAAATAGAGATGTCTGGGTTGTCAACTGGATATCCTATATTAGACAAACAAATAGATGGTTTAATCCCAGGCACTTTAATGTTTATAGCTGCTCGTAAGAAAATGGGAAAAAGTGCTTTACTTACCAATATAGCTACATATGATGCTTACAAGTTGAGAGTTCCCACCCTTTATATTGACACTGAACTTCCATTCCATCAATTTAGGTCAAGATTGGTAGCAGGAATGTCTGGTGTAAAAGAACGAACTATTATACATGGTGGCTACAGTGAAGACGAGTATAATAATATTATCAAACGATGTTTAAATTTAATTGCGAATGGTCTTTTATTTCATGAGTATATGCCTGGGTATAGTATTGACAAATTAGTAGCGCTTTGTAAAAAGTTTAAACTAAAACATAATATAGGTTTGATAGTGTTTGATTATTTGAAAGAACCTGCTATTTATGGTAATTCTGACAAACAGAGAAAAGAATACCAAATTTTAGGAGACGTGGCAACTAAACTGAAAGATTTGTCGGGGGAGTTAGATGTCCCTATTCTAAGTGCCGTTCAATTAAATAGAGCCAACGATGTTGCGGACAGTGATAAAATAGCACGATATGCTGACATTATTGCTCATTGGTTTAAAAAGGAAAAAGAAGAAATTGAGGCCGGTGGTTATAAAGGTGGAACTCATAAACTTCTTATTAGAGATACTCGTAGAGGCGGCAGTACTGGGGAAGCTGGTATAGGTTATTATTTTTTCAAAGAATACCTAAGAATTAAAGAGGTGGACGCTGAAAACCAGCTTATTAATTATATGAAAGACGACGATGTACTCAATGAGGATAGTGCGGATGCAACATATTCAGATGAAGAACTTATCTAAGAATAATACTTTTGAAGATTGGGAAGCGTTTAAGAAAGAATTGATGGTCTTGAAGAATTCTGTTGATTGTAGAGTTCTTTTAGAGTCTTTAGGTTTTACTATCGTTCGGGAGACAGCAAAAGAGTTTAGGGCATCTTGTCATATACATGGTGGGGATAATTCTTCTGCTTTTAGGTTCAACAGAGAAAGCCGCACCTGGGTTTGTTTTACTCATAAATGCCATGATATATTAGGTAGAGATATAATTTCTTTAATAAGAGTTAGTAAAGATTTAGATTTTTTTGGCGCCGTAAATTATTTAAAAACGTTAGTAGGTTCGGTTGACTTGAATGATGATGTATTTAATAAATTGAAGATAGAACAAGAGAAAAAAGCTTTTATAAGAGAGCATTGTACTACGCATCATAAACCCTCATATGTATCAGAAGAACATTTACATGCACATTTAAGCTTTAGATCTAATGGGTTTTTAAAGGATGGTTTTAGTCCAAAAACCTTAGACCATTTTGAAATAGGCGGCGGCTATGTTGATGGAGAAGGGAATATTAGAGATATTATTCCTATAAGAGATGTGGATGGCACATTATTAGCGTATAGTTTACGTGATGTTCGTAGAATAAAGGACATCGATGATTCAGAAAAATATATCATTACTCCAGGTTTACTTAAAGATCGGGTTTTGTACAACTTAAACAACGCCAAAGATTTTTTAACTACTCAGAAGCTGATTGTAGTTGAAGGATTTAAAAGTGTTTGGAAGTTATATGAAATAGGGATGTATAACGTGGTCGCAGTAATGGGTTCTGTAATTACTCCGGGTCAACAAAGTTTAATTTATAAATATGCTAACAAGGGAATAGCGATTTTGTTTGATAATGATGTTCCAGGTATTGTTGGTGCCAACAAAGCTTTTGTGGAGATGGGTAAAAAAATTAAAATTACTCCTTTAATCATGTATGGGCCTGAGGGGACAGACCCAGCTGATTTAAAAGAGAATGAACTACTTAAAATTTTGAAGAATATATAGGTGTGAAATGGAGTTAACAGGATTAAATTATGTAAGGTTGAGGGGTAAGATAACGAAAGCTAAAGTTAGGCGCGTAGGCCAATACAATTCATTGGTTTTCAACGCTTTACTAGCTATACCAGCACCTGCTCCTGCAAAAGGTGCTCAGTATATTAAAATTTCATCTTTTTCTTGCGCTGATGCTTTGGAGCCACTTGAAAATGGGACTTTTGTTCAAATTGAGGGACATATTGAAGAGCGTTTTTATTCAGGTAAATGCAGATATTGTGGGGGCTATGAAAAGAAGTATTGGACTGAAGTGGTTGTTGATAACTTCATCGTGCTAGAGGAGTGATTTTATGTGGAAAGTAGTTCCGATACAAGGAAGACAGTTATTAGATGTTAGACAAGAGGATTTATTTGGAGATTTTAGGTTATGTGAGACATACCGTGGTGGCGGTGGTTATGATATGTTTCCTAAAATCTGTAAAAAAAGAAATTTACTTCCTAATTTAGATGAGTCTGAATTAAGTAAGCAATTTGTGGTGCAGTTATATGGATGTCCACTTGATTGCCATTATTGTTATGTTACACATTCGGGAGTATTTGGAAAAGTAAAACACCATTCAACAGAAAGTCTTATAAAAGCTTTTGAGGCTTCTGGAACTAATGTCTTTCATCTGATGGGCGGCGCCCCTGCTCTTTATTTGGAGCATTGGTCTGACATTGTGGACAGGTTGCCAACAAATACAATTTTTCATAGTGATTTAATGTTAATAGAAAAAGAGTATGATATTAATTGGTTATTAAGATTAAGAAGGGATAATGTATTATTAGCAGTAAATATAAAAGGAGTTACATCAGAAGATTTTTATAAGAATACGCAAAGAAGATTAAATTGGAATCTATTGAAAAACAACTTAGCTAAATTAATAGTGGCAGATGTTAATTTTTACATTACTTTTACTAACCCGGATAAAACTAATTTAAGTAAATTTATGTTGGAAATGTCATTGGAGTTTGGCGATTCAATTTTTGAAGATTCCTATATAATTGATTTGGTTATATATGAAGCTATTAAACATAAGGAGATTGTTATATGATATGCCCAGATTGTGGAAGAGTTCTTACCGAACATATTGATAAGGATGAAGATGAGTTGTATTTAGAATGTAAAATTTGTGGTTTTATGACTTCTTTAGATGACTCTGTATATCAACTTGTAGAGTTTCAAGATATGGAAGAGCTAGATACGTTTCTTTTGTATCATGATGACATAGATATAGTCGAGGTTACTTCTGCTACATCGGAATGTATGTCGGATTATTTACATAAGTGTTTGCGATGTAATCAATATGCATTTGAAGTAAAAGAAAATAGTTTTAAATGTATGAAGTGTGGGTTTAGTTGGGAGGTTTATAAAAGTGAGTAATTATTATGATGTTTTAGGTGTAAGTAGAAATATTACTCAAGCGGATTTAAAGAAGGTGTACAGAAAGTTATCTATGAAATACCACCCAGACCGTAATCCAAATAATTCTGAGGCTGAAGAAAAATTTAAAAAGATAAGTGAAGCTTATTCGGTTTTATCAGATGCGAACAAGCGAAAAGAGTATGACCTTTTTTCTTCTAGTCCCTTTAGTTTTTTCGATGGCGCTTCTCCTTTCTCGAATTTACGTAGACATAATCCGCGAGCACCAAAAGCAGGAGCTGATCTTAGATTTATAGTGAGAGTGCCTTTCTACAAAGTTTTATTTGGTGAGCAGCATTCTATTGATTTTGATTACACTGATGTTTGTGCAACATGTGATGGGCTAGGTGCTTCTGAAACCAAAACGTGTTCAAATTGTCAGGGTTTGGGAATTATTCAGCATGTATCAAGAGCGCCAGGGTTTAATATTTCATCTGCACGTCCCTGCCCCGAGTGTAAAGGTAATGGAGTGATAACGGTAAAACCTTGTTCAGAGTGTAGTGGAGGTGGTACAATTAAAGCCCACAAGCATTTTGAGTTCACCCTACCGGCTGGGATTCATGATGGGCAGGTTATAACTTTTGCACAAGAGGGTGCTACAGGTGTTTTTGGCGGGCCGAAAGGAACGTTAATTATTAAAATTTTTATGCTTTTCCCGGATGTTAATATAATGTCTGAGAAGCAAAAAGACTTTTTAAGAACATTACCGTATTAGGAGAAAAAATAATGATGAGTAAGAAGACTATAAGTGTGGCGTCTAAAAAAGCTAAAGCAAGACGCTTACAAGACTGGACTGCTAAACAAATTGCGAAGTTATTAAGCTGTGATTGGGGAAAAGATTGTGTTGTTGCCTCTAGGGAAATGGGACAAAGTGGCACTGATATAAGATTAATTGGCGAGGCTCAAGAAAAGTTTAATTATTCTGTAGAATGTAAAAACCAAGAAACGTGGTCACTTCCAGCTTGGATAAAACAAGCAAAAGCAAATCAAAAAGAAAATACAAATTGGTTGTTGGTATGTAAAAGAAATCATCATGAGCCCATTGTGGTTTTAGATGCAACAGTGTTTTTTGGAATACTGAAACAACTTTTAGAATATCAATTAAAAAGCATAGATAAAGCTTCTATGGAGGGAAATTAGGTTATGTCAAAAAAAGTAGTTAAATTAAGTGCATCTAGAATTAAAACTTTTCTATCTTGTAAGCAAAAATACAAGTTTATGTATGTGGATAAATTGCCAAAAATTTCGAACCCAGCTTTTAAATTAGGTATAGCGTGTCATGAATCCTTAGAGTTGGCAGGAAATATATGGATGAAAAAAGGTAAATTTTCTGATGCTGATAAGAAGAAAATTATTCAAAAATATACTGAGGTCTCTGTAAGAGAGGGTATAAGCGATTTCGCTATTCATACTAAGGGCAAGGACTTGGTAGAGGCACGCCTTAATAATTTTGTTTTGGGCAAAAAAATTATCGGTTTGGAAATAAAATTTGGGATGGGGAAAAACACTTATAAAGTATCTACGGACGATGGAGTGCCTTTAATTGGGGCAATGGATATGGTTAGTGAGATTAATGAAGATACGTTACTTATAACTGATTATAAGACTTCTTCTATGGTGCCCACAGCAGATGAGTTGAAAAACGATATCCAGCTTTCTATCTACGACTTAGTCTCATCTAAGATTTTTCCCGGTTATAAACGTATTATTTTAAGTTTAGATATGTTAAAATTTGATCCAGTTTATACTTACAGAACACCCGAGGAGCGATTAGAGTTTTCGTCCTATCTGACTACTATTCATAAAGAAATGATGAATTTTTCAGATAAGGATGCTACTCCTACGCTAAACTTTTTCTGTCCTTGGTGTGAATATAAAGAATTTTGCGATGAATATAAGAAAACTTTGTCTAAATCAGACTATAAATTTTTACAAACCTCTAATATGTCCAGTACTGAGATGTTTAAAGAGTGGAAAAATATAAGAAATGTTATGTCTCTACTGAAGGGAAGGGAACGGGAACTCTCCATGCTTATGCAGGAACGTATTCGAGATCATGATAGTGTGATAAAGGATGAAGAACAGCAATTGTATATACGACAAAATTCCAGGAGTAGTTATGATCCGGTGCAGGTAGCAAAGTGTGTTTCGGATCATGAGGTTTTTGCTACCTTAGTGTCAACATTAAATAATAAGGCAGTAAAAAAATATGCGGAGGCTAATCCAGCTGTAATGGAAAAATTGGAAGAAGCTTTGCATATTAATTATACCAGTCCTTTTTTGGCGGTAAAAAAATTATAAAAGAATAGGAGAATTTATTAGAATGGACAAAAAGATTAAAGTATTGGCATATTGTGATTCACCCACCTGTGCTACAGGATTTGGAACGGTTAGTCGTAACATTTTTGAAGGACTATATAGAACTGGTAGGTTTGATATTGATATTCTTGGTATAAATTATTGGGGAGATCCACATAATTTTCCCTATAGAATTTGGCCAACTGGTACTAATGCGGAGCGGGATCCGTATGGCCGCAAAAAAATTTGCAACATGATTCCTCGAATGGATTTTGACATTTTATTCTTGCTGCAGGATTCTTTTATCATGGATTTTATTCCAGAGCTTATGGACTATTTGAGAGCAAACTACTCTAAACCTTTTAGAAGTATTTGTTATTTTCCAGTTGATGGTGCTCCTAAAGAGCAATGGATTAAAAATGTAAGTGCTGCCGATTTTACTGTAGCGTATTCTGAATATGGTAAACGAGAAGCAGAAAAAGCTTGTCCAGATTTGACTAAGGATATTATTGTTATCCCACATGGAGTTAATACCACTAATTTTTTCCCTTTGGATGATGATGAGAAATTAAAATTTAGAAAAAGATATTTTGGTAAATATAGTGATAGGTTTATTTTTACTAATCTTAATAGGAATCAGCAACGTAAAGATATACCTAGAACTATACAAGCTTTTGCAGAGTTTAGAAAACATGTACCTGAATCATTGTTGTACTTACATATGGCTAGACAAGATCAGGGCTGGCATTTGCCAGAAGTCTGTAAATCTTATGGTTTTAATATTAATGATGATGTTATTTTTCCAGAGAATTTTGGTCCCAATCAAGGTTACCCGATTCAAATTGTTAATATGATCTATAATATTAGCGATTGTGTTATTAGTACTAGTTTAGGGGAGGGTTGGGGATTGTCTTGGATTGAAGCCATGGCCACTAAAACTCCGGTAATTATGCCCAATAATACAGCTATTTCTGAAAATATTATTGATGAGCGAGGATACCTTGTTAATAGCGGCTCTAATTCTAGTTTATTCACTGTATTGCCTCATGATAATGAGGTTATACGTCCCTTGGTTGATGTGGAAGATATGGTTGCTAAAATGTTGACGGTGTACGGTGATTATGATGGTGCTTTGAAGAAGGCAGAAAAAGCATATGAATGGGTTCTTACAAAAATGGATTGGCAACAAAGCATTGTTCCAAAATGGTTAGAAGTTTTTAATAAAGCACATGATGAACTCACGTCTGCATCGGAAAAAGCACCTGTTGAGGGAGAGAAGTCTATTGAAACAGAGGAATTTTAGATATGTTGAAAATTATAAGAGTAGATGCGATAACATTGCCTGACCTATGGTTTCAAGCTGTTTATCAACTATTAGAAAATGGTCGTAAAGAAACCATAGATCGGGGTTCTTATGAAGGACAGACACGATTAGAGTTTGATTATTTTACGGGACATATTACTAAGCCATGGATTAAACCTTTAATTCCAGAGATTCCACCACATCTTAACATACCGGCGCCTGTAGAGGAGGCTTATATTTATGGTGGCGAAGGGTATGATAGATCTTATATAGAATATATAATGACAGATAGAAAAGAACCGGGAGAATCTTATACTTATGGGGAAAGACTAACCCACTTTACATTAAGTAAAGATATAATGGAATTTAGAGAACTTGAAGCAGATAATATTTTATACACAGATAATGATCGAGGCGTTTATTGGGATGGTTTTTCTCCGTATGTTAATCAAATAGATTATATTATAGAAACATATAAAAAACATGGGCATAGAAATAATCAATTGGTGCTGCAGGTTGCAAAGCCAGATGATATTTTATTGAAAGACCCACCTTGTTTAAGAGGAATTGATACACGTGTTCAAGATAATCAATTGCATTTTTTCGTCTATTTTAGATCTTGGGATTTATGGGGAGGTTTACCCGCAAATCTTGCTGGTATTCAAGAATTAAAATCTTTCATGGCCAGCGAAATAGGAGTAGATGATGGGGAAATGATTGTTGAAAGTAAAGGTTTACACATTTATGGATATGCAGAAGATTTGGCAAAGATAAGATGTATGAAAGAGGAGTATAATTAATGGAGATTACTGGTATAAAATATATTGGTCCTATTTTTGATAATTCAGGGTATGCTCAAGCTTGTAGAGGTAACATAATGGCACTTTATAACAAAGGGATTCCTCTTACTTTAGCACCGATATCTTTTGAGGCAGCTCGACCTGGCTTAGGTAAAAATGGCGAGATTTTAAAAAGTTTAATTGATAAGAAGATTGATTATAACGTAGTGTTTATACATACGACTCCTGAATTCTGGCAAAAATATAGAGAAAAGGACAAAGTTAATGTAGGATATACTATTTGGGAAACTACTAAATTACATCCAGACTGGCCTGGGTATATTAATGAAAATGTAGATAAAGTTTTAGTAGGATGTAGTTGGAATAAAGAAGTTTTTGAAGAAAGTGGTGTTACAATTCCTATTGGAGTAGTCCCCCATGGAATAGATATGTCAGAATTTAATGGTATTAAAGAGTATGATGTGCGGGGAGTAGAAAAAGATACCTATATGTTCTATAGTATTCTCCAATGGACCGAACGCAAACATCCGCTTTCTATGGTAAAAGCTTATTGGCATGCATTTCAAAATAACGAAAATGTTGCGTTGGTATTAAAAACTTATAGAAGTGACTACAGTGAACCAGAAAAAGATGCTATTAGAACTACAATTAAAAGACTTAAAGCCGTAACTCCTATGGAGCGGTATCCAAAGATCTATTTAATCTTAAATTTACTATCAAATGAAGAAATTTTGGGACTACATGCAAGAGGTGATTGTTATATATCTTTTGATAGGGGTGAAGGTTTTGGTTTAAGCCCTTTTACCGCCGGCGCTTGTGGTAATCCCATCATAGTAACTGGTTTTGGTGGTAGTACAGAGTATGCTAAGGAAGACAACTCTTATTTGGTAAATTATAGCCTAACTCCAGTTTTTGGAATGCCGTGGTGTATGTCATTGGAATCATTAGTAAAAACTACCGAAGGTTTCAAAAGGGCATGTGATTTACGTAGTGGAATGTCGGTAGTTAATAAAAATTTACAGATAAAACAGATTAATAAAGTAGAGTTTAGACCCCTTTTAGAACATGAGGATGTTTACACACTTAAGTGTTTTTCTTGCCCAGAAAAATTAGAATTGACTGGGGAACATAAATTATATGTATTAGGTGAAAATAATGTCCCAGTTAGAAAAGCGGTAGTTGACATTAATGTAGGTGATTATTTATATATTCCCAAGCCCACTATTAATTCCCAACAACCTATACAATACAGGGATGATAAATCAGCAATACATCCTATCCAAACTGATTTGCTATCCAAATTATCGTATCTATCAGGTTTGTATATAGCCGAGGGCTATATTCATAGACACTACAGTTATGTTTCGTTTTCCTTCCGTATCAACGAGAAAAATACTTTAGGGAAGATATGTAAAGACTATATGAAAGATATTTTTTCTATCAAAGATGACAACATTTATGAACGGGATATGCTCGATCGTAATGGTTACGAGGTGATGTTTAATGATGCTAATGCGGCGAAGTTCTTTAAGAAGAATTTCGGTAGTGGCAGTCACGAAAAGTTTATTTCGCCCATTATTAAATTCAACCCCTGTAACAAGGATTTGTTAAGAGGATATTGGGATGGTGATGGTCATATAAGAAAAGAGGGGTACAAGAATAAAAAAACCGGTAAAAAACGTATTAGTCCCGAATGTATAGCAGAAACTGCTTCCCTAGAGCTAGTTATGTGTGTGCGGGATGTTTTACTGTCCCTTGGAATTGTACCCTCCTTGCGTAAGAGTGAGAGGGTTGATGGTAGAATTAGTTATATTATATCTGTTTCAGATGAAAAGTTTGATGCCATTTTGGGCATAAATAATGCCAACAGGATCAGTAGTAGGTTTAAGAAGGACAGCAGTGATGGTGGTTTTGGTGTGTTAGTTACTGGTAAAGAATTATTAGAAGCATCTAATGAATTTATATGTAGTATTTCCGTAGAACCAGACGATGATGAAGATATTATAAACGGAGGAAGTTATATTTTAAATGGTATTGCTTCAAGTAATTCACCATGGTATCGAGGGGATCAACTGTGGGCCGAACCAGATGTAAAGCATGCTTCTGATTTGATGAAACATGTTTATGAGGATCAAGAAGAAGCGGCCGCTCGCGGGCAAAAAATTAAAGAATATATAGCGGATAATTTTACTTGGGAACATATTGGAAATAAAATAGTAAAGGAAATAGAAGAACTATAATGCTTGATAAAGTAAAAACACATTTGCTTATTACAGGATGTGTTCGTTCTGGTACTACAGCTGTGGCAGAGTTTTTAAGTATGTCTGATTCAATTATAATTCCAGCTGAATTTGCCTTTTATAGTGAGTGGGAAGACCCCAATAATTATATGAGAATATATACTATGATGCGGGCTCTTGTTAATAATAGAATTTTTTATTACAAAGGAATTCATGGTTATTCATTTACTAGAAGGTTAGAGATAGAAAAAACTACTGGTAAGCAAAGTTTGGAAAAGGTAATAGAGCATTGTCCAGATAAAGTGACTATTTTTGGTGACAAACTTCCCATTACTTATTTGAATAGAGCAGAAGAATTTTTAGATATGTTTAATAATTTGAAAATTTTAATACTGATCAGGGATGGGAGAGATGTAATGGAGTCCCAGGTAAGGCGTGCTAAAGATCCTTCTATTTTTGATGTATTCTGGTATAGAAATGATATATCTGAAGCAGAAGATCTTTGGTTAGCTTCTATGAAAAAGATTAATAAATTACAAAATAAAACAGATAGAATTATGTTTTATAAATATGAAGATTTATTAACTAACCCATCTAATTTTAGAGAACAAATGTCAAGTTTCATAGAAACTGATGTAAAAATGGTAGAAAGTTTCTTTAAACCGACACAATTCAACTGGAAGAAAACTTACCCTAATTTGATGAATAATTTATCTGATGAATTTATAGAACAGTTAGAAAGATATGACTATGCGTAAAATGACTTTGAATATAGGATGTGGAGAACGTGTATATTCTGGTTATCCTCATCCTTTTTATAGGTGTACTAATTATGATTTTAGACCCTTACCCTGTGTCGATATAGTAGGAGATGTAAGACACCTGCCATTCCGAGATGGATACTTTGATTATATCCTTGCCAGTGATATCATAGAACACTTCCCTATTGCTGAAACTACTTCCGTTATGAGAGAATGGCTTAGAGTTTTAAAAAAAGAAGGGATTATAGAATTTAGGTTGCCAAACCTGTTGGCTATTTGTGAAGACTATGTTAAACGACATCAAGAAAATAGGAGCGACATGCAGGGAGGTGTTCCTATAGCACATTATTTTTCTTGGTTACTATATGGTGGTCAAGATTATGTAGGCAATTTTCATTATGTAGGTTTTGATAGGAGATTTTTTGAGTTTATATGCAAAGACGTGGGGTTGGAAGAACAGTCTTGGAAAAAGGAAGGTTATAATATGGTTGTTAAAATGAAAAAGGTGAGGGATGTTTGATATGTCGAAACTTATTAGTGCTAATTTTGTGAAAAATGAAGCTCATTGTATAGAAAAAATGTTGGATTCTGTGCAACCTTATGTGGATGAAAGTTATGTAATTATAGACGATACTACCACTGACAACACTAAAGAAATAGCAGAGTCTTTGGGTTGTAAGACCAAATTTTTTAAATTTGAAAATTTTGGTAAAACTTGGAATACTTTGTTATATTGGTTAAAAGGTAAGTCTGATTGGACCTTATTCATTGCTCCTGATGAATGTATTACGCCCGAGTTTGGAGAAAAATTAGCTCCTTTAATAGAAGAAATTAATAAAACTAATATAGATGGGGTATGGTTTCCTCGGCGGCACTGGGAAGATCTTGAAATGAAAAAAGAATATACTAAACAGAATTGGTATCCAGATTGGCAGCTTAGATTAATAAGAAATGATTTTCCAAGAATTCATTTAGTGCATTATGTCCATGAATGGCCGATGGGGTTGAGGAAACAAATTAAAGTTGAGCAGGATATACACCATTTTAATATGTACTGGAAGCCCAGAATAGAATATAATTTTGACAAAATGAATGAGCTTTATAGAACCTTGCAAGAAAAACAAAAAATTGATGGTGGAGGTAATATTTGGCCTGATGAAATGTGAAGAAGAAGTAGACATGAAAGTAGTTTTAATTGGATTAGGGTATTGGGGACCAAATTTATTTAGAACCTTTTTTAATATGGGCTCTTTAGCTGCAGCATTTGATATTAATGAAAAAGCGCTGAAAAATTTTGCAACTAATAACCAATACAAAGATGTTTTTTTTGATACTGATTGGGAGAGGTGTCTTGGTAAAAAAGATGTTCAAGGAGTTGTTATAGCTACACCTCCGCACACTCATTATGAAATAGCTAAAAAAGCTATTATGAACGGCAAACATGTTTTTATAGAAAAACCAATGACTTTGGATGTGAAAGAAGCCGAAAAAATACAAGAATTGGCAGAAAAGCATAAAAGTATAGTAATGGTTGGACATATCTTTTTATACAGCCCTGAAATATTAAAATTGAAAGAAATTATAAGTAATAAAGCTTTTGGTAAAATTAGATATATCTATACTAAGAGACTTAATTTAGGAAAAGTACAGTCTCCAGCAAATGTAATAGAAGATTTAGCTCCTCACGATATCAGCATTATTGATTTTCTTTTAGAAGACAAATGTAAAGAAACGCAAGTGTTTGCTAAGGCACACATTCTTGAGGGGTCAGAAGATGTGGCTTTTATAAATATGAAATATCAAAATGGAGTGATTTGTAATTTACATTTAAGTTGGTTAGACCCTCTAAAAATTAGGAGTTTAGTGGTAGTTGGTGAAAAACAAATGGCCGTATGCGAATCAGCTCCTAAAAAAATAACTCTTTATAATAAATCTGTAGATATAGATGAAGAGGAGGCTAAAATAAGTCGTTCTTTTGCATCCCATATGATGCTTTATAAATATGGTGACGCTATTATTCCTTATTTGGAAAACTATGAGCCGCTAATGAAAGAATGCCAGGTTTTTATTGATGCTATTAAAACTAATAAACAACCCCTCTCTTCAGCGGAAGTTGGAGTAAGTGTTGTTAAAACTCTTTCCGCGATGCAACGATCACTAAAGGAGGGTGGTAAATGGGCTCAAGTGTGATTTCAGCGCATTTAATAACTCACCAATGTCTTACCCTTGATTATTGTTTAGAGGCCACTGTGCGTAGTATGATGGACTTGTGTGATAACATTTATATTAATGATGGGAAATCTACTGATGGCACGTTAGACCTATTGTATACTTTGCAAAAAGAATATGGTAAAGACCGTGTTGTGATTTTTGAAAGGGAGTGGGAACATAATAGGCGTGTGTGGGCTGATCAGAAGAATTTCCTACTTGACAAAATACCTTTTGATGCTTATGTTATATTTATAGATGCAGATGAAGTGATACATGAAAATGATATTTTAGCTATACGTGAGCTAACTAATAAAGGAATTCCTGCTGTTTCTTTTAAAGTTATACATTTTTATGGTAGACCAACACATTATATAGATGGCCCTGCTTGGTACAAAAGACACACAAGGTTATGTAAACGTAGTACAGGAATTAGGCTCCATCATATTGAAAAGGGCTGTGCGGATGATTTAATTTGGCCGAATGGTATGACCGCACATATGGCTGGTTGTTTTCTTTCCAACATTGTTTTATATCATTACGGTAATTGTAGAGACCCAAGGGCGCTTGGTAGGAAGTCAAAAAAGGCAGATGATTTATATCAATATAGCTCCGAATATAAAGGTGGTAAATTAGCAGAGCCTCGTTCTTTCAGTTACGCTTTTGATAAAGTCGGGGCTAAAGTTTTTACCGGAAGTCATCCTAAATATGTTTCCAAATGGATAGAAGACCATAAAAACCAAGCTACTGAATATATATGTGATGATAAGGAAATTAATAAATTATGGTGTTTTAAGGAGAATTAAGTTATGAATAATGTTTTTATACATCCGACTGCGGTAGTGGAAACAGAAGAAATTGGAGAAGGAACTTATATAGGCCCATTTACTTATATATCTTCTAGAGTTGTAGTTGGTAAGAATTGTAAGATTTATAATGCCTCTTTGGGATTGCCAGGAGAACATCCACATGATCCTGATGATCAAAACGGAAAAGTTATTATAGAAGATAATGTTGAAATAAGGGAGTATGTTACTATAAATGCTCCTATTTTTAGTGAGGAAACCAGGATAGGAGAACATAGTTACATAATGGCTAAGGCACATGTTGGGCATGATGCCATTTTGGGTAAGTATAGTGTGCTATCTACAGAAAGTATCATCGGAGGGCATCATGTTTCAGGAGATTATTGTTATTTTGGTTTAAATTCTACTACACATCAGAGAGCCAAAATTGGAAATTATTGTATGATTGGCGCGAATGCTTTTTTTAAAGGTACTTCTCCAGACGGTGTAATTTGGGCAGGTGTTCCTGCTAAGCCTATTAAAGTTAATGAGGTAGGTTTAAATAGACATGCTTCAAAACTTATTAGAAAAAGTCTTATTATAACTGCGTCAGACTTTATAAAGGGATTTTTTGTTTATAAAAGTGGGGAGAAGTTGTAAATATGAAAATTGTTGTTGGAATTCCTTGTTTTAATGAAATAGATTATATAAAGCAGCGAATTGATGATCTGCTTTTAACAGACCATGATCATATTGTATTTTTAGATGATGGTAGTACTGATGGTGGTTATGAAGAGCTTTTACAGTATGAAAAAAAATACTCTCACATACATGTCTTTAGAAATGAAAAAAATAGTATAAAAAATTATTCACTTAATAGATGGATGGTGTTAGCGAAGTACTGTGCCACGTTTGAGCCTGATTGGATCGAAATGCGTGCGATGGATCAGACATATTCGAAAGCATTTTATGCCATAAATGGTAAGAGTTTATTTAGAGAACGATTGGAATATTATATGGATAAAGATATAAATATGATTTGTTTTCCTATAGTTAATTTATGGCGTTCTAAGTGGTGGTTTAGATCAGATGGTATTTGGGGCAATGCTGTTATCACAAGTGTCTCAAATTCCTGTTGGAAGCATAACAGTGGGTGGGAGTTTGTAGGTCCGTACAGAGTTAGTGTAGCACATCAAGGAGCCCATAGGCCTAATAGGTTCAATGGTTCTATGAAAGTTGCAAGTATAAATTTTGTTTCTGATAAGCAGCCACTTCCTTTAGTTGTTTTACATCATGGTATGAGCTCACACAAAAAAATAGCTAATAAATTAAATAGACAGTTTAGATATAGTTTAAATTTAGATGGGCAGGCGATTGGGATGCCAAGTATAAAGAACCCACCACACCCCTCTCAATGGAATGGTTATAATGGATATAAACTAGCGCATGAACAATTTTTAAAATTGACAAGAGTTAGAAAAGAATGGGTTTTAGGAGAAGTTCCAGATGCGCCATTGCCCGAAATTAAATCTTTTTTTGATGTTATTGTGAAATACAATGAAAGTGTGGCAAACCAACATAGGGAATTATATAAAAAATTAGATAGGACTGAAATAGAATATGACTTATTCAAACAATTTAATTAGTTTTGGTGATGTACAAATAGGGAAGAACGTTACTATATTTCCCAATGTAGTATTAGGACGTCCTCCAATGGCTCCCAAAGGGAGGACCGAAATTGATTATTCTAAGTTAGCATCTTTGCCTGTCTATATTGGAGATGGCACAATAATTGGAGCTAATTCCGTTATATATAATAATGTGAGTATTGGCAAAGATTGTTTAATAGGTGACGGTGTTTATATAAGAGAAGGCGTTTCTATTGGAGATGGAAGCATAATTGGCATAAGTTGTAAAGTAGGTGCACGTACAATTATAGGTTGTAATACTAGAGTAATGGATCTCACAAATGTATCTAGTGATGCTGTTTTAGGTAATAATGTGTTTATAGGTCCAGGAGTTATGATGGGCAATGATAATAGCATGGGTCGAGATGATGCTGGTGATGGTTTTGCATTTACTGGCCCAAAAATACAGGATTGGGCGACTCTTGGAATGAATGTTAGTGTATTACCTGGAGTAACTATAGGGGCTGACTCTATCATAGCAGCAAGCGCTGTAGTGTCCAAAGATATTCCCGCGGGAGTGTTGGCCATGGGTGTGCCGGCTAAAGTTGTTAGAAATATAACTGTGGAGGAAACCAGATGCAAATAGGACAGTTTAACGTTATAGAATCAGATCGCATTGATAATGGTGTTTCGATCGGTCATTTTAATCATATTTGGAAAGATGTTTTTATTGGCAGAGGAACTCGTGTGGGTAGTTATTGCGAGTTAGAACCAGGTGTAATGATAGGAAATGGTTGTTTGATACAAGGTAGGATAAGAATAGGCAGCCATGCTGTTATAGAAGATAATGTTATTATCAAATATGGTACTATTGTAACTGATTATGCTATGATAAGAAATAACACTTTTATAGGTCCAAATGTAATTACTTTGGGTGCCGAATCTGATAGAGAGAAAAAGATAGGGGCTATTATAGGAAAGAATTGTTTTATTGGCGCGGGCACTAAAATTTCTGCTTCAGCAAAAATTTGTGATGATGTCATAGTTGGTGCTAATTCTTTTGTTAAAGATGATATAGTTGAACCAGGTATTTATGTCGGAACTCCCGTGAAGTTAGTAAAAAAGAAAGGAAGTAATAAATGACAATACCGTTTGTAGATCTGAAAAAACAATATGAAAATATAGCACCATTAATTATTTCTGATATATATACGTGTATAGAACGAGGTACGTTCGTAGGTGGTTATTGGGTTGATACGTTTCAAAAGGCGTTTGCTGAATTTCATGATGTTAATTATTGCGTTGGAGTTGGTTCTGGAACAGATGCTCTTTTATTATCTTTACTTGCATTAGATATTGGTCCAGGAGACGAAGTAATTGTTCCTGCTAATACTTTTATTGCTACAGCTTTTGCTGTTTCCCACGCGCGCGCAAAAGTTGTTTTTGTAGATGCTGACCCTAAAACTTATAATATAGATTGTGAAAAAATAGAAGAAGCTATTACTGATAAAACTAAAGCAATTATTCCTGTACATTTATATGGTAATCCAGTAGATATGAAAAAAGTATTAGAGATTGCTAATAAATATAACTTAAAAGTTATAGAAGATTGTGCTCAAGCTATTGGTGCTGTTTATAATAATCAAAAAGTTGGAACTTTTGGAGATATTGGTGCATTTTCTTTTTACCCAACGAAAAATCTAGGTGGTTTAGGACAAGGTGGGGCAATAATTACTGACAGTAAAGAACTCGCAGATAAAATAGAGAGCTTAGCAAACGTTGGCCGAGTTAAAGATTCCCACTATGAATATCAATACGTAGGTTTTAATTCAAGACTAGACTCTATTAATGCTTTATTTTTGTATTATTGTCTAAATGAGATATCTACTTGGAATTTTTTCAGAACATTTTTTGCTACGTTGTATAATACTGGCATAGATAATATTAAAAATTTAGATAGACAACATACAGTTAGATCTAAATTTAAAGTAAGTAATGTATACCATTTGTATGAAGTAAAGTGTAAGTCTAGAAACATTAGAGATAGTCTTCAAAGGTATTTAAAATCTAATGGGGTAGAAGCTGCTTTGCATTATCCTATTCCGTGTCATAAACAAACTGCTTATAAAGAATATAATAAACAGGTGTTTCCAGTTGCTGAGGAGTTAAGTAAAACTTTACTGTCTTTACCAATGCACCCTAATCTTTCTGGAGAAAAAGTCAGGTTTATCACAGTGTTATTGGATAATTTTTTAAATGGGAAATAATCAAATCATGTTGAATAATATTAAGATTTGCGTAAGTGAAATAGATGGTATTTTAACTAATCACTCATCACCTATTGATGAGTTAGGAAATACTCTTTTTAAGACATATAACTTTAAAGACTTCGAAGCTATTAATGAGATAAAAAAACGTGGATATAAGTTTATTTTCGTATCGTCTGATAATAGAATAAATTATCACTTATGCCGCCGAAAAAATATACCATTTTTTTGGTCGGAGCAAGGAAAAAAAGAAGCATTTTTGGCTGCCCTTAGAAGATATAATGTAACATTAGAAAATGTTTTATATATAGGTAGTAGTTTTTCAGATATCTCTTTATTTAAGATGGCACAGATTTCAATTTGCCCAGCTGATGCTATATACGAAATAAAAGCATTATCCGACATTGTTCTTAAATCTAATGGTGGTGATGGAGTATTATGTGAAGTGTATGAAATTCTTAGAAACAAAATTATGGAGTAGATTATGGGCGTCCTTGAGCCACAATATAGAAACATATGGGTTTCTGATGACTATATTTTTCATTGTGTAGTGTCAGGTGTTAATGTTTACGATGTTAATGCTAATTTTAAAGGGATTATTTTAGTAGAAGATAAGGCCTCTTCTGTTTGGGCAAATAATGAATTTTTATATATCGGTACAACAGTATCAGGTATATTAAAACACCCACTAACTTCTATTTCTGGTGGTATATTTAATGATTTAAGTTATTATAAACAATTTCCAGATATTACAAACAATGGTATAAATTACATTCATGGTAATGGTGATTATTTGTGTGCCACCACTGTATCTGGTGTAGACCAAATTAAATTTTCATCAGGCACACATATAAAAACCTCTATAAGTGGTGGTTTATTTTGTGCATTTGAAAAATGTTATCAGACCTCTCTGGGAGAATTGTATTACACCACAAAACATACACAGCATAATTTGGTCTACAATGGAAAGTACTTTCAAAAAATAAATTTTTCTGGTCCTGTATCTAAAGATGATTATCAAATTAAAGTTGAATTTAATTCTATTACTTTTGATTATTCACACGCACATACGTATGGGTATGATATTAGATTTTTTGATTCCGCGGGAAATAAAGTTCCTTATTTCATAGAAAAATGGTCACCAACAGGTTCTGTTATTTGGATAAAACCGCCTTTCGGATCTTCTTATGTCTATATGTTATATGGGGATGAGAATTTAACGGTTTCTGAAAGTGACCCTGATGAGGTTTTTGTTTTATACGATGATTTTAATTCTACAACTTTAGACACTAATAAATGGACTGTTGTTGGTGATCCATCTTCTTTTTCAATAGTAAATGGTGCTTTAAGATACAAAGCTACTACTGGTGATTATTTATTGAGTAGCGGTACTGTGAATTTTCCACTAATTATAGAACAATATTTATATAAAAATCATGGGACTACTGATAGAATTAATTATGTAAATACAATAGTTCCTTATGAAGAAGGGATACAGTGGTATAAAGGGAATAGTATTGCTAGAGAAGTTTTGTTTAATGAAGTAGCTTATAGAAAAGCTACTAACAATAATTTTTCTGATACTGCTAAATATTTGTTTACAACTACTATTTCTCAAAATAAAATAGAGATGTGGGTGGAAAAAAACGATGTGTTGTATATTAATGATGTGTGGATAGGTGAAACTAATAATAAAGCAGAAAGAAGATTAAAATTATTCGCCGGCGAGTCAACAGACTCTAATTTTTATATTGATTTATATTGGATTCGGGTAAGAACTTATGATTCTAGTAATATTCATGTTAGTAGTATTGACAAAGAGCAGCTTCTGTATTATAATAATTTAAACGTACTCTACGATAATAGTTCAGATTGGACAGAAGATAGTTTAGATTATGTATATAGAGGCATTGACAAGATATTTCCTAAAGAAGTCCAAATAAATGATTTTTTTATTACGGAAAGAACTTCTACCAGTGGGAATACTGTTTTTTTGGCGACAAATAATGGTGCAGTTATTATTGGTGAAAATAGAGCAGATAGATTGAATGAAGATGTGGTGTACTACAAAATAAAATAAGGAGTTTAATACACACAAATGATTTTTAAATATGAAAGTGCTACTGGTTCCAGAGATTTACATGTAGTTTATAGACCTTATAAATTAGAACACCTTCTGGGAAACGTCTCTAATAAAAGGATTATAAAAAAAGGATTGGACACTGGAACTTTGCCGCATACTCTGTTATTTACTGGTCCTGCTGGGTGTGGGAAAACCACGATGGCTAGAATTATTGCTACAGGATTAAATTGTGAGTCCTTTAATGGGCCTACTTCAACCCCATGTTTAAAATGTCCTTCATGTAAATCCGTTATTGATTATAATAGTGTGGATGTATTGGAAATAAATGTAGGTCAGACAGGTGGCAAGGGAGATGTCGATAAGATTGTGTCAGATTTACCATCCGCACCGTTTAATACACGGTATAAAGTTTTGATTTTTGATGAAGCTCATAAACTTACTGATGCTGCGCAAGATTTATTATTAAAACCTATAGAAGATGGATATGAGCATGTGTACTATATTTTTTGTACAAATCATCCAGAAAAGCTTAAAACTCGTAAAAATAAAAAGGATGGGGAAGCTTTTCTTGATAGATGCTATACAATGCATTTTGGTCCAATTGCGTCAGAAGACATTTTTCAATTATTAAGCGAAGTTTGTGTGTGGGAAGGGGTTGAATATAAAAAAGAGGTTATAACTTACTTAGCTGACGAAGCAGCTGGTATTCCCAGAAAAGCCCTTAAATGGTTACGACAAGTGATTGACGATGGTAGCTGGGAATTAGATGTGGCAAAAAAAATTATTGGAACATTAGTTGAAGAAGTAGATCCACAGATAATAGAGATTTGTAGATCTTTAAATAAAGCCAAGTTTAAGGAAGCAATATCACTTTATGATAAAGTAAAAACAAAAGGTGCAGACAATGTCAGAATAGCAGTAGCTTTTTATTTTTTAGCATGTCTAAAGGGCGCCAGAACAGTAAAAGAGGGTGATAAGTTCAGCGAAATTTTAACTTTGCTTTCCTCCTATCTTTCTCCTGATACAGGAAAATTAGCTGACACGTTGTTAATAAATATTATGTATAAGATTGTTTCTGTAGTTAAGAAATATAATAGGTGATTTATGTCTTTAGTAGAAACAAAAGAGATTTATCTGCCGAAACCGGAGTATGATTACATTGTTTCGGAAGAAAAAGCACGGACTGCTCTTAGTGAGATAAGCAAGTTTGATCGTATTGCTATTGATACTGAGGCTACTGATTTGGATCCATTTTATGCTAAGGTGTCATTACTTCAAATTGGAACCCCAACGAAGGTGTATGTGTTTGATGTAAGGTCAGACACAGATTTCAGTAATGTTGACTTGTCATTATTTGAGCCTTTATTAGTAAATCCACATATTCAAAAATTATTGCAAAATGCTGTGTTTGATATGAAATTGATAAAAGCTAATCATGGTTTTTATATAAATAATATCGTGGATCTTATGCTTATTGAACAATTACTGGGCTTGGGAAAAGTTTTTGCTGGTGCATCCTTGGCAAAGTTAGTTAAAAAATATTTAGGCATAACAATGCCAAAAGAACCAGCCCACACGTTTAAGGACTACTATCAAAAATTTAAACCTTTTCAATTAGAATATGCTGCTAATGACGTGGTGGTTTTATCAACCATAAAAGAACTACAATGGGGTCAAATTGTTAAAGAAGGACTTACAGATGCTGCCAGACTTGAATTTGAGTTTACTAAGCCTATGTGTGAAATGGAATTAAATGGAATTAAAATAGATGTGGATAAATGGCACCTTATAATGGAGAACATTGCTGAGCAACGGGAAAAACTACATTTTGATATATCTAAGATGCTTTCAAAGGGTTCCGATCAAGGGTTTTTATTTGGTGTGCCTTCGGTTAATATTGATAGCCCAATCCAATTAAAAGAAGCATTGAGTCATCATGGTTTGTCAAACATTGATAGCACAGATGAAGCCACACTAACTAAATTTCAAGGGATTCCAGTTATAGATACCTTATTAAAATATAGAAAAGCAAATAAATTAATTTCAACTTATGGCGAGGCATTGTTAAATCAGATTCATTCAGTTACAAACCGGCTACATACTGATTTCAAACAAATGGTTTCTACTGGAAGGATGAGCAGCGCCCGTCCTAATTTACAAAACATACCCAAGAAACAATTATATAGATCATGTTTTATAGCAGAAGAAGGTAATTCTTTAATTACAGCAGACATGTCTGGTGCCGAATTACGTATTTTAGGTAATTTGTCTGCTGACCCAGTGTTTATAGAATGTTACGCTACTGGAATTGATCTACATACTCGAACTGCATCTGAAGTTTTTAATGTTTCAATGGATAAAGTTACAAAGGATATGAGAAATGCTGCCAAGGCGATCAACTTCGGTCTTTGTACCACTGCAGATACTCAACTTATTACTAACGGTGGAATAAAAAAAATTATACATAGCAACTTGAACGATGTAGTGGCACATGATTTTGGTAGCAATCAAATAATAGATAAACAATATATGGGAGAAAAGGAAGTTTTCGAAATACAGACTAAATACGGTTATTCTATTGAGTTAACTTCTGATCACATAGTTAAAGTTATAAATGCTAATGGAGAGTATGTAGATGTTCCATTAAATAAAATTGATATAAAACAAGACTTGATTTGTATTAAAAAAGGTTCTTTTTTGTTTCCAGAAATGTTACCAAAATTTGGTGATTTTAAAGTAGTTGAAGGAACCAATTATAAACCTATGCCTTTGCCAGATGAAATGAATAAAGATGTAGCTGCTTTTTTAGGGTTGTTTGTGGCTGAGGGAAGTATACTTAAAGCCAAAGGGCGCGAACATTATAGTACTGTTTCCTTTGGGTTTAGTAATGAAAATAAAGAATTCATTTCAAAAATAGATAAATTATTGTTTCGTTTATTTAAGGATCGCATTTCTAAGACTGAGGGAACGTATACAAGATATACTATTAATTCAGTACTGTTTGCAGAATGGCTTGTTAATGTTTGTGATATAAATAATAAAAATAAAACTTTTGATGTTGGTGTTCCGGGCTGTATTAAAAGGGCACCTTTAGGTTATCAAACAGAGTTTTTAAAGTGGTTATTCGAAGGGGATGGTTCTGTAAAGTTAAATGGGGCTGGTTATAAGATAACCTATAGTAGTGCTTCTTATAACCTTGTTAAAGACGTACAATTAATGCTTTTAAACTTAGGTATTGTGTCTTCTATCATAGAGGAATCTCGTGAAGGATATAATAATACATATTATGTTTTATCTGTTATATCTCAAAATAGTTCTGAATTGTTTATTAAATATATTGGGTTTGTTACAGATTTAAAAAATTGTAAGTGTAAGAGTGAAGTGCATTATAATGTTTCCTCATATTTTATTGGCAAATATAAAGATAGAATAGACCACACAGTACATAATTATGAAATAAGTAAACAATTAAAGGACAGGTTTTATAAAAGCAGATTTTCTGATTCTGTCGGAGATATTTATTTAAAAGAGCTTTCTAAATATGATTCTCTTTTTAAGATGCTTTACGAAAAAGGCATAGTTCCTTTGGAAATCAGATCTATAAAAAGTAAAGGATTAAAGAAAGTATATGATATATCTGTAGAAGAACATCCATATTTTCTTGCAAATGGTTTTGTGGTTCATAATTGTTATGGACTTTCTAAATATGGTCTCGCGCGGCGGCTAAAAATATCTGAAGCAAAAGCTGATCAGATGATAACAACATACTTTAAAAGATACAGAGGAGTTAAAAAATATTTAGAAAAAGCTGCTAAAGACGCAGTCATGAATAGGTTTAGCAGATCTATAAGCGGAAGAAAAAGATATTACACTTTACCAGAGTATGGCAATCCAGATTTCGGGAGATTAAAAAGTAGTGTTGAACGCAGGGCTAAAAATGCCCCTATTCAAGGTTGCTTGTCATTCGATACTATAATTAAAGGGCAGGGTAAGATAGGCTCTCTTAAGAATGTACAGTGTTCTTTAGAAACAGGTATAGGCAGTGATAATGCTATTGGAGTATATTCTGGAGAAAAGGAGGTATTCACACTTACTTTATCTAATGGAGCTACACTGGATATTACATCGGATCATAAAATTCCCATATGCAAGCAATATGGTGACAATTATAATATAGAAGATGTAAAGGTAGCTGACTTAGAAGAAGACGATTTGTTAATAATTCCTTTAAATATTGTTTCAGGCCGAACTACTAATTTGTCAGGATTTAAGTATGAAAAAGGCCACCGCCGAGAAACTTATGTAAATTATAATTTACCTTCTAAAATGAATGCTGATTTGGCTTTTATTATAGGGTGTCTGATAGGGAACGGTAGTTACACAAAACACAACCACTTTGCTTTTGTTTGTCCACAAAATCAAAAAGAGCTATTTGAGAAATTTAATAATGCGGTGTACGATCAGTTCGGGTATAAATCAAAAATAAGGATGCGCCATAAAAATGATGCCAATAGGGACCCGTTACCCTGGTCACAAGTTAATTCTGTAGTAATACGTGGCTTTCTAAAACATATAGGGCTTGATTATGTGTCTCATCATAAAAAAGCTATTCCTGATTATTTTCATACTGAAACTATAGAAAATAAAGGGGCCTTGTTAAATGGGCTGTTTTCAACAGGTGGTGAGATGACTAAAGAATCAGGTCCAAGTTTTACTACTACTTCTGAACAGCTTGCAAAGTCAGTACATCAACTTCTATTTTCGTTAGGTATAAATTCTAACTTGAAAATATATGATAGAGTTTATAAAATACAGATTCCTAAAAGATTTAATAGTAGATTTAAAAAATATGTGGGTTTTTCTACAAAAATTAAAGATAAAATTCTTGACGAAGAAAGTTCCATTCCAATGTTTGGTGATGGGGGTGTTGTGCCTGAGTTTATACCAAAACTTATAGAAAAAACATTCAGGGAAAACAAAGATCGTTATGCATCATTGTCCTTTCCAGAGAAAGCACATTTAAGAAGATTTAAGTTAGGTAAAAGTTCTTATGTGAGTTGGAGAAAATTTTATTATAAACTTCCTAATGGACCGAATAAACAACTACTTTCTCGGTTTTTGAATTTTGATTTTTGTAAGAAAAAACACATAAGTTATAAAGGAAAAGAAAAGACTTATGATTTAATGTGCAATAATATTCATTATTTTACAGCTAATGGTGTGTTAGTCCACAATTCAAATGCAGATACTATTAAACAATCTATGATTTACTTAGTTGACAGACTAGAAAAAAGCTCTTATGATGCTAAATTGATATTAACAGTTCATGATGAAGTAGTTGTAGAGTGTAAACATGAAGAAAGACATGACGTGGGTAAACTTGTAGCAAATTCATTAATTGATGGGTTTGGACATTACTTCCACAAAATTCCTATGGAAACTGATGCTTTAATTGGGCCTTGTTGGTTGAAAAGTGAATGTGATTGTGGAAATGATGAAATGATTTTTGTTCCAGATAAGAAATACAAAACAAAATTGATTTGCAATAAGTGTAAAAAGGAGATTTAAGATATGGAAGTTGGTAGGAATTTAAAAGTTTTATTTAAACGTCTCCATAAGGATGCTATAGTTCCAACATATGCATTTGATGGAGATGCTTGTTGTGATCTTTACAGTGTAGAGGGCGTTATATTAACATCTATGGAGAGGCAACTAATTTGTACTGGAATTGCTATTCAAATTCCACCTGGATTTGAAGCACAAATTAGATCTCGTAGTGGTTTATCTTTGAGGCAAGGACTAGTTATGGTAAATGGTGTTGGAACTATAGATTCTCAATATAGAGGGGAGCTAAAACTTCCAATGATTAATTTAAGTGATGATGTTGTCAAAATTAATAAAGGCGATAGAATAGCACAAATGAAGTTTTCACCTGTTTATACAGGATATTTTTTAGAAGTAGATAATTTAGAAGTTACAAATAGAGGTGTTGGCGGGTTTGGTCACACAGGTAGATAAAGGAGGTAATTATATGACAAAAAAGAATTTGTCTGAAAGTGCACTAAAAATAGCAGAGGAACGATATTTTATGGAGGGAGAAACTTGGCCACAACTTGCGCTACGCCTTGCTACCTATGCTGCTTCTGTAGAAAATGGTCAAAAACAAATATTTATAGACAACTTTTTTGAAATGATAAGTGGTTTGGATTTTTTGCCCGGCGGAAGAATTTTAAGAAATATTGGTAGGCCCAGAGGCTCTTTATTTAATTGTTATGTGCTTCCCTGCGGAGATTCCATTGAAGAAATAGGTCAGTATATTAAAGACTCCTTAATTCTTTGGAGTGAGGGGGGTGGGGTCGGTGTAAACATCTCTCACTTACGACCACGAGGAGCCATAATTAGAGGCAAAGGCGGCGTTTCTTCTGGTCCTGTAAGTTTTCTTGAAGCTGCTAATGCTGTATCAAAAACAATTGAATCTGGCGGTTCTCGCCGTGCAGCTGCTTTGGCCGGAATGCATGTTTCACATCCAGATATACTTGAATTTATTGATGCTAAATTAGTTCATGGAAAATTAGATCATTTCAATTTATCCGTAGCTGTAGATGATAAATTTTTAGAAGCCGTCGAGAGTAACGCAGATTGGAAATTTACTTTTGCTCAGCAAGATTATGGTAAAGTGGGGGCCAGAGTTATATGGGATAAGATTATAGAAAACATGGTAAAGTGTGCTGAACCAGGGCTATTACATTGGGGAAATCTTACAAGTAACAATTCGTACTATTTTGATCCCATATTATCGACCAATCCTTGCGGAGAAGTCCCCTTAGCCAGCTACGGTGTGTGTGACCTTGGTTCTTTAGTTCTTCCTAATTTTATTACAGGTAGTGTTAATACTAATTGGAAAAAACTTGAAAGGGTGATTAAATTAGCTGTAAGATTTCTTGATAATATTATAGATATTAATAAATATGTTTTACGAGAAATAGATATTAAAGCACACAATGCTCGTCGAATAGGGCTCGGGGTTATGGGCTTAGCTGAATACTTATTTGCTAAAAAATTAAGATATGGATCTAAAAAAGCCATTTATGAAATTGAAAGGCTTATGCGTTTTATTAGAGATACGGCGTATGAGGCCTCAGTTGAATTAGCTATTGAAAAGGGTGCCTTTCCAAAATTTGATGCTGCACAGTATGGAAAAGCACATTTTATAAGAAGCTTGCCTGCGTCTCTTAGAATGAAAATAAAAAAACATGGTACTCGAAATGTTACTTTAATGGCTATGGCGCCAACTGGTACTATTAGTTTATTACCAGAAGTTACATCTGGTATTGAACCTTTATTTAGAAAAGCATATAAGCGTTCTGATAGAGTTAGCGATCGTATTTACGTTCATCCACTGTACGAGTCAATACTTAAAAATGAAAATCCAAAAGATGTTTCTGATTGGTTTGTTGATACGGATGATCTTGTGCCTACTGATCATTTTGAAACCCAAGTTGTTGTGCAGAAATATACTGATGGAGCGGTGTCAAAAACTATTAATATGCCAGCAGGGACTACTACTGAGGAACTAAGTGATCTTACTTTAGAATATATTTATGATCTCAAAGGTGTTACAGTGTATATAGATGGAAGTCGAGAAGGACAAGTTTTGAATAAAGTGTCTAAAGAGGAATTAAAAAAACATATTAAATCTGGTAATATGGATAGTAATGCTGACACAGAGACGGTACGTTGCAGTACTGGTAAGTGTGAATTATAAAAGGAGGATACATGAGGCTTGGATTTGATATAGATGAGGTAGTATGTTTGTTATCCCAGAGGATTGCTGATGAACTTTCTGAAGAATATGAGTTGACTAAGAAAGAAAGTTTGGATTTAATTTTTAAATTTATTGAAGATTATAATTTTAAAATAAATGATGTTCACGGACATGTAGACGAAGTAACTCAATTTTTTTTAGAGAAAGCTTATAATGAAAAAACCTTATTATCGGCTCCTGTGGATAAAGAAGCCCAGAAAATTATTAGGATGTTAAAACATAATAGCCACAGTATTCATTTTATTACAAGTAGAAGTGAGGCATTTAAAGATATAACTATAAACTGGTTGAGAAAAAATAAACTGGTGTTTGATTCAGTTCATTTTGTAGGACATAATGGTGAAAAAGGGCAAATTGCCAGACTTTTAAATTTGGATTTTTTCTTAGATGACTTAGAAAAGTCTTTATATTCTTTGTACAAATATAAAAAAAGATGGAGAAAAGGACTTTGTCTGCTTGACAAACCTTGGAATACTGCTTATATTGATGGTAGCAAGTTTTTGAGGTTAAAAAACTGGAAAGCTGTGCAAAGACATCTTGGCATACACAATAGAATTTAAAAGGAGCTTTTGGTATGAGAAATGTACGTTGTGGTAGATGTAAAAATTATTTAGAAGACGGAAAATGTAAAATCAAAAAGGTTAAAGTTGCGGTCGCAAAAAAAAGAACCTGTGATTTTTATTCTTTGGATGAGAGTAAGGTAAAAGAACGACAAGTTCTCCCCTCGCGTAGAGTTTTACCACCTGAATTAGCCAAAAAACATAGATATCGGGCTCGTAAAGCAGCTAAATTAGAAGCACTTAAAAAACAATATTTTGCCAAAGTGGATGAGAAACATCCTCTTACTGGTGATTTAGATGCGTTTAAAACTACAATTAAAGAGGATTCTGATGACTGATTACCCACCATTTGATAGGGAAGCAGAACTTTTTGCAAATGGTTATAAATATATAGTTGGTGTGGATGAGGCAGGCAGAGGCTCGGCCGTAGGTCCTGTTGTAGCTGCTGCTGTAAGGGTGCCTTATTCAGCGGTTGATAAATTATATGGAAAGGTAAGGGATTCTAAAAAATTAAGTGAAAATAAACGCAACGAGTGTTATGATTTGATTCTGGAAATTTGTGATTGTAGTGTTTTTGCTGTTAGTAACGAGATTATAGATCAAATAAACATTTTAGAAGCTACGAAATTGGCAATGGTTGAAGCAGTTAAAAGATTATCTACTTCCGTAGACTATGTTCTTATAGATGGTGATTTTAAAATTAAGGACGTTTTGAAGAATGGTATAACTAATGAACAAATAATTAAAGGTGACAACACTGTCTTATCTATAGCAGCGGCATCTATTATGGCAAAGGTGTATAGAGATAAAATTTTATATAAGTTAGATAGAAAAGTTCCTATTTATGATTGGAAACATAATAAAGGGTATTTAACAAAGAAACATAGAGAGGCTATTAAATTATATGGGCCTAGTATTTTTCATAGAAAAAGTTATAAATTGTTATAATAAAAGAGGAAAACATGCTTAATGTATTAAATTATAAGAAACATTCTATTTATTACACCTGTAGTTGTGGAGCGACTGGTGTTTGTTTGATACGTCCTTTAGGCAATGAAGAGGCCTTAGTAGTAGAACTAGTATGCGCAATGTGTGGTCAGTCTAGACGAATTATTCTAGTTTCAGATGAAAGTAAATTAAACAGTAATACGGACTATGGCGTAGCAATTATATTGAATAATGTGGTAGAGGAAAAATATAATGATTCAGTTGAACGATGATTTTAAAGATGATTTAAAGGTCTCTTTTTTAAAAGAAGAATTGGTCGTTGATAAATTAAGAAACTATGTTGAAGAGATGTTTAATGTTAATACTCAGATAAATCCTATAGATGTGCTTAATTTATTGAAAACGTCAAATGTTATAGGAGCTTCTTATTCGGATTTTAAATCAAATGTTATTGATTTAACTGGTTTAAAGGATATTAAATGTATAGTGGCTTTATTGTTGTTATATATTTATCAAATAGATATCGTACAATTTAAAAAAGTCTGTAAAATTAATTTAAGGAGCGGTGATATGGATAAAGGAATGAATAGAGACAGGTGGGATAAATATTTTTTCAATGTATGTAAGGTGGTGGCGTCAAATTCCAAGTGTTTTTCTAGACAGATTGGCGCGATACTGGTTAAAGATAAGAGTATTATTAGTACTGGATATAATGGACCACCACGTGGGATTCCTACTTGTGATAAACGGTGGGAAATTGATCCAAATTTCAAAAAACAATTTTCAACAAAAGACACCGTTGTGGAAAAATGCCCACGCCATGTTTTAGGATTTAAATCAGGAGAAGGGTTGGAGCTATGTGTGGCAGGGCATGCTGAACGGAATGCTTTAATCAATGCTGCGAGACAAGGTATTTCTACAATTGATACTAAAATGTATATGACTTGCGATATTCCATGTAGCCCTTGTCTTGTTGAGATAATTAATGCTGGGGTTGAAGAAATCATTGTTACTGGGATGACTTTCTATGACGAACTTAATTCTAGTTATTTATTGGCTAATAGTGGTTTGAAAGTCAGGGTATACTCATTTCTGGAAAAATAAAAAAATATTTAATATTTTATTGTTTTTGTGGTATAATAATAGTAGAGGCTGAGTTTTAACGGCCAAACTTTTAAATAAGGAGATGCAATTATGAGTAATGGTAATCAATTCGATTTTTTTCAAATCCCACAGAGTGGAGTAGATGATGAAACACTAGGTATTGGGAATCAATCTCGCAATGCTGATATGAAGGTTTCTGATTTTAATGCTATGTATGTAGGTCTTAGACGAGGGGATGACTATACTAAAACAAGTTTAGGTTTTGCAGATAAAGAACGATTGTCTAATTGGGCAGGTATTATCCCTGAATGGCAAGAAGCTGAGAGAGATTTAAACCCATACTTAGAGGATTCTACGGTTAAACGAGTTAGAGATGATCAGTTTATTAGATTAGGGATGTCCAAAGAAAGTGGCGCTTTTTTCAGTGCACCTTCGGCTGACACTTCTGATACGAAACAGGCCGAACCTGATGTTGAAATTTATATGCCTGTAGAAGGTTGGAGTTCTTTTGGCCGCAAAAATGACTTTAGCATTCCATACCAGGGTAGTAAATTAAGAGGGAACATATTGTAAAATCCTATGAACATTAATTTTTGTAATTGTGATGATTGGGACAAACTAAGTAAAACCAATCCTTCTGTTTTTGTTCATGATGAAGTTTATGGATGGGTTATCTCATGGTTAGATTTAAGTACATGTAATAATAGAATTGTAAAGTCACGTTATGGTATAAAAATAATTTTTTGTCCTTTTTGTGGAAAAAAACTTAAATCCGAAGGCAGTTCTGAAAGTAAATAATAATGAGTCCGAGTATATTAAATGTTGAGCCAGAAGAAGCACAGACATTACAAAACACATGGATTAAACATGTTTTGTTTAATGTAGAAAAATTGGCAGATGAGGTTGTAAAAAACAAACAAGAGTTGCTTAGTGAAATTAATAAAGCAGTTAAAGAGCACTATGAGTTAAAAGATAGTATGAGAAATTATACTTCTGGTGAAATAGATAAATTTAAACAGGAAATTAAAGAATTATTTGCTGCTTTAGAAACTAGAATTAAAGAAGCCGAGGATTTAATTAAAACCATAGATAAAAAGTTTATAGAGGAGCATATGAATAGAGCAGATAAGGATAAAAAATTTGTAGATGACGTGAATGCAAAAATGGAAAAACTTAAGACCAAGCTCGATACCAAACTTGATACTAAATTGGATCCTCTTTCAAAGGAAGTATGGGTATCAAGAGGTAAGTTAGCTGTTTGGGGAGTTCTCCTTGGATTACTTTGCGCAGTATTATTTAAAGTGGCTTTAAAATAAAGGGATACTTACTATGAATAGTGATTTAGCAGAACTGAGAAAACTTACAGAATCATTATTGGAACAAGAGCAACATATTAGTTTGGTAGTTAAGAGGTGGCGGAATATATTAGATATTTTACCAATTCCTCTTTTCATTACAAATGAAGACGGCGATATTGAATTAGTTAATATTGCTATGGAGAAAGAATTAAATCTTAATAAAAAAGAGATTGAGGGACAGCCCTGTCATTCTATAGTCGGTAAAGTAGATAAAAAAGAAAATTGCGCCTGCGCTTCTTGTGTGAATTGTTCTGGTTTTCTTAAAGAGGTTTTTGATGTGGGCGGATCAAAATACTTACATTCTAAAACACCTATAATAGAAGCTGATAGAATAATCGGATATATATGTTCACTAGTTAATATTACCAAACTTATAAAATCCGTTGAAAATGTCGATCATTATAGCATGTTTGATATTAGTCAACGGATCCCTACAGGCAGTGTAGTTTAATCAAGGTTTTGTAGAATTATGAATTTTTTTATACTTGAAGATGATAGTCATAGAGTAAAGTTTTTTATTAACAAATTAGGGGCCACGAGTTGCGACATATATCAAACTGCTGTGGAAGCTATAAATGCGTTAATTAAGACTAAGTATGATGTCATTTTTTTAGATAATGATTTAGGAATTAACGCCGGAGAGGGTGTTGATGTTGCTAACTTTTTAGCTACTAATGATCATAAGAACAACTCTACTTGTGTTGTTGTTCATAGCTGGAATACGCCCGCTGCAATGTTGATTTCTAGTTTGTTGCCACGGGCTTATTTGTTTCCATACAACAGTAAGAATTTTATTAAATTTATCGAAAATTTAACTTGACAAACAATAATTATGTCTTATTTTATTAGAGTAATTGGCGCGGGTCTTATAAATCTTTGAATAATAAGGAGGAATAAGACTATGAAAGACCTTATAACTACAAATGTAGCTGGCCCTTTGGGCAGAACATTTCCTATGGGTCGTTTCCCCGACATTTTTTCTCAGTTGGATAGAATGATGGATTACTTTTGGAGCGGCCATAATTGGGATGCTAAAATTTTTGAGGAAATCCAGCCCAAAGGAAGATTTCCCAAAATTAATGTAAGATCCTTGGATGATAAATACGTTGTAGAAATAGCAGTTGCGGGATTCGATAAATCAGATATCGATCTTGAATTGCGGGATAATTGTCTTTTGATTAAAGCAGATAAGAGAGATGAGTCTAAAGAATCGGAGGATGATTATATTTACAGAGAAATTGCACGACGTTCTTTTAGTCGTGTTGTAAGATTTCCTGAAAAAGTTGATGGTAGCGATATTGAGTGTTCGTACAAAGATGGACTTGTGGTATGTTCCATTAGTAAGCTGCTTCTTGAAGATAAAAAAGACTCAATTAAAATTAAAATAGATTAAGTAAAAGGCCCGCGCCTTTTACAAAGCGAGGGAAATGATGCCCGCGGATTTTATAAAATGTGTAAATGCAGGTGGGAAAGTAGTTACTAAGAAATTAAAGAATCGTAAATATATTCATATTTGTTATGATAAAAAAGGAAAAAGTCACGTGAGCGAAGTAAAAACAAAGAGCAAAGAAAAATCTAAAAAAGATGATGAGCTAATTAGTGCATCAAAAGTCCTAATGTCTGACTTGTTAAAGTTGAAAAAACATTTTGACAAACACTATAAAAATTAATATGAAGTAATGGAAAAGGAGAAATTATGGTAAGGTATGAAGAAGCTGATGATAGCTTAGTGGAAGTGTTTTTGGAAATTTTAGAAGAACGGTTTCCTGCGTATGGGAATCTTAAGTTTAAACTTATTTTTGATCTTAAAAAGAGAATTAAGCAAGGTAAAATAATGCTTGCTTCCATAGAGACAGCAAGTGAGAAGATCAAGTTTTTTTCAAAGGACGCTATCGCAGTTGATGGTTATGATTATGTGTTAACTGTAGATAAGAAAGCATGGGAATTGGCTAGCGATTTGGATAAAAAGAGGATTATTTCTCATGAGTTGAGACATGTTTTTATTAATGAAAACGGTATTCCAAAAGTCATTGGGCATGAAATAGAGGATTTTTATGCAGAATTAAAATTGAACGAGGATGATGCTGAATGGGCTCGGAAGCTATCAACTCTTGTAGTAGATGTTTATGAGCAGGAAAGAGAATTGGCAAAGGCTTCAAAAAAAGAAATAAAAAGGGGGTTGTAGGAGTGGATAAAACAACTGAAACTGAACGACTTGAGGAAAAAACAACTTGGGAAAGTTATGTAAAACAAGAAGTTAATGCATTATTAAATACGTTTTTGCCTTTTTCGGCTAGTGGCAACGTAGGTATAAAGTATATACACCCAATCAAAGTACAATATGAAGGTGCTGAAGAATATGATTTAAGTGAATATACTGGTGTGGAGATACATCTTATGTTTAATTTTGAGTCTCCTCTCAAACAGAAGCCCAAAAATAATGTAGAGAAACCTTCAGAGGAAACAAATGTCGAGAAATAAAGGACTAATTTATTTTGAAGATGGTGAATTATTGGCTAAAAGTAATGATGTTAAAGTATATAAAATGAATAATGAATTATTTTTAGAAATAGGAAAAGGACATACCCTTTGGGCATTAGAAAGTGAAATTTTTGATTACATGAATCAAATAGGAGATAAACCTAATGGTGATGTACTAGAGATCGGTTTGGGTTTAGGGGTCATGTCTCGTTATCTTTTAACTTTTCCTAAAGTCAATTCAGTCACTACGGTTGAACAAAACATGGATGTGATAAGAGTTCATGAACAGATTTATGACCATTTATATACAAAAGATTATAAGAAGATAATAAAAAATAAAAAACATATAGTATTGCATATTGATGGTTTAAGTTATTTATATGCTACTGAGTTTAAATACGATTTTATATTCTTGGATTTTTACGATAGAATAGACGAAGATACATTACCTCTTATAAAAGATATGGCAAATGGTTGTAAAAAAGTTTTGAAAGAGAATGGATTGGTTTATGCCTGGTTAGATCCTTATACTCCCGAAGAATTTATGGAGGAGTTTAATTCTATCTTTCCAATCAAAGCAAAATAGTGTAAGTAAGAGGAGGTAAAAATGGGTTGTGATAGTTGTAATGACAAATCTTTGGGTGAATTAATTGAGCGCGCTAGAGAAGTGATGGGTAAAAAATTAACAACCAAAGATAGAAAAAAACTTAAAAGTGGGACTTTTTGTGGTCCTGGTAGATCCTTTCCTGTTCCAGATTGTAAACATGTAGCAGCTGCTAAGGCATATTTAAGTAGATCTAAGTTTTCTGCTGAGACAAAAAAGAAGATTGCTGCCTGCATCAATCGTAAAGCCAAGGCACTTGGTTGTGATGTGAGTAAAAAAGCCAAAGCTTTTATAGAATTATCTTATGTAGAAAAGAAACTTTACAGTTCTGATGTTTTTGCTACTACAAAACGTCTTGTTGAAGCTTCGATAAAAGATCCTGATAAGGATATCGAATTTTACGTAAAGCAGATTACTAAATAAAGGGTTAAAATGGAATTTCAAGAATTGGTCGATGCTGCTAGTACATGCTGTCAATGCGACCTATATAAAAATAGAAACGTTCCAGTGTTTTCAAAAGGAAATCCTAAAGCAGATATTATTATTTGTGGAATGTGTCCTGGCCCTAAAGAAAATGAAAAGGGTGTTCCTTTTGTTGGAAAGTCTGGTCAGTTATTGGATGGAGTATTAAGTGATGCAGGATTATCTTTAGATGATGTTTATATTACTAATATTGTTAAATGTTTTGTAGCTCCTGGTACTCCATTGAAAGATAGTTGGATTGCTGCATGTATTTCTTATTTTATTGCTGAAATAACTATTGTAAACCCTAAATTGTTAATAAGTTTAGGGGCGGACGCATCAAGGGCGTTATTAAACAAACCTTTAAATACACCTATGTTTAAAATGAGGAATAAATTATATCAATATACACACAGTATCAGTTTGTTAGCAACCTACCACCCCTCGTATTTTGTACGAAACGGTGGTACTAAGCATATACACTATGATAGAATTGTTGAGGATTTTACTTTAGCATTACATATAATAAAAGGAGGAAGTATATAATGGGTAAATTAATTTTTGGTTTTATAGTAGGTCTTATAATAGGTTGGAATATTCTACCTCAACCAGTTTGGGTTAAATCGCTTTGGAATAAAATCATGTCAAAGTTTAAGAAGCACCCATCAGAGCCCGCAGACTCTTCTAGCCAAGTTGTAGAAAATAAACCTACTGAATGATTGAGGATTAGATAGATGAATAACGTAATCGTTCTTAATTTGGATTATACATATTTAAACACCGTTTCTTGGAAAAAAGCCGTTACATACATTATCACGAAAAAAGCGGAAAGCTTACGTAAGAGTGACAAGGAGATAGCTAATGTAGATAGATCAATTGTGGTTAAAGTACCATTGGTCATTAGACTACTTAAATTTGTGAAAGGGATGTTGAGTAAAAATGTTCCTTTTTCATATAAAAATGTGTACATTAGAGATAATTTCACATGTCAATACTGTGGAAGCACACAAGACTTAACTATTGACCATGTGTTGCCCAAAGCTTGCGGCGGTAGATCAACTTTCGAAAACTGTGTTGTAGCTTGTAAAACTTGTAATAATAAAAAGGGCGATAGGTGTGATATAAAACCCGATATATCCCCCCGTAACCCATCTTTAGTAGAGTTTTTGAAGAAAAAATTAAAAAGGTCTGGATTACAATTTGTTTTAGATGAGTTATGGTCATGATTATTAAACGTGCTTTACCAACACTGCTTTTGTTTTTTGTTATCGGTATTGTAGCGGGGGGTGTACTTACAACTGTGGATGTAAAGTCTCTTTTTCATAGAAAGAGCAGTACTGTGTATAGAACCATTTCTAATGGTTATCTATCTGAAGATGTTGATGTTTTAGAATTTTTGGTCTTATGCAAACAAGTAGTAACAGATGATCCTAGAATACTAATTAAACTTACATCTGAATTACAATCTCAGGGTTTCTTGTTAAAACTTCCCACTGGTGGGAGGTTCATTATACTTGACACAAGAATATCTAAATTTAATTCGTCACAGACTTTTGTCCATTTGAAAAGTACTATTAATGATACTGATTTTTGGGTTATGTCGGCATCGATACAGAAAATACAAAGCACTACTAATAAGAAAGGAGATCAAATATTATGGTAAAAAAAATAGCATTTTTTTTTCTAATGACGCTATTGGCTGTGGGTTGCGCGCCTGTTCATAAAACTATTGATAAAAACCTTTATAAAAGTGTATATTTAAATAGTAAGCTATATGAGCGTAATTTTAACAATATGTATGTTATTCTAGATGCTTCCAGTTCTATGGGAAAGGCTTATACAAAGAAAACCACACGGTTTATGGTAGCCAAAATGGTTGCCGGAGGCCTTAATAACACACTTCCTATGGACATGGGATTTGGGAGTGCCTTACGAACTTTTGGAAGACAGAGTTTATTTGACTGGAATTCTACTAAATTACATTATTTATCACCGGTTCATTCACGAAAAAAGTTTAATTTAGCATTAGATGCTATAAAAGGCACAGGAGGCACAAGTGATTTAGCGGCAGCTATTTTGGGACTTAGAAAAGATATTAAGAGTCTGCCGGGAACAACCGCTCTTGTGATCATCAGTGATGGTGAATATATTGAAAAAGCTATTCCTGCATTGAAGTTACTAAAGAAAGAAATGGGACCAGATTTATGTGTTTATACTATTTTTGTTGGTACATCTAAATTTGGACAACGAGAAATTAATAATGTGGCTAAAGCGGGTATTTGTGGTTTTTCTAGAACTATGGATAATTTTAATGTGGGTGATTTTATTAAATCTGTATTTTTAAAACCGGCTGGCGATGCCGATAAAGACGGCGTGTTGAATCCATCTGATCAGTGTCCTAACACTCCTATTGGAGCCAAGGTGGACGAAAAGGGTTGTTGGGTTATTAAGCTTACACTATTTGATTTTGATAATGATAAAGTGAAGCCAGAATTCTATCCAATTTTAAATGATGTGGCGCTAGTTATGTCTGTTAATCGAGAATTAGATTTAAAATTAGAAGGTCGTGCTGATAGTGTTGGCGCAGCTGAGTATAATTTAGAACTATCAAAACGCCGTGCCGAGGCTGTAAAGAAATATCTAGTAGAGGCGGGTATTGGAGCGCATCGTATTATTATTGATCCTTTGGGAGAAAGCTCTCCTTTGGCTCCTAATGATACTGATGCTGGTCGTCAGAAAAATAGAAGTGTTGAATCAATAATTGTGCATCATTAATATTATAATAAATGGGGAGGAGTGGCCGAGTGGTTTAAGGCGCTGGTCTTGAAAACCAGTGAGGTGTAACAAGCCCCGTGGGTTCGAATCCTACCTCCTCCGCCAAAAAAATAAGTTGACAAATAAGATTTAGTGCTTATAGTTATAAATAAGGAGAATTAAAAATGTACACTTATAATGCACATGTTACTAAGGTTTATGATGGGGATACTATTACTGTAGATATAGACTTAGGATTGGGAGTGTGGGTTCGAGGTCAGAAGATTAGATTAGCGAGAATTGATGCTCCTGAATTGCGAGGAGAAGAGCATGATGATGGGATTAAATCACGCGATTTTCTTAGGAAACTTGTTTTAGGTAAAGATATAGTTGTAGTTACCCATAAAGATAGAAAAGAAAAGTGGGGTAGGTGGTTGGGAGATATATATTTGCCTGCAGATTACCACGATTCTAAAAACAATGATTTAGATCTGTCTGTTAATTCGGTTATTTTGGAGCATAATTACGCTGTTCCAATGGATACGAGATAATTTATAGCGGAGAGAATGGGCATTCAAGCAGGTCTCATACGCCTGCCTTCGTGGGTTCGACTCCCACCTCCGCAAAGGAGAATTAAAATGCTAAGATTTACTGCGGAAATAATACCGTTTGGGATGGAGTCTTGTAAACGAACTATAGGAACAATAGAGGTGGCTAATATAGGCGGCAATGATTCTATTGGAAAATATAAATATAAAATACACACCGATTCCTTAAGTGATGACTCAACAGGTATTATCAAAAAATTTGATAGAAATCGTGGTGCGATAGAGTTACTATATGAGGTTTTAACTAAAGAATTAAAAGGAAAAATAAAATGAAAAAAATAATTTTAATACTAAGCATATTGTTGTTTATTGGTTCGATACCTGTGCTTGTTAATGCTGATGGAATATATAAAAGTAAAGGGTTTGATAGTTATACTGAGCATAATACTTTCCTTGATCATCACAGCAGTTATTGGAAGAATGAATACTGGCCTCAGCATAACAACAGAATACTTCAAAATCAATACGGTCACATGATGCATTATCAACACAGAATGAAGTATTATATTTATCCTGGAATGATGCGTAGAAATTCTAGTAGATACTTTTTGCGCTGTTATTAATATAAGGTAGGCGGTGTGGCCAATGTGGAAAGGCGACTGGTTGCAAACCAGTTCATAACGGGTTCAACTCCTGTCACCGCCTCTTAATAACAAGTTAACCTGTTCGAATCGGGGCCGAGGGAAGCGCTTCTGAGATAAAGGAAACATCTGAGAAATCAGCCCTTGGCATCGTGAGGTTTGGTACCCACAATTCTTCGGTCGTAAGTAACCACAAACCCACTGGTATTAGGCACGAGGAGGGAATGGAATGCGAATCTTCGGTGAGTCCTGCTTACGACCTTACTTTAGCTAGAGTGATGGAACTGGGATACATGCTGGTCTTAGACACCAGTGCCGTAAGGCTTGAGAGTTCGAATCTCTCCTCTAGCACACGGTACCGTCGTCTAACGGTTAGGACACCAGGCTTTCAACCTGGAAATGGTGAGTTCAATTCTCCCCGGTATCACAAATATTAGGCCAGTAGACGCCGCTATTGGCCGTGCAGGGGAAAGCGGCGTAACTTTCCCCTGCAAAAAATACACAAGGTCGCTTAGCTCAGTGGGAGAGTGTCTGCCTTACAAGCAGAATGTCGCTGGTTCAAATCCAGCAGCGACCACAGGGTCTGTTGGTGAAATGGTATCACGCCACTCTGTCACGGTGGAGTCAGGAGATCGATACTCCTACAGACCGCAAGGAGAATTTTATATGGAGTGGAAAAAGAATGAAATTGAAATATTGAGAAACTTTAGTTGTCATAGGTGCAAGGTTACTATAACTTTTGATAAAAAAATTGATAATGAAGTATACCAAGCGTATTGTCCAAGATGTAATAGGTCTTATATAGTTAAGATTAAAATTCAATCCGAGAATATTTAAAATAGGGTCAGAGGTCATGGTGACCAAAGAGTCTCCAAAACTCTAGGACGGGGTTCAAATCCTCGCTGGCCCGCAAGGGATAAATTATGAGTAAGATAAAATGTAAGCAGTGCGGTACCATACTAGAATCTAAACGTATACATGATTTTGTTTCTTGTAACTGTGATAATGAAACATTTATTGATGGCGGTGATGTATATATGCGAGCGGGAGGAAAAAATCTAGACCTTATAGAGGTGTTGAGTGATAGTAATTCCGACAATTGATCTTCACAAAGTACGACATGAAGATGCACGTTATGCGGTTATCAGATTTATAGAAAATAACTGGGGGTCTGGTTTAGAAGCTGAGATAATAACCGGGAACAGTAGGAGTATGCAAGCTATAGTCATAAGTGTGCTTGATGAATACAGTCTTAAATATCAGATCGGTCGCATGTTTGATTTAAATAATAAAGGATACATTGTAACATGGTTTGAATAAGCCAGATTAGCTCAGTTGGTAGAGCCCACGACCGATAATCGTGTGGTCCCTAGTTCAAGTCTAGGATCTGGCACCAATGCCTAGGTGGTGGAACTGGTATACACGTCGGTCTCAAAAACCGATGTCTTTAAGACATGTGAGTTCAACTCTCACCCTGGGCACAATATGGAAAGGTGGCCGAGTTGGCTGAAGGCACTTCCCTGCTAAGGAAGCAATCGTGAAAACGGTTCGTGGGTTCAAATCCCACCCTTTCCGCCAATAAAAGGCTGACAACTCTTTAAGCTGTATTATACTATTAATACGAAGAACCAAAAGTTTATGTTATGAATAAGTCTTTTTTAAAATGGGCTGGTGGTAAAACACAAAGTATTGATTTTATCAAAGAAGTACTCCCAAAAAAAATAGTACGGTTTGTTGAACCATTTGTGGGTTCGGGGGTAATGTCATTAAATATTGATGCTGATAGTTATTTATTGGCGGATTGTAACCAAGATTTAATTAATTTATTTGAGAATATAAAAAATAATGGAACAGATTTTATTGCTTATTGTCAAAAATTTTTCATAGACGGAAATAATAAATCTGTTTATTACAGTAGGCGTGATACATTCAACTCATTAACATTTAATACAGAACGTGCTGCTTTATTTCTTTATTTAAATCGTCATGCTTTTAATGGGTTGTGTAGATATAATTTAAGCGGTAAATTTAATGTGCCTTTTGGAAAATACAAATCAGTCTACTTTCCAGATAAAGAGATGTTGGTTTTCCATAAGAAAGCAAAAAAGTTTGAGTTCCTTTGTTGTGATTTTGAAGAAACATTTAATCGTGAACAGAAAGGTGATGTTTTTTATTGTGATCCACCTTATATACCTTTAGGTGCAAGTTCTTATTTTACCAGTTATGTTGATAAAATATTTACTTTTGACCACCAAAAGAAATTAGTAGCTTGTGCTGAGGCAAGTGAATGTAAGGTATTAATATCAAATCATTGGATTCCTCAGATTACTGAAGAATTGTATAAAAATGGTGATTGTAGTCATAGAAAGTTTATAAACAGATTTATAAGTGCGAAGGCAAGCGGCAGAGGAAAGGTAGAGGAAGTGTTAGTAGTGTATAATTAATTTAATTTTTTAAAAAAGGGAAGATTAATGGAAATGAATCAAGGACAGTTAGCAAAACAAAGCAGGCAAAATGCTTGAAGACAAGGTTGAGACTTTTTTTTGTGGAGCATGGTATTACCTCAATTATGTTTTCTGATTGGGTGCACGATCGTATACAGTTTCCGTTATTAATCAAAGGACTACTATTAAAAAATGTTCCTTACATTACAATATATGGAGGTAATGGTAGAGGAGAATTCGTTTTAACTCTAGATGGTAAAAAAGATATTAGAATAGAATGTCGTTTTCAAAATGTGGCAGGATCAGTTGATGAAAAATTACCTTATTTTTTTGAGACCGCATTAGCGTTTGAAGAAAGGATTGTTATTCTTATAGTTGAAGGGGAGGGTTATAAACACGGTGCAAAAGCATGGTTAAAATCTAGATGTGAAGGAATCTTATATAAAGATGTATTAATGTTTACATTTGAAGAGTTTAAACTTTGGGGCAGAGGGGTTTGTGTCTAATAAAGATTAGGCACAAAAAAAAATTAAATATGGTTATTGGGAAGAGCCCACCAATTATCTAACCAGTTTATTAGTAAAAGCCTCCGTAGCTCAGCTGGAAGAGCACCTCACTTGTAATGAGGATGTCACGGGTTCGATTCCTGTCGGGGGCTCCAATCGATGCCGAGTGGGTCGCACCCCGCAGGGGGTGCGTGGATTGAAACCAAAATAAACTTTAAGGAACTTTTATGGCTGTATCTAGTTGGGTAGAATCAGTACAATTTGTAGAATACACTTTAGGTGCCACTTCTTTAAGCGGCTCTGTTACTTTAAGTGGTACCCCTGATTTGAGTAATTGTATACCATTCATGACTGCTCATGGAGGAAGTGACTATCAAGACTCTCATATGCTTGATATCTATTTTGAAAGTACAGCCAATATTGTTTTCAAACGTATTAAACAACGAAGTAATGCATTAACTATTAGATGTTATATTGTAGAATTTAATCCCGAAGAGGTAAGAGTTCAACAAGGATCCTTTGATTTAAATGATCAGATCACTGATGCAATAACACTAGGAACAACTTTAAGTGGTACGGATCGGGCTGCAATGACTCATTTCTGGTGGAGTTCTTCAACTAGTCAAAACTTTAGATACCATTGTGTTAGGGGCCGTGTTGTTAATGAATCAACTATTGATTTTTACAGAAATGATGCAGGTGCTTCTTGTCAAGGACATTGGTATTTATTTGAGGATTTAAAAAATAATTTTAGAGTTACGCATCATTCTCATAGTTACAGTGGTACAGGCGAGACAACTATTGTGCATCCCGATAGGCACTGCGTCGATCCTTTGCGAACTTTTATTATAGGCAGTTGTGCAACTAACTACTCAGCCACCAGACCAGATGCTGGAATGGCAAGGATATTTTTGTATTCTGACGGATCAATAAGATGTGATCGTGGATACGCATCCTATACTATCTACTGGGCATATCAAGTGGTCGAATTTCTTGATAAAGAAAAGATCTATACACCGTTTATTCATCAACTAGTTAGTGTTGATTCAACATCTACTTCTAACACACTTACTTACGGAAATGATTCTAATAGAGTCCCGTTTGCAGTTAATACAGATACTTCTACTATAGTATGTGCTATGGCGCAAGGAGTGTGTCGTGTTAATACTTCGTCTACCAGCGCTATAGATCAGATGTTTGTATCTGCTAAATTAAATAATGATGACGGTATTTTCTTAGAAAGAAGTAGTAGTGGTTACACTGCATACCCATCATATTTAATAGTAGTTGATTGGGCGGGTATACAAATAGATATTGGATCTAATTCTAATCCTATACCAGAAGGTAATGGTCCTGGGAAATCGTTTGTCAAATCCGTTGAAAATTTCCGTATAAGTGGCGAAAGGAATTTTGCGTGCCGTAAGTTATCTAAAGGACAAAATTGGGAAAATTGTGCTGTATTCGCATCAACTAGTAGTACTTCGGGTAATAACCTAAGAGATCAAATGGCTAATGTTTATTTGGTTTCTCCTGGTATAGTTTGTGTTAAGAGGTGGAGTACAGCTGGGCAGCTTCGAGTTGATATAAGTGTAGTAGAATTTTGGCCAAATCAAGTCAAGGTACAGCATAAGAATACGTATGTATCAGGCCAAACAACTACTACATTGCCGATAGAAGAAGTCTCTGATGTTAATAAATGCTTCATTTTATCCAAAACATTTACATCGGGGGATGCGCGGCCGAGTTATAGCATGGTGAGGGTTAGATTTACAGACACTTCTCATGTAGAGTTTTATAAAGCTGGTACAAGCTATGAGGTTGATACATCTATTTTCGTGGTAGAGGATCTTAAAGATAACTTTGTTACTCGACATGCTAATAGTTCATCTTCTTCTACTCGTCTTAGTTTTTACAACGATGACTACATATGGTCAAGTCATAATTCATTTTCCATAGCATCCTATGCTACTAATTATTCTTCTACAAGAATGGATGCTTCCGCATGGCGCGCTGGATTATGGTTGGATTTTAGATTTGATTGTTTTCGCGGTTATGCTACTTACACAGCTTACTTTACTGTTACATTCGTTAAATTTTTAGATGAGAAAAGGCATACTGATACTTTTTACTCCGTTCAGACAGATACCACTAACACTTTCACATATGTAAGCAACTTTTTAGAGGAGGATGGTCTAACTTGTTTCAATCATATACAGTCCAGTACTATGATATGTTCCACAAGTTCAGCAACATGGTCACAGGCTATTGGTACAATTCGCATATCGGATTATGAAACAAAAACAGTTGAGGTTGCCAAAGGAGGTTCAGGTACAAGTAGTCAGGGTAATTTTGGATTAATAAATTGGACTGGGTATCATTATCAGGATGCACATAGTATAAGACCTTCTGTACCAACAAAAGGGTTTATTAGATCGTTACAAGTATTTAAACAGTATGCAAGTTCTTCTCTTATTGAGGCATACTTGACTAAAGGACAAAACATCAAACAATGTATCCCGTTTATGAACTATTCAAATCAAACCTCAAATGCTGATGCCATTCGTCGATCAAGGGCAATTTATCGATTTGAAGACCCTGATTGTTTTAGAGTACGATTCGGCACCGCCGCTTCACGATATGTAACCGTATACATAGTCGAGTTTAATGATAACATTAAAATTCAGCACGGCTTCGGATATTCAAATGGTAATACTATAACACTCTCTATTGATAAAGTAGACCTGGATAGAGCGTTTCTATTATTTTATGCTTTTTCAGATTCTTACGGTGATGGTCCAGCATATAATGCCGTGGTTGGGCACTTCAATAGTGATGAAGAAATAGCTTTTAGACGAAATAGTTCAAGCGACAATATATATATTAGTTGGTATGTAGTAGAGTGTATAAATGAGAGTAACTATTGGACCGTTCAGCATTTATATGAGACAACAAGTAACAGTAATAACACTGTAGATATGTCCGTAGAGTATAAACCTGTTTTTTCTAAAAGCATGCTTTTAGCGTCATATTCTCATAGTTATACAAGCTATAGACCAGATGCAGGCACTTATAGAATTTATGATTTATATGGTGATAGAATCAGGTTTGATCGGTCTTATTCTTCATATTCTTTGGAACACAGGGCCTGCGAAATCATAGAGATGTATACAGATTTAGATTTTATGAGTAGGAAGTATTTTGTAGGCTTGTCAACTACTGCATCTGGTGTTTATCCACTAAAGCTCAAAGAGCCGATAGACATCAGTCGATCTATGATAATAACATCAGACATGCTAGGGCAAGGAAGAGTATATACAGGTAGTTCTAATGCTTGGGGTGAAGGAAGCTACTACTTTTGGTTCAAAGACAACACAAATCTTGTAGCCCGTAAGACTGGTGGTAGTTATACTAATAGTGCAGCTTATGTCTATCAGTGGCCAGAGTACAATAAGTACTTCATAGAAGGATATGTAAAAGAAAAGGGTCAGCCTGTTCAAAGGGAGGTTGCTTTATATAGAAGCAGTGATCACTCATTGGTTGATAGTGCTGTGTCTGCAAGTGGTACTGGTTATTTCTGGTTAGAAACACCTTACGGTGAGCATCATTATGTTGTTTGTCTAGATGACGAGTCGAAACCTGACTATAATCATCTTATTTATGGTAAAATTATGCCTACTGTAATTTCAGGCTCTTTTGCATATAATGAAGGATTGACTACAACGTCAGGATTTGATGAAGGAATTCCATTGTTATTTAAGAACCTTAGGGAATAATAAAAATGTATAAAAATATAATTATAATTTTATTTATTTTGTATTTATTGACTTCTTTGTGTTTTGCTGCAAATTGGGAAGCTAAGGATTACGTAACCTATTATGGAACTACTGATCATTCAATAACTGTAGCATGGAGTCCGGTAGATGGAGCTACAAGTTACAAAGTCCGTGAGTATTTTGTTGAACAAAAACGCTACTTACCAATTATTAGTGGTATAACTTCTACTCAAATTTCAATTACGTTGCCAAAAAGTGGTCATTATATATTTGAAGTAGCAGCAGTGAATTCATATAGCAGTAGTGCTTGGGCCAGGTCTGTTGATGCTACTTATGCTGTAGTTAATAATAAGCCTAGAAGCTGGTGGATATATGGTCATATAGCTTCCCCTGGTTCAATAGTAATCTCAAGAGTAACTGGTTTAAATAATCCAGACCAAATTGGTCGTTAAGGAGGATAAAAATGTCTAAAATTAAAGATGTAACATTAACATTCCCGGAAGTAAATGCTCCAGATTTAGTAGGCTATAAACTTTATTTTCAAGAAACCCCAGCTCCAGTGTCATACAATTCTCAGTTTATTGACCTTGGGAAAAATAATTCGGTTAATATTAATACACTTGATCCATTAAAGAATGTAGATGGTGTATTTAACCTTGGAGTTACAGCTGTGGATGATGCGGGAAATGAAAGTGATATGACAACGGTGAGTGGCGTCCCTTTAGATTTTATTGCTCCAGATGCCCCAGGGCCAATTCAAATCACTCGAACTTAATTGGTCTAATTTTATGTAAAATATATTGGGTATTGGGTATTTGTGGGCATAGTTTTTGGCGACATAATAAATTTAAGAAGGAGAGAAATATGACTTGGTGGGCAGCCTTTATAGATTGGATACAAAATTTATTTAAGTCCTCTATTATAGAAGAAGCACCTGAAGAGCCTTCTTCAGACGTAGATGAAGCTCCAGATGAAATAAGTATAGTTGTTTCTAAACCTGATCAAAGTTCTGAAAGTTTAGAAGACACACCTTCTACGACACCAGAAGTTCCTGTAGAAAAAACACGGGATACAAAATACGCTTTATTGGTAGGAATAGATGTGTATAATGATCCTAAAGTGGGACTTCAAGGATGTGTAGCTGACGCTCTTCAAATAAAATCTGTACTGTTAGATAGAGGATTTAATGAAAATAATATTGTGTTGTTGACAAATGAAAAAGCAACTAAAAACAATATTTTAACTGAATTGGATAAAATGATTACCGCTTCTGTTAAAGGAGACGAACTTGTTTTTCATTTTTCAGGACATGGTAGCCAAGTTCCTGATATAAATGGGGATGAAGTGGATAAACTAGATGAAGTTTTAATTCCGCACGATTTTAATTGGGATGGTGGTTATATTGTAGATGATGAAATTGCAGCTATTTTTAAGAAACTACCTATGGGGGTTTTCTTATCAATGATTAGTGATTCTTGTCATAGTGGAACAATAAGTAAAGACCTTAATACTATGGAGCGGTTTATTGTCCCGCCGCAGGAATTTTTGCAAGCTATTTTTACTACCAAAAACTTAATTACTAATTCGATAGGAAGACGAGAGGATGGAAGACCACAGAGACATGTTCTATTAAGTGGTTGCAAATCTACACAGACTTCTATGAGTGTGATTATTGATAACAATTGGCACGGGATTCTAACATATTCTTTTGTGGCTACTCTGTCTGAAGATGACAGTTGGACAAGTGCTTATTCTAAAACAGTAAGTAAGTTGAAGTCTTTGGGTTATGAACAAGATCCACAATTAACTGGTGAAAAAGATTTATTGAATAGAAAAGTGTTTGGGGGATTATGATGGGAAAGCTTACTACAGCAAAAATTAAATTGACTCATGGGCTTGTGGGCCAAGAAATTGCTAATACGACCGATGAAATTACTCAGCAAAAAATTAGAAACAGAATAATTTTGTGGGCTAGTATTTTAGGAGGAATTATTCAAGCTTTAAATTTTGCTTACACAATTTGGTGGAAATAACTTGACAAATACTATTTAGTGATTATCTTGTAAGATAGAGAGAGATAAAAAAAGATTCCGAGGTACTCTAATTGGCAAGAGGCCTGGCTGTTAACCAGGTGTAATACATATGGAGGTTCGAATCCTCCCCTCGGAGCCAAATAAAATGGGGCGTCGTCAAGTGGTAAGACACAAGGTTTTGGTCCTTGTATTCGGGGGTTCGAATCCTCCCGCCCCAGATGTGGTTGTGATAAATAAGGAAGTAGTAAAAGGAGGAAGTTATGTTTAAATATTTTATTGTAGCGCTTAGTATGATATGTATGATTGCTGGTACCAGTTTTGCAGGAGATGACACAAGTTTTGGATCTTTTTACGGAGTAAATTCCCCATGCTTCATGTCTATTGATTATTATAATACAGAGGCACCTATATGGGTATGTGGCGCCAAAAATGTGGTTGTAAAAGTAGCAACAACTAAAGAACTTAGGCTGTTTGTAATTTTCTTTGATTTTGACAAAGCCGATATTAAAAAGGACCAATTAAATATTTTAAATGAAATACGGGCTTATGTTAAAAAACATAATGTTACTGGCATAGCTTTGTCTGCATTCTGTGATTTCAGAGGCTCTGCCGCATATAATAAAACACTTGGTCAAAAACGTATTAATGCTGTAGAGGAATGGTTTATTGATAATAATATTGAGGTACCATTTGTTATAACAAATAATGGAAGCGATGATGCTCCAGTGAGAAAATTAAATAATAATTTTTGCCAGGAGTGTTGGAAAGATAGACGAGTAAATATAGGGATTTTCTAGTATAAACTGGGGGCGAAACGGCTTCGACGTGGTGAATGACGCTAAAGACTCGATGCGATGACGGTACCGATCATCGTTAAAATTGGACACTTAAAATTTAATCGACAACAACTCGATGATGGACTTTGCAGCTGATGCTCTTGAAGGAGTAGAGCTGCTACATAATAAAGCCTTGGCGGTCGCCTAAGCTTTGGGGTGAGTAAGAACCTAGCAACAGAATCTTACATCGTTTTTCCTTGTATTTCATTAATTGACCTCTTGTTTTATAAATTATCATCGTCAACCCTTTAGAAGAAGCATTGCGGACACGGGTTCGATTTTAAACGGTCGCCCTAATTAGTGATAATTAGGTGAAAAGGAAGCTCATACGGTGAACGCTCAGCGGTTCGGCCGGTGCCAACGCCGTACGGTGAATCTGAAAAGAGTAAGCCGTCTAGAGACTCATAGAGTCCTAAAGTTTAAAGCAAAGGATCACTAGGATGGTAGATGAATTAAAACATGTATATGTGGCAGAATTCTACCATAATACGCTTCCCGTCTAATGTTTATAAATTAGATGAAGGAATAGTCCAGGCCATAATGAAAGTTATGGGGCACCTGTCCCGTCGCCTCCACCAAAAAGATAAAAAATAAAGGAGGATTATAAATGAGTCCTTATGATGATGGTAGGAAAGAAGTAAATAAAGAATCAGACATGGACAGAGAGATGAATGAGAAAGAAAGTCTTACAGCTATTCATGTTAAATTAACAGAACTTAAAAAGGAAATAGATGATATAAAAAATCAGATAGAGGAATTAAAAACCTCTTTCTTAAATGAATTAACAGAATCGGCAAAAAGTAAGTTTGACAGTTTTAGAAATTATTTAGCTGATAAACTTAAAACTTAATATGATGTACAGCGGATGTGGTGTAACGGCTAATGGTAGCATTTCTGCTTGCCGAGCAGAAGGTTTCAGTTCGAATCTGGACGTCCGCTCTTATTGTTTTGCGGGAATGGTGTTAATGGCTAGCATCTCTGGTTTCCAACCAGAGGGTCTGAGTTCGAATCTCAGTTCCCGCTCCATAGTTAAGGAGACAGGATGAGTAAAATAAGCAAAGAACTTGAACACATGATGAAGGTTGGTTTAAAAGCTAGTAAAACTTTAGAAAACTATCGAAAAGTTCTTTTTGCACAGCGAGAGGAGACTCTCAAAATACTAAGGGCTTTTAAAGATGAAACCCAAAAAGAAAAAAACGCGTGCTAAAAAACCTATTCGTAGGAAGGCATTTGTCAAATTAACTAAAGAACAATACTATAAAGCATTACAAGACCCCAAATGGCAAAAGAGGCGTCTAAAAGTTTTTGAAAGAGATAGTTGGAAATGTCGAAAATGCGGCAGTAAGAAGAGAATGTTGGTGGTACATCATTTAAAATACACCAAAAAGTATCCACGGAACGAGCCCATGGAACATCTGATAACATGGTGTAAAAAATGTCATGATAGAAAACACAATATGGGTCGGTAATTCAATGGTAGAATAGCTGGCTTTTAACCAGTCTATGAAGGTTCGATTCCTTCTCGACCCACCAAGGAAAATAATGATAGCTATAGTTTTTAAAATAGTATTAATAGCATCGGTGATATGTCTAGGTGCTGTTGTTCTTTATGTCTTATATAGGGATACTTAGTATGGTGGTCGGACGCATACAGGTACGCGGCTGGATTGTGGCTCCAGTGTAAACGGGTTCAATTCCCGTCGATCACCCCATAATAATACGGGGCATAGCTCAGTCTGGGAGAGCGGGCGGTTTGGGGCCGTCAGGCCGGAGGTTCGAGTCCTCCTGCCCCGAATAAGGGAGCACATAATGTCAGGAATATTAAATTTCAATGGTTCTGATACAGTAGTAAATATGGGAGATGTTTTAGGACTTACAAGCACTGTAGTAATGGAAGCGACTATAAGCCTTAATACATTATCAGCATTATCAATGATCATACAGCGAGGCTCGGCAACAAAAGTCAACTATCATATAGCTGTAAAATCCGATGGATCACTTGAAATGAGATGGTATAATGCTGGTTGGGTTACGGTGCTTTCTGATTCTGGTTTGGTTACTACGGGAAATATCTATCATGTGGTTGCTTCAATTAATAGTACAGCAAATAGACATAAAATTTATTTAAATGGTAATGTTGTGGCAAGTAGTAATGCTACTACTAATTTAGTTTCCTCCGCCGGCGAAAATTTGAGGGTTGGTGAAGATAGAGTTGGTAATTCTCCTTTTGATGGTTGGATAAAAGATGTAGCTATTTATAATACTGAACTTTCAGCTAATTTTGTAGCTGCTCACAGTAGAGGAGATTATACTAGCACATCTTACACACCTGTTGGTAAATGGCGTTTAACTGAAGGCACAGGGTCTACTGCAAATGATACAGCTGGTTCTAATGATGGTACTATTTCCAATGGAACATGGGGGACACTTTATGGTATTTCTGGTACTACAAATAATGCAGCCAACATTATTATACTGAATAAGAATGATAATAGAATTATACGGGTTAAACATGTGGCCTCTGGATCTTATGAGGTGGATTTATTTGATAATACTGATAAGGTGAATGTGGCTGCAATATCAGATAGTACTGATGCTATGGAAAGTTTTGGTAATATTACGCCTATAACGTTATAAGAAAGATAGGTATAGACATATCAACAAGCGATACAAAATGGGCCATGCAGTAGTAGAATAGCTACTTCATGGCCTTTTTCGGGTTTATGACGGGCTTGACAAATGGAATTTAATGATTATGTTTATGTGTAAGGTATAGGTGGCTTTGATATAAGATAACCTCAAAATAAGAAAGGAGATTGTATAACATGGAAAGTAAGAGGCAGAAAGTTATTACTACTGAGGTGGGATTTATTAGTAGTAATCACATTAGCAGAAGCAATTTAACGCCACGTTCAACTAGAAGGGAGAAGGGTTGTATTTCTAAAACAAGCTCCCCTTGCCGTATTAAGATATGTGATGGTGTCCATTCAAATGGGAACAAGGAGATTACAGCCATTGCTATAGAAGATTTTCTTATGTTAAATTGTACTGTTTTGGGCAATGGGTATGAGGATTTACATTCCTCTTCAATGCGAGAACATTTAGAAAAGGAATTTCCTGATTGGGGTTGGAAAAAAAATTCTAGTCAACGTCCTTTTGATATATATTCAATTGAAGCCAGAGTCGCTATAGAGAACAAAAATTCTAATGTAAAATTATTACATGATGGTGGTACCTATAGTAAGAATCGATATATACTAACTAATGCCACTATATACCCTAATGAAGTAAAGGTGCGTGATGTTGTTCCCTGTAAATTTCATGAATATTATATTAATCTTTATGGATCTGACATTCTTGATGAATTCATGGATGTATTAGTTGTATTCGTAGATAGAGAACAGAAAACTAATAAATTAATTAGATATAGGATTGTGGATGGCAGTTATTGGGGATTTGAGTATAAAGATTTTAAAGGCTGTCATCGTCTATTCGATACACTAAACGATTCGGATGTGCGTAGAAAAATTATACGAATTCTTTCAGAGCGTGATCCAGAGAACACATTTATTCCTAAATTAAAAGATGAAGATGACAATCTAAAGTTTCTATTACGCAAATTAATTTCTTGTAAGAATCCAACTTTTGACGAGGTGTAAATAGGTATGTATAGATTATTTCTTGGTGATGCTAAAGACACTGTATCTAAATTTGATGATGAATCGATTGATGTACTTATAAGCGATATTCCTTATGGTGTTAAGATAAATTCCAATTGGGATAATGCGGTTCCGTCAAACGATATTTGGAATGAGTGTTATAGGGTGTTGAAACCAGGCAGTTATTGTATAATATTCGGTCAACCAAGTATGGTATGCGATATAATTAAAGTAATGTCATCCACTAAGTTCGAATATAGAGACATGTGGGTCTGGCATTACCAGGGAACACATACGAAAGGGATAAAATTGGAAACCCCAGAAGGTCTTTTTCGTAGTAGGATACGAAACGTTTTCAATCCGATCTATGTATTTAGAAAACAGATAGAAATCTCAGAACTACATAATTGGCGAAAATATCACACAAATTTATTGAATATCGATGTTGTAAGAGAGCCATATAAAGGTAATCATACGAGTATAATGGACAAATACAACAAAACTGGTAAAAAACATTATCAGTCTGAAAAAAAAAGTAACACATTCAAAACAATGGGGAGGAAAGGATGGGTTCCAGATTCACGCGGAAGAGAACCCGTAAATTTACAATACTTTCCAAGGGCTACATCTAAAGAAAAAACCATAGATGGTCTTGTGAAGAATAAACACGAAACAGTAAAGCCAATAAAACTTATGATGTGGTTGATTAATCTAACGACATCATACGAAAAACAAGTAGTATTAGATCCTTTTTGTGGAACAGGCTCCACTGGTTGTGCTTGTAAACTTCTAAATCGCGGTTTTATAGGTATAGATAATGATCCTGACTCTATTAAAGTAGCTAAGGCACGATTAGACGGAATCAATAATATAAGGGGTATGTTTTTATAGAGGAGAACTAAAATGGATGTTCAAAAAGCAAAGAAATTAAAAGGGGAACTACAAACTACGATTTTAGAAATGCTAAAAAATTATGAGAAACAAACGGGTGTTCGTGTAGAAAATATATCATTGGAACGTATTTCCAGTATGGGTATCATTTCTGAAATAGCAAATGTTACTATAAGGGTAGAATTATGATAGATCCTGCTAATATTACAAATTATAAACTCACTGATGCAGAACTGGAAGAGCATCTTCTTTTTTGGATTTGTGCGGCCGGCAAAAACGGAACCACCGCCGCCAGATGTTTAGAAAAACTTTTATCTTCTACTACTTATAATAACAAGTCACCGTTTGGAGTTATCAGGGAAATTATTAATACTAAGGTTCCTAAACCTTTAACAGAATTAATGAAATGGGCAGGGATAGGTTGTTACACACACAAAGCAAGAACCTTTCATCAACTTGTTCATTCTGATATTGATTTGAAAACATGTAGTTCAGAAGAATTGGAGCAGATTTATGGTATTGGTATGAAAACATCGCGGTGTTTTATTCTGCACACAAGAAAAAATGCTCAGGTAGCAGGATTAGATACACATATGTTGAAACATTTAAAAGCAATGGGAGTAAAAAAAGTGCCTAAATCGACTCCTGCGTCTAAAAAAACCTATTTAAGATTAGAAAAGAAAGTTTTAAAGTTTGCTAAAAGGATGGGGTTTACACCAGCGGAATACGATCTGGCAATATGGAATAAATATAAAGTACAGAACGAGGAAAAGGAGGCAAAATGAGAAGCGTTACAGGTAGAAAATTAAATAAATTATGGAATATAAATGCTCGTCATTGTTTATACAATAAAGAAGGAAAAAAATATCATAAACTAAGAAGATTTCCAGCGGCGTTGTGTGATAAACATGGGTATATTTATTTTCATAATTTAGTAGACTACGTTGTAGAGGTATCTAATGGGACTATATCTGAAACCGAAAAATCAATTTATGTTCCCAATGGTGGAATATCTGAGATGAGGCACTATGTTAATATGGAAGAGCAAGGCCCGTCTTTTTCGTTATGGGCAAAGATAAAACAGGTTTTTGGATTTTGGTCTTGACAAATAGTAATTAATGATTATAATATGATTGTTGGAAGGGAAAAAATTAAATTCATAAGGAGAAAAAAAATGACAAGAAGTAAAGGAATGGCAACGGAACGGCATCGGACTACAATGGGCCGGACAATTGGAAAAGTTCAGCATAGACCAATTGTTCGCAAGGGTATTACTGCCACAAGCAGGTGGGCAGAAAAACGAGTTATGCGGCACGTTAATGGAACATTACCCAGCGATAGAAATATATGTGATGTGGTAATTCCATTAATAAAACCGATTAATGGTAACACTGAAATAAGAGTTGAGGTAAAATCAAAAATTTCTAGAAACATTTACAAGGTTACTAACTATACTGCGAATCAGATACGCCCTTTTAAGTATAACGTGTTGGTAATAGTGACGCAGAACATGCCTGCATTTGGTTGTGATTGTTTAGTGTTTTCTGCTTTAGATGTTTTGAGAAAAGCTTTGCCAAATTCTGGACAACATACTCAGGATAGTATGGTCTGCTGTAATTTTTCTGTGTCTCCCAGAGACGTTGCAAAGTTTGGGTGCTCTTATAAAAATCTTCGTGGAAGAATTATAGATGCTTTTATTGAAGATTATGTGTCGGATAAAGGTGAATTTGCTAAATATGAGATTGCTCGTAGAAAACGAGAATATGCTCTTATGTGTGAAAATAACAAAATTTTAGCAGGTCTTTTGAATAAGTAGGGGTTTTATATATGGGTAGAGTATCGTTAGATATCATTCAAGGTGATAATTTAGAAGTTCTAAAATCTTTATCGAGTTCTAAGGTTCAACTTATTTACACAGACCCTCCTTTCAATACTAAGAAAGAGCAACATAAAGTTTCTCTTAAAATGGTGCCCTCTGAAGTTGGAGAACGAAAAGGGTATAAAGATAAATTGTATAAGGCCGAAGTTATTGGAGATATTAGTTATAATGATACTTTTGAAGATTTATCTAAGTTTCTCTACCCACGTATAGAAGAGTGTAATCGGATTCTTACGCCTAACGGAAGTATTTTTATTCATTTGGACTATAGAGAAATTCATGATGTTAAAGTAAAAGTAATGGATCCAATTTTTGGTAAGTCTAACTTTATGAATGAAATTATATGGGCGTATGATTACGGTGCTAAACCTAAGAACAGATGGCCAGCAAAACATGACACTATTTTGTGGTATGTGAAAGATAGCAACGATTACATTTTTAATTATAATCAGATGGATCGAGTTCCTTACATGGCGCCTTCGTTGGTAACAGAAGAAAAAGCATCTAAAGGAAAAATATTAACAGACGTTTGGTGGAATACCATAGTCTGTGGAAAAGAAAAAACAGGGTATCCTACACAAAAACCTGTTGCATTATTGGAAAGAATCGTTAAAGTGCATTCTAACCCCGAAGGTCTTTTGTTAGACCTTTTTGCAGGTAGCGGTACTTTTGGTCAAGCAGCAATTAGTTATGGCAGAAGTTGTATTTTAATTGATGAGAAGAAAGAGGCTATAGAAATAATGGAGAAGCGCTTTTCAAATTCTCAATTATTTTGCGACATTAATATAAGCAAAGAGATATAAAATAGAGGAGATATAATAATGGGTATTTTAGAAAAATTATATGAACCATTTAATAGTCTTTCCACGAGAAGAGGCCGCGGTGGTTTTTATAAATTTGTGAGGTTTCAAGATGTAGTGGATCGAATGAATCAGGTCTTTGGTATAGAATGGTCAAGTGAGGCAGTTTTTCAAGAAGTAATCAACAGTGAAGTAATTTTAAGAGTGAGAGTGACAATTAAGCATCCTGAGTCTAAAGAGTGGTTTTTTCAGGAAGGATTTGGAGGAGCTCTTTTAAACAGCGGTGACGAACCAGGAAATGCTTTCAAATCAGCTTATTCTAAAGCATTGAAAGACGCTTGTAAAAAATTAGGGGTGGCTTTGCATTTAAAAGAAAGCGATATAGAAGAATCAGAGATTTCTGTAAGTACACCTCCAACACCGTATACAGCAAAGGATACGACTAATACAGCACCTACTCCAGTAGCACCAGAACAACCACAGGCACCTGTTGCTGCGGCGGTAGAGACACCACCAGCTGCACCTTTGCCACCAAACGTACCGCCTGTTGTAGAAAATACTACGGTAGTGACACAAGAAGTGGTTGAGAATAATGAAACGCCAGTAATTCCTCAAACCCCTGATATCCCTGAGGTATCAGAGGCAGCTGTGCCAAAAACAGATACTTCGTCAGCGCCGGCGGTTGAAGTTCCAGCCGCAAATGAGGCACCAATGATTCCGCCTTCTGTAGAAGTACAACAGCCATCAAGACCTAAGGATGTGCCTTTAAGTCCTGCTGAAAGAGTGTTGAAGGCTAAGAAAAAAGAACAAGTGCAGCAACCGCCACAAACTGCTGCACCTACTATGCCAGCTGTTCCTGAGCCTAACGTAGGGCAGCCTACAGTGAACACACCAAACGAGACTTCGGCAAACGAAGATATGATTACAAGCGTTCAAAAAGTGGCTATTGAAGGGTTGATTGAAATGAAGAACTTAAATTATGAAGAAGTGGCTTCAGAAGCACTAAATTTAAGTAAGGAAGAAATTCCTACGGTTGAAAATTTAACACATACACAGGCTATTAGTGTAATCCAAAAAATAAATAATCCCTAATAAAAGGAGAGCTTTAGATGTCCAATGATAAATATGAAGTGGTCAAAAAATATATTGAGGAAATAGATTTTTATCTTTTGGTATTGAGGATTCCGGAAGATGACTTGCTGGATAAATTAACGTATTTAGCACGAGAAAAAGGACAAATTACAAAAAGTTTTTATGAGGATTTCGTTATAGCAACATGTGTAGCTAATATAAATCAATTACTACATCATATGAATAAAATGGCGTCTTCGGGGCTAAGTATTGTTTCCATTAAAAAGAAAATAATGGAAGCGGTTATTGATGTTAATCCATTATTGTCTCCAAAAGTACTTGTAATTAATCAAAACTATGTCATTAAAATTAGACCAGATGGGAAATTGAAAAAGGGAGAGAAACCACTAACCAGCAATAAACACTGGAGCACTAATTATTATGATGAAATAGAAAAAGTATATGACGAGGAAAAGAAGAAAAAAACTCCTCCCGAACCACCAAAACCGCCAAAGGACGAAAAAGGACCTAAACTGCCCAGAGAGTCTTTGAAAGATATTGATGAACTAAAAACTACTTTTATTAAAAAGTGGTGGAAACGTATAGGACAATATGTAACTATAAAAAAGTACAATGCTAAAGATGAAGAAAGTATTTTAAGATCTCGTTTTTTTCATAGTCGAGTTAGTTTCCTTACTTTTGTTGTATCTGTCTGTGTGGAAAACTTTGAAGATTTGTTTCGCCTTTTGGATAGTATGGGTGTTTCGAATAGAGTATCGCCGCAAATACTTATGAAAGAGCTTTATGATTTATGTAAGTCTGAAAACCCATTTTTGACTTTTGAAAACGCACAAGTTTTGTCAGATGAAGACCCTTCTTCAAAGAAAAAGACTAAGAAAGGGCGTTCTCCTTACAAGACTTCGTCTATGACTGACTATCTTAAAAGAGAATCTGCAAAACGATTTCGAGATGTTTCTAAAGAGTCTCTTTTAAAGTTAGGCACCAACATGAAAAAGTTTTTAATTGGTCAAGATGAGGCTATAGATGAACTTGTAAGTGCAATTCAAAGAGCAAGTGTTGGCTTAAAAAACCCTGAAAAACCAATTGGTTCTTTCTTATTTGCAGGTCGTACTGGTGTTGGTAAAACACTTGCCTCTAAAGTCTTGGCTCAGGAGCTCATTCAAGAACGGGATGGTATTATAACAGTAGATTGTTCAGAGTATACGGCCGATCATGAATATTCTAAATTAATTGGGGCGCCGGCGGGATACGTGGGCCATGAAAGTGGTGGTTTTCTTACGAATGCACTTGCAGCACGTCCATTTAGTATCGTATTGTTTGATGAAATAGAAAAGGCAAGTAAAAAAGTTCATGAGCTCCTCTTACAAGTTTTAGAAGAGGGCCGTTTAACAGATGGTAAAGGGAAGAGTGTTTCCTTTGGAGATGCTGTTATAATCTTGACTTCTAACATAGGAGTAGAAGAGGTAAATAGGATTGGCAAAACAATAGGTTTTGGAGATGTAGCTAAGTTAACTGACGAAAAAAAAGATGCAGCTCTTGATGGGGCTCTGAGAAAAACCTTTAAACCAGAGTTTTTAAATCGATTAGATAATGTTATTCATTTTAAAACTCTGACAAAAGCAGACTATTTAAAGATAATTGAATTAGAATTAAACAAACTTAATGAATATCTTAAAGCAAATGCTACAGAATATAGTGGTGTTTCTCTAAGTTTTGATAGTAAAGTTAAAAACTTAATTTATAAAAAAGGCATTGATGAAGAATACGGAGCTCGGCCATTAAAAAGATACATTGAAACGAGTGTATCTACCCCCTTGGCATTGAAGCTATTGAACACAGATATAGGTAGAAAAAGCAAAGTGAAAGTAACTGCTAAGTCGGGGGAAATAGTTTTTGAATTTGAAAATTTAAAAAATGAGGTCTCTGAGGAAGCCCCTGTTTGTGAAAAGGAAATGAGATTAGGAGTTTAATAATGACATTTGATGAGATGTGTAATGAGGTAAGAATCATTCTTAAAACCTTAAGGGTCGAAGTAAAAGAGCATTATCCAAATTCAAAAATTCAATTTCAGTTTATTATAGACAAATTTGGAACAGTAGTTCATGTTATAGACACTCGATTTTTTGAATTTCCAGAACCTGGAATAGACCCATATGAAGAGTGGTTTCAAATTTATATTGATAGAACTGATGATTTAATTAAGAAGAAAGAAGAAATTATTTGGACATTGTCTAAAGCCGGATACATGATCTGGCTTAGACATGAAAACCCACAAGCATTTAAAAATTTGATTTTAAATTATAATTATGGTGAAAAAATAATTAAAGAACGTATTAAAGTTTGGGATGGTAAACCTAAATATAGGTTTTTAATTGATTATAATACTAAAACAATCGGGGTAAGTAGTGGTTATTTAATGTCTGTAGAACCGGGCTTTTTTGACTACTTACCAGAATAAGGGGAATAATATGCCAAATAAAATAAATGGTAGACTAGAAAAACCAACTAAAACAAATGCAGCAATTAAAGAGAAGGGTAAGAGATTTATTTGTATAGAATGTTCAAAAATTCAATATATAAAAAATGTTGAATTTGGAACACATTATATTTGTGCAGATTGTGGCGGAGAATTGCAGGAAAAAATATTATAAGGCGGTGATTTTATGACGGACGCACCCACAGATTCAACAGAAGAAGTTAAAGAAAATAGCACTTACGATGTTTTGTTAGATTCTTCTTATCCATTATTAAAAAAGTTTAGAGAGCTTTGTCCAGGAACATATAAACATTCACAGGCTCTTTCATCTATGATAGAAGGAATCAGTATTGATTTAGGATTAGATATTAAATGTATGAAGGTTGCAGCTTTATATCATGATATTGGAAAAATTATGAATCCAAAATTTTTTACTGAAAACCAGCTAGAAGATGAAAATTTACATAAAAATTTACCTCCATTTTTAAGTTATAACATAATTACTAGACACGTTTCTGATTCTGTAGCTATTTTGTTATTTGATAAAAATTTTTCTAGAGAAATAATAGAAATTATTGCTCAACATCATGGAAACATGATTCAGCAATATTTTTTCAAAAAATCTAAAGAAACAGATGAAAATAAATATAGATATAAACTAAAAAAACCTAATTCTGTTCAATCTGCTATTTTGATGATTTGTGATCAAATTGAAGCTAGATCTAAATCTCTTATTCAAATAAATAAATTTAATCCAAAAAATTTAATTGAAGATACAATTAGTTATCTGATAGATGATGGTCAGCTTGATGAGGTTGTTATTAGATTAGGTGATTTGAAAAAAATAAAATTATCTTTGGCAAAAGAACTTGAAGGAACTTATCAAAAAAGGGTGGATTATGAAGAAGCCGGCGAAAAATGATGTTATACTACATGAAGTTTTGTTTAAAATAAAGAAGGATATGACAGAAGATTTGGTTTGGGAAATGCTTTTAAAATTAAATCATACAATTTTAAGAGGTGATTCTACTTGGCATTTTTTTTATGAAGAGGATTATATCATTATTAGATGTCTAGAAAAATTTATTTTTAGTATTAAACGATTTTTACGACAACATGGGTTTGAGGTTGCGCACACTGGACAATGGATTGATTCTGAGGTAGTTGTTGAAAACAACAAACAATTATTTACACAATTATTTCATTTAAATACTTTATTTGCAATAAAGGAATTAGATATAGATACTTTAAAAATTGTTCATGATAGATATTCTCATTGTTTCTTGAATAGCCAGTTTTTTAATTTTAGACCTCTTCGTTCCATGGTTGGAAATCATCAATGGGAAGGTGTTGTATTAGCTGAGTATCTTAGTGATCGGTTGTTTTATAATGCAAAGTATAAACAAAGTAGAAAGGATAGTTAATGTTGATTTATATTTATAACATTATTACTTTTTTATTCTTTTTTGTATCAACTATAATTATTTATAAAAATGGGAAATTAATTAAGGAGTTGAAAAAAGAATTAGATATAGAAAAAGA